ATCTATTATTCAGTTTTACTGAATCAATTTTCTATTTATATTCTTTATAATCTTATAAAGAAAATTTATTGGTATTATTTTTTTAATTTTATGGATTTTACCTCTTTTCTCCCCATTCTCACACTATCCCCAAACTCACCAGAATAAAAACCAGGTTGTTCAAGTTTTGTAATTTTTATTTCATTTTTCTTTTTCATCCTTCTAATATCCCTCTTGTTCTTACAATTTTTACAATGCAATTTATTGGCCATTTCTCTAGTAGCACAGTCCCTACAGAAAATGGCGTCACATTTATCACAAAATGTGGTAGGGGCACCTTCATCCTCATGACAGCATCCCTCACAGAATGATCTACTGCATTTTGAACAGTGTTGGAATTCAAAATCATCATCCACTGTATAGACATCTTTACATTCACTGCAATAATAGGGTAGTTCTAATTCGAGATCTTGTGCCAATTCTCGCATCAATTTTACTTTGGTCTCTTTATTCATTTGTTCTACGACAATTATTGCTTTTTCATACAAGTTATATTCTATTTCATTAGCCATTTGGATATATGTAGATAGGATTTATCAGTGATTTTATATGGGGAATGAATGGGTATTCAATTTTATTTGCATCCTACAGCACTTTTTGAACATCTGATACTGCAATAGACTTGACACACATTTGATCCTTACCACATTTCTTACATAAAACAGCCCCACATTCATGACAAAACATGTTCTGTATTTTTACTTGATTTTACATTCAATACATGATCCTTCGTGCAAGGTCATTTTATCACAATTTTTACAGAAAATAGATTCACATTTATTACAGGAAAAAACGCAACATTTACAAGAGATAATATTCTTGCAAATACTGCATATAAAATCAGATTCTTTTATACATTTTTTACAATAGATATTACCCCTCATATTTTCCAGGTGATCCTGACAATATAAATCCCCACATTCCTTGCATGAACCAAGTACTGTTGGAGGGGAATTTTCTATACAGTCATTACAGAATGTTTTTTCACAAATTTTACATGAATCATATTTCTCCGAATCTCCGTAATTCCTCACATGATTTCCTTGAGAAATTGTATAACAATTTTCACAGTATTCCACGTGTATTCTGGCTATATCGGAATCATCTATTACAATTTTCAGTAATTTTCCCTTGTCTTTATCTGATAAGGATTCTACTATTTTTAAAGCATTTTCTAATTCGGGATTCATTTATATTTTATTTCAATTTTTCTAGAATTTTTATATTTAAATATAAAAATTTATTTTTCCCTGTCTTTTTCGCAATTATCACAGTAATATCGATTAATGTTATTTTTCTTTATACATGTCCCACAAAAATCAGTATTACATTTTTCGCATGTAATTGCACTAGTTTCATCATAAAAAATGATATTACAATTTTCACAATGATGCTCATATTTAATGCATTTCATGCAATAATCCTTATTTGCTCCTAATTTCTCTATACATTTCATACAAAAAAGAGTATAGCACCCACACTGATGAGCTACATGTTTCTGTGATATACAACCATCACAGAAACTGGCCCTGCAATTACCGCATATATTGGATTCATTTGATTCAGCCCGAAAAATATCATTACAATTTACACAGTATTCTATATGAATATGACTCAACCTAATATTTTCCAATACATTTTTCAGTAATTTTACCTTTTCAGATGGTATCAAAGAATTTATTGAGTTTAAAGCTATATTATATAGATCCATTTTTAATATTTTTCTTTATAAAAAAATTTTTGATTTTATTTCCTCTATTGTTTCTCACTTTGATTCCTCATTACATTCCATATTCAAGCAATAATTACTCTGAAAAATTCCATTGCACCTTTTACAATGAAAAATAGATGCACTAAACTCTGTATAAAAATGCTTTGATAATTCCCTTGTAATTTTTCCTATTATCTTTGCTTTGGTATTCACATTTAATTTTTGCATTGATTCAAATGCTGATATACATGTCTCACTAAAATACCCATTAAGGTCATTACATCCTGTAAAATAACAGGAACTTCCATCATATACTTTATTGCAAAATTCACAGTAATAAATGGCTATATCAAATTCCTTGACCATTTTTTCCAATAATTTCCCCTTGTCTTGATAATTTAAATTTTTCAGGGCGTATTCACTGTCATCCATTTTTTTCTTATTCTTTTTTTTCTTTCCCATTCCCTTAAACAGACACAAATACCTTTGCCGATAACGGTGGTACCAGAATACTTCCATCAGCTTCCACCATTATATCGCTTGTGACCAATCTCCCTATTTGAGGTACTGTATTTTTGGGTGTATCAACCGTCGGTTGCATCCCTATATCCCCAATTACCATTTCCATTTTATTCCTTATTCCATATTTATCCCTATCACTATCAGATAAATACCTATCATCTTTATTGGGATTCACGACAATGACCCCAGTCTGAAATTTCTTGACAAATACATCCCCTGACCATTGTCTATTACTCACTGCTTTTCCAAGGGGCAAATTAAATTCTGGCTGTAAATCTGCATATGGCCCTAATGTCATGTCCGTGGCTGTATGGGCGGCCATGATCACACCTCCTTCATCTGGTGAATCTACCAATGGGGTATTCACCATTAACGATGATGCAATTAGGAACAACCTGTATTTAGCCTTGCTCGGATCAGTCAAAAAAGGTATCATATCATATCCGGGATATAACAGCATTAATATTTTCCCACTAGATGATATGTTATCAAATATTCTCATGCATTCTGACCACATTGGTTCTCCATAATTTTCAGGGAAAACTGCCTCTGATAAAGCTCCATCTAATGGTTTGCAAATTTTCAGAATTAATTCGTTAGCTATTTCTGCTTTAAAATAACAAGAGGAATAATCGGGAGAAACAATTGGCAAAGAATTTCCAATCAATTTAAAATTGGGTAATTTCTTCTTTTTCCAATCCTGTAAAATCCCAATTAATTTTATAGCATCCTGTGTCCATGGGTTTTTAGTTAAATCAGATGTATCCTGAAATCCCGGTTGATCCTGGTATTCAGCACTCTCTGCCTCTGCATCGCTCCCCCATCCATTATGGAGGCTCACCCTATAGGGTTGGAGCATATCGAAAAATGCACCATTATATCCATATTTAGTTGCAGTGGTTAGATATTCCTGTATTTTTTGAATATAAATGGGATGAGTAAGTTTCATGTAATACCCAAACCATAATCTCTCTTGTATTCTATTATTGATACCAGTAGTAATTACACCCCAAGAGGGGAAATCCGAACCATACCTATAATCCGGAGTTAGAATGCGCAATACGGGATTATACTGAGATGGACAATAGACATAACCTATCACGTTATTATTTGATAAATTTAGAGCAGTTAGATCACTTCTCTTTTTAGTGATTTTATAATGATAGTAAATGGTATCACCAGAATTGTCTGAAATTGTGATAGTGTCCCTGATAACATCCGGATCATTTCCCGAATAAAATTTCTGTTGGTCATAGCACTCTCCATTTTCACATGAGCATCCCCATCTATTTTTATTCATGAAACTAAAATAAAATTTGACATCATCCTTTACAGTATAAAAATCAGCAGTATATGAATTTATGTATATATCTGGAGTATCCAACGAGGGATCATGGTTCCCCGTAATACTAGCACAAACTACCCCTTGGAATGGGGTCAATGTACTGGGTATTACACAGGCCGGATTTGAATAATATAATTCCTTGCCATTTTGATCTAGAGATCTCACATAATAACATACCTGAGTATCTGTATGTATAGAATCTGTAGATGTAAAAAATGGCTGTCCAGTGTCTGATTTTTCTTCAATCAAAGTAGAGGACGTATATGGGGGATAATACCTATATAATCGGTAGCCAGTGATAATGATATTTTTTCCCTCACCCGGATTACCACACCCCAATGTACATTTTTGAGCTTGATCCGTACAGGACGTTCTATAGTCTTTTCTCCATACAAATTTTATAGTGGTATCATTTAATTTTTTAATGACAAATAGAGAGGGATCTTCGGAATGGAGAAATGCATCCTCCCATGGGTCCATTTCATTACTGCTAATTCCTAATCCTTGCTGATTAGGGGTTCGACTTGTATTTAATGCTAGATATATTAAATTCATGGAATCTTTTCTCGTAAAATCCGAAATTTTAAGCATTTTATCAAAGCTATTTATATTAGCCACACCCGGCTTTGGAAGTACCCCTTCTATAGCATCAAAATATTTACCAATGGCTTTCATTCTTTCAACATTGCCATAGCTAGGTATGAAAAATCTCTTGAGAGGATTAACCACCTTTTCTGGTTTGGGGCCAGGTTTTTTTGATTTAATTATAATAACTATAACTGTAATGATCACAATTATAATAATAATTGCCGTGATTACTATCAATATTTTTGGGGGCATTTATTATATAAAAATATATAAAAATATATAAAAATTTCTCATTTTATAATGAAATTGGCAATTATCAATAAAAATGAATAAAAATCAACAAATTTCATACGGCAAGCATAATTCACCATACATGACTATATCCCTCTTTAATTCTTCAATTGTATCATTACACAATCTAATTGGTTCATATTGATCCAGTAAATATTCTGTATAATTCATGATAGTTTCCTCTTGGTTTCTCGTTACTAATGCGTTTTCATATCTGAGATCACCTTTCCACCTCAACACCCCTCCATCAAGATATAATAAATTGTATATTTTATCCCTGGACCTTCCAAATATTTGTGTGTCAGGGGCAATCCGATATTCTCCAATAAATACCTGTTCAGATACATTGTATCTGGCTGTACCCGAATTAAATCTAAAAAAATACTGTCTAAAATTTTGGCATTTTGTGGGTAAAAATAAAATATCATATTCAATGGTGAATTTATGGTATTCACTTTCCGGTATTTCAGAAAATGGAAAAAAATCAGAATATATTTTAAATAGACAATAGCATGCATCCTTGATAGGGATTATCTGCTTTAAAATTTCATCTGAATTCCACTTGTACAATACCATAGAATTCATGGCGAGTTCCAAAGGAATATTACCCCCGGAATATTTTATATCTAAATTCCTGATCATATATACATGTGAATAATCTGGGTTTTTCATCAGAAAATCGCTAATTGAATTTTCATCTATCATGAATTTACGTAAATGAGGGTCGGTAAATTCTCTTGAAATATGAATAGATTTTATATCTTTGATATTGTCTATATGAATGGGCTTGACATTCATATAAAATTGGTGCTTATATGTATTATTATATTTTGCATCAGATTTTATATCAAATTCCGACCTTGAATCCGCCCCAAGAGAAATTAAAAAATTTACAATATCCAATTTTTCACATATTTTCGCCCATTTTAAACAATAATTTTTATTTTCATGAATGTTATATCCCTTTTCCACCATATATTTTACCCCTGCTAAATTCCCTTGTAAAATCAGACCATTTATACATATTTTACCTAGATTTTTTTTAATCAGATTATCATTCAAATTGTCCAATAGGTCATTTCCCATACAAATTTCAAATAAAATGTCATTCTCAATTTTTTCGCATATAATTTCTACCAATTCTAGCGGAAGAGTGGTTGTGGGCATTTCCTTTTTTTTCTTCTTTTTTCCCCCTTTTTTTTCTTTATATGTTTATAAAGAAATTTATTAATTTTATTTTCACAGGAATTCCCATTTTTTATCATTTTTTTGAAGCCATTTTCACATGTTTCTTTTCCTTGATTTTCGCTTCTCTTTCCAATTTTTCCTTTCTCTGTCTTTCTTTTCTCATTTCTCCCTGTTTTCTGCAATCTACACATTTACCATTTTTTATCCAAGTTGGCCCGCATACTTTGCAGAAAAAAATATGACATTCTTTACATGATTTTACTATTTCATCTCCTGTACAGTCCTCACACAGTAAATTTATACATTTTTTGCATTGGTGATACTCTGTGTTTTTTGGCCTGTTTCTCCTACATGAACTACAGGGGAAACAATTTCCTGAATTTTCATCCAATTCAACACATTCTTTACAATAGGTACTATCAGGATTTTTGACTATTTTCTCCTCTGCACAATCATCACAGTAATCCTCGCAACAATCATCACATGTCCAAAATTTCACTGTCATGGGATGATCCTGAACAGTACTCCCTGTTTTTTTACATGATTTACAGCAATACACTCTACAGTCATCGGATAGGTCATATCTCTCGAGCAATACGGCTAGAATATGGGTCCTATCTTCTGGGGATAATTGCCATAAGAGATCTGCTACGTGATCGTGTTTTAGACTCATTTTAACTTGATAGGGGTGATAAGGAATGATAAGGGGATATATGGATATCGGTGTCTTTACCTACGTTATCGTGTGAGATTCAGTTTTACCTTGCACGTTCCCAAATGCTTTCATAAAACTGAATCTTGTATCAAGATGTAAGTAAAGACACCGATACCAGTATCAACCCATTCATTCTATCCAATCATAATGGCTAACGTTCTCATCATAAAATCAACCTTTCCAGGAGATCAAGAGAGAGTGGCTCATATTCATGATCCCGATTCTTTAACTATTGGGAGCAATATTCTGGATTGGAAACCATTGACAGTCTCTTCATCATCCTTTGTTGTGGAATGTAATATGGATGGCATGAATAACTACATTAAATTACCCTTGAAATTTGACCCCACTCTGATCAAGAAAAATACAAAGAGATTTGATATAGAATCAAATGGTTTCACTTTAACCATGACCGTTGCTAGAAAACCAAATGATAAATACTATCTCTCTAAATTCTCTGTGGATTGTAGAGAATTACAAATGGTTAAAAATTTTAGTGATACAATGACTAAATACCATCATGCTAGTCAAAATCTGGTCATTGATAAAAAACGATTGGCTCAACTGGAAAAGGAAATTGAAGAATTAAAAGAGAAAATCACCCCTAACCAAAAATTATACAACAAAATCACCCCTACTCTAGAAGAAAGTCATCGTAAAAAAGATATATAAAATGATAAACAAAAACAAATAATTAAAAAACCAATAAATCTTTATAAAACCTATAAAGATTCTAAACCCTATAAAAATGAATATATTTTCTATATGTAATACTACACACAGTCATTGATAGTCATTGATACAATTATTTATACAGTCATTGAAAAATGGAATCAATAAACACTCTTGTGAATTCCACAATTTCCTCCTTTATTCGTGAGATAGCTGACAAATACAATATTGACCCAAAAAAGATACAGTCTGTGTATAATGACCTGAATCACCCCAACAGAAAAATATCCCCAGGGAAAATAAGGTTGGGTCTATGCTGTATAAATACAGTGTTGAGAGCCCAGAAACCACCTGTATTTTGTAGCAGAGGATTGATCAAGAGAACATGGACACTTGAAAAAGCCCAACAATTAGCCTTGCAAAATATAGCTGATATAGGGAAAATGGTAGAATGGAATAAAGAGAATGGAATTTCCCTATTGAGATTGAGCAGTGATATATTTCCTAGATTTACAGCACAGGATATTCAGGATCAAAATTTCACTATATCTTTCGCTATCCCCCTATTGAAAAAAATTGGAGAGAAAATAAAGGGACACAGGATAGTAATGCATCCAGGTCAATATAATCAGGTGGGTACTCCTAGAAAAGAGGTGCTGGAAAGTACTGTGATGGATCTATCTCATCATGCCGATATATTGGATGCATTAGGAGTGGGAAAAGAAGGTGTAATCATCATTCATGGAGGGGGTACATTTGGGGATAAAGAGAAAACCATAGAGAGATGGATTTCCCAGTTTCAAACCCTACCAGAAAAAGTCAAGAGGAGATTGGCCTTGGAAAACTGTGAAAGAGGATACTCTGTCAAAGATTGCCTTAAAATATGCGAATCAGTGGGAATACCAATGATCTTTGATTGTCATCACTATTCCTGCTATAATATTATACACGGTAATAACCCCAATGTTTTGGGGGATTTCATCTCCGAACAAGAGTTATTTCACGATCTTTTCCCTAGAATTATAGCGACATGGAAAGGAATCACCCCTATTATGCACATTTCTGAACAGGGAAATGGACGGATAGGGAAACATTCTGATTACATTCAAGAGATCCCCTGGTATCTCTTACAGGCCCCCGAGAAATATGGAATTCATATAGATTTAGAGGTGGAGGCAAAAATGAAAGAACAGGCTATATTTAAATTGTATGAAAAATATGGCAAGGGATTTTTTAGGGTGTAATATATGAATAAAAATATATATGAAATAAAAATATTATTTATAATAGTATAAATAATGAGAAATCATACAATTTAAGGAATTTCAGGGGATCTCAAGGAATCATTGGTGCATTAATAGTTTGATAGCAATTATACCCATATAAATTGATATCGGTAAATTTCAGTTTTTCAAGTTGTTCAATGCTGTCCAATTTTGGTATATCAATTACAGGGAAATCAAATAATTCTCCGGCCCTAGAAATAGCCGTTTCCACAGCATCTATATGGGCAGTATAAATATGGGCATCACCAAGGGTAATATACAATTTACCTGGTATTTTATCTGTAATCGATGCTATAAACTCTAACAATAATGCAGAGCTAGCTATATTAAATGGCAAGCCTAAAAATAGATCGCTTGATCGTATATAACAAAACATGTTTAGTTTATCCTTATCCAAATTATCAGAATATTCAGTAAATTTATGGGATGATTCAGATTTTTTTTCCACATGAAATTGTGCAATCACAGTATGACAGGGATACAACACACATTGGCCTACAGTCATTGGATCATATGAAGTCATTAAAATCCTTCTGGAGTGAGGATCTTTTTTGATTGTCTCTATCACATTTTTAAGCTGATCTACACCGGGATGTAAAGGGATACCATCTCTAGGGTTGTACATGCTACCAAAATTCCTCCAATTATATCCATAATTTGGTCCCATTAATCCCTCTTTATAATCTGTGAATCCCATTTTATCTAGAAACTGTCTATCGGTATTACCTTTCCATATATTTATCCCCTTTTCCTCTAGTATTTTTGTATCGGTTTCACCTCTGATGAAAAATAGTAATTCTTCAAAGATTCCCCTGAAAAACATTTTCTTGTGAGTCATTAACGGAAACCCAAGGGATAAATCAAATTGTAAATTTGCGTTAAAGATAGATATTGTTTCTGCATTTCTAGAGGTGTGTTTCTCCCCTGTAGTTAATACACGATTTAATAAAGTCAGGTATTCGAATTCTTGAATCCCCATTTTTTGTGAGAATTATCCCTTTAAATGTAAATATTTTCACATTTAAATCATTCAAAAATAACCCCTAAAATCAAGAATAGTGATATTTCCTTCAGAATCGATAGCGTCATCATCACGACCTATAAATGTATGATGTTCAAGCCAACATCCTAATTTGTCATGATATATAAATTTATGCAAAAATGAAATGTCATTTTCCAATTTCTCATCCCCATATAAATATGCTTTTAACTTGATATCGGGTCTTGTGCTGAATTCTGTGTCAAAACTGTTATCAATACTACACGAAAAAATTTTTAGCATTTTTGACTCAATGTACCCATTAATATATTTCCCATTACATAAATCCCCATAATAATCAAGTATATTATAATCACCGTTCGAACTATCCCACAAAGCAGGATCAAGAATATTTATCGTAATTATCGACAATTTATGAGGAATTGTAAAAAGTTTTTCTGATCTTGATCCTCCAATGGACCTATAATCCCTAGCAAGCATTTTTCCTACCCTAGATATATTTCCTATGATATCCAGTGACATTTTTTTGCATACTGAAAATGGTAATTTGCTCATTTTTTTCGTAGTATTTCTTTTACTTTTTATAATTTCTTTACTTTCTTTACTTTCTACAATTTCTATATTATTTTTTATATTTAAATAAAGAAAAAATGCAAGACCCATGCAAACCATGCGTAGAAAAATATGGGATAACAGATATAAATTCCCTAAACAATTGTTGTTATCAAAATTGTGCCAATCAAATGGGGACAATGGATATTGATACTATAATAAACAGTGAATGTGGGAGGAAATGCAAGGAATGTATAAATGTCTCTAAAATTGCCAATGGAAAGAGTCTGTGTTATTGGAGGAATATTCAACCACCAATTATCTGGGATTCGAACAGCATTGTTAATCCAGGGAATATGCAAGCCACAATCCCTAATAATGGGATATATATGGAGAATTACCGACCCGGAGGGATATGGGCGGGGAACTATAAAAAAGCACCATTTTATGTAGGGTTTATCCTCGCGGCTATATTTTTGGCATTTGTCTTGATGATTATTATTAATGTGATTTTTGGGAAAAAGAGGTAAATAAATTAAAATCGAATTTTATTGGGATAATTGATTGAATAATTAAAAAATGAAAATAACGGCAATCAGAATAAGAAAAGATAGGTTTTTCATAGAGATTGACAATAATTTATATGGAATTTCAATTGAACCTGAAATTCCCACAAATTTCCATGATTATACACTTTTCCTAATAGATTCCTATACAGGAACAAAATGGAAAACAACTGATAATTTAGACGGAGATTATTTCGCAAGTGAATCATCGATATTAGATAGTACAAAATGTGATTGTAAGCATGCTTGTGATTGCAAGTATTATTTAGTGGAAAATGATTGTGATTTATTAAAATTTATTGGCAGGGAAGTTATTGATATTACAATTGGAAAAGCTATAACTAGTATGTGGTTATCATTTTATTTGAAAAAACTAACCGAAAAAGATGGTAATAGAGTATTATCAATTGAAGCTTATTCCAAAGGAATTAAAAAAGATGTACGATATAATGTGTATTTTAATGACGATATTCACGAAAGTGGTATTCTCCCTAAAAAACCAATATAATTCAATATAAAACCAATATAAACTTAAAAATGAATATCATGGATTGTTTTATAATAATTTATAAAATGAACAAACTCCCTAATGAATTGATAGAAATTGTACTAGGGAAAATATTCCCTAGATATTGTGTATGGATCATGATAAATAGAAATGGAACAATATACAGAGAAATCATCAGAGGGAAAAAATTTCTATACGTGGTTAGAAAAAGAGACAATCCCGCTGCGATAGAATGTATCAGATTTTATAATGAAAATGACAGTAATGATATATTATCAGAATTTATAGGGGAAATATCGGAATATAATGGTGGATGGTTTTTTAAGGGAACAAGATCGATTAGGCTAATTTAAAATAAAACAAAATTTTTAACCTTTTCAACCATTTTAAAGAGAATTTATATCAAAATATAAAATGAATAATCTACCCAATGAATTGATAGAATTGATATTATCGTATGCATCCCTTTTAACCCGTCTATGGATTATACTAGAAAGAAAGAATGGTATATATCGCAGGATTATAGAGGGGAGAACATTTCTATATCATTATATAACAGAATCTAGTATAAAAAATGGAAAATACGATCCTAATTTCATTACAAATTTACTGACCATTAAAATACCAAAAATATCACCATTAGAATGCTATTTAGATGAAAAATGTATTCTATTACCTAGACGTGATAAAGATAGGGAAAAATATAACAGAAAATGGAGGTATGTATTACCAGAGGAAAAAAAGGAATATTCACAAAAAGCAAAAGCCATTAATAGAAAAAGTAGAGATAAAATATACAATAATGTAGATATAATGTTTTGGTTCTATTGCAAACAGTTGGTCACTTGAAAAGAATGAATAAAATCAATTATTCTCCTTTTTTCATCATATTTTATAATCATTATAAAATGAACACTTTACCTAATGAATTGATAGAAATTATATCACGGTATTTTTCTCTTGAAAAATTCGTGTGGATTCTATTAAATAAAACTGATACTAGATTTGCCAAATTAATGAGAAATTTTAGAGAAGTAAAAAATGGTATAATTGATTATGATTTCTGTAGGGAAATTCCATCCAATATTTTTTGGCAAGAAAATTATCATTGTAGATTATCAAGCTATATAACAATTGAACGGGCGCAACTACATTACAATAATGACTGGAAAAATCTGAGTATGAGAAAAAGGGAATTTTATATAGAAAAAGCTAAAAAAATAAATACAGAAAGAGAAACCATATTTTACAAGCAATTGAGTACTGTAGAATTTTTGTCGTATAAAACCCCAACAGAACCAGTTAAACAAAAAACATTTAGAAATAAACCTAAATCCGCTTACCAAATTTTTTGTCAAGAAAATCGTGAAAGGATCAAGACAGAAAATGAGGGTATTGATTCCATTGGAATATTAAAAAAATTAGGCACTGAATGGAGAAAAAATAAAAAAAGATAAAATAAGAGATAAAAATACAAAGAAAAATAAAATCAATTATTCCCCTTTTTTCATTATATTTTATAATCATTATAAAATGGAAACTCTACCCAATGAATTAAAAGAAATCGTATCACGGTATTTTTCTGTTCAAATTCGTGGATGGTTTATCATGGAAAAAAGAAATACAGTATTTTATAAAATTATAGAGACTAGACCGTATCTCTATTCAGTTCATTATTGGCATTTAAAGGTAGATGCAAAAATGAAAGAACAAGTTGTATTTAAATTATATGAAAAATATGGTAGAGATTTCAGATATGATCACAATTTAAATGGACACTTTACCCAATGAATTAAAAGAACTTTTATTATCATATTTCTCTGGTAAAACTAGGGTATGGATAATGTTAAAATGCAAAAAAAGTATATCGGAAATATATAGAGAAATTATCAAGAATAAAAGGTATTTGTATTTTATCAGGGAAAAATCATCAAACACCATGTGTATAAAAAATCCATTTCTAAAAATAGAATTAAAAAAGGATTCGGCCTATATTGTATTTGTAAGGGAAAATCGGTTTAGATATATTTCTCAAGGTTATTCTATTACAGAGGCATTAAAATTTATCGCGGGGGAATGGAGAGGGTTGGATATAAATGAAAAGAAAAAATATGAAATAAAAGCAGGGGAAAACAATCGGAAAAAAGAAAGGGAATTTTATAAAAAGATAAAATAATATTGATTTTTCTTTAATTTAAAGGTATTTTATATAATAATATAAAATCACTCTATAAAATGAACCAATTACCATACGAATTGATAGATGTGATAATATCATATATACCTATTGTAAATCGCATGTTAATTATATTTGCTACAAAAGAAAAAGATCCAGAGGACAAAAAAGAAAAAGATCCCCGGATTTTTAGGGATAATCCATATGAAAATTTAATGGAAAAAACCAGGAAAAATCGTGTAATTTTTTACATACTAGATCAATTCATAAAATTAGCACCGTTGATAGCCTATCTAAAATACAAGGATTACATGAATTGTACGGATGTATGCGGTATGAAAAAATATTACAAGGAATGGAAAAACATGGACGAATCCAGACGAGAATATTATATAAAATTCTTGAGTGAAAATCCGTTCCTTACAATTCCTGAAATTGAACGACAAATATATGCTCGGGAAAAGAGTATATATTCTACTATCGTAAGCTATATTGTTTGTGATATAATGCCAATTGATGAAAAAAGGTACAATTCTGATAAAGAAAAATGGGAATATTATTCACCTTTATATAGATTTGTGGGAAAATGGAGCTGATTAAAAAATACTTAAAAAAGAACAATAGTCAATAAATGGAAGGTTATCGTACGGCTCTACCCCTAGTTGCACTCCCATATAACGAGGTAAGAATAAAAGGGAATTTTGATTGTGGAGATAGTGAAATTCATGGAAAAAGAAGAAATAGAGATCCGGATAGAGAAAGAGGTATAACAAATACTAGTTCGAGAATACAACGAAATGAAACATGTCCATTATGCAATTCAGGGAAAAAATATAAAAAATGTTGTTTAATTTTTAATAGGAAAATAAAGAATTTTTAAATGAAAAATATTTAAAGAATTTTAAATATTGGAAATCAAAAGAATTACCAATAAAATGGATCCATATATTGATACAGAGAATTCAGATGAAATTATATCACAGTTAAAGTCATGTAAATCATTGGAAGAAATAAAGGATTTAATAACTAGAACCTTTCCCAATTGGATGAGACATTTTTATAGCACTTATTCACAAGATTACCCCTCTTTGATTTTTGGCTATGTCTCGGTATGTAAAAATTTAAATACAACACCCAAAGGTATAGTGTTGGTGGATTTTATCCCGGCGGAACAAGAAATTGGAAAATATACACTCCTTACCAAATTTCTAGATACAATGACTGTAAATGGGTTTTGTGTGAGGAAATTATCAGAGTTTTTCCCATGTAATGTATGTTCCGCTTTGATTCCTAGTAAATCTATATATACAAAATTGGCATTTACTAAACCTGAATGTGTCCCTGAAAAATGGAGTAATAGGTGTCGCAAATGTACGAGTTAATAAAAATAAAGGGATATATGAAAGAGACATTATAAATATTTAGGGAAAGGAAAAAAGAAAGAAAAGAGAAAAGAAAAGAGAAATATAATGGATACAGACATAAAAGGAGCATGCATTGAAAATTTAAAGCAAGAGATACGAAACATGAACAATCGTATTGAAACCTTGGAAAAAAGACTATCAGAAGAAATATGGAAAAATAGAATTTTGAACGATGACGTAGCAAATTTAAATACTGTATGGGATTTGATAGGAAAAGTAATAAAATTAACCTAAAATTGAATATTTTATATATTAAATATATAAAATAACCGAAAAATTAAAATGACAAAACAAATCCCCATTAACGTACCCTTTCAAACAAGAAGAAAGCCTGGTAGGCCAAAAAGAATATTAGAAAATGTAAATACCGCCCCCGCTTTAAAATTACCTAGAAAAATTGGCAAGGAAAAAATAACTGAAAATATAAAAGAAATAATCACAGGTCATTTCGTTAATGAAAAAAGGAATGAAATGAATACCGAAAAGAATAATGAAAAAAGAGCACCCGAACCAACAACCAATACCCTAAATACTCTACCTTTTAAAGCTAGATATAAAGCCAGAAATACTATACCAATTTCAGAGCTGTTAAATTCATCTACATTTAATGATGTTCCGGATGATATAATTTCCGAAGGGGAAACTGATACAGAAAAAATGGAAAAAGAGAGAAATATTCTAAATGCTCAAAAACAGCATGTAAAAGAGCAAACTGACAATTTAAACTATATCAGTATAAAAATGGGAGACCTTAATAAAGAAAATTGCTACCTGAAAAAATTGGAGATTCTCAATGGGTTGATACCTAGAGCTAAAAATATAGCCCATATCGAAACCAGATTGCTAAAAACAATTCCCATATTGGAAAATATACTAAAATATATACAATTTATTAATGGTAGGGATATTACTGCTATATCTGGTGATATCAAACAAAAAATTGAAAAATTAAAAGCAGAGCAATTTGCAATAGAGGATGCTAGACAAAAAGCATATCAGAAAAGTGTAGAAACAATCTTGGAAAAATTAAATGTTAATTTGGAGGGAATTTAAAAAGGGAAATAATGATGAATTTTTATATGATTATAAAAATTAGGATTTACCTAAAGAATTAACGATCGGCAACAGTGTAAAAGGTTTTATGCATTCTGAAACCACTTGCTTTTGGTTTAATCTGCTCAACGGTCGTTGACGGGCTGATTCCCTGAATGGGGTTTTTTGATGCTACAATATCACCATTTTCATCAGCAACCACATAATTGGCCTGTTGTTTCATTATTTTTTGTAGATATGTCTTGTGAATGCGAAAGCATCCTGCATTTTTATTCATTTTGTATGGATTATTTTATGGGAAATTATTTTACTTAAATGATTTTATCAAATGAATGAGACCTTTATTTAAAAAGAAAAATATAAAAAACGGAAATAATGAATATAATGCAAGATATCAAACAGGCTACACTAGATGCTATAAAAGGGGCAAAATACCATAATATAATGGTAAAACAATTTAATACAAAAAATGAGGGAAAAACAATAAAATTTTCCGAGTCAAATTTAAGAGACGAATATAACTCGTATATTCAATATGTTAATCAGGGGAAATTATATGAACCTGAAAAGGAAAAGGATAAAGCCGGTAAATGGGAAAAATATAGTGGATGTCCCTGTACAGAGGAAATGGCGGAAATAATAGGCATGTGTCCCGAACGTACTGGACATATACTAAAAATATGCAAGGAATTCTGTAAAAACCCATTTTCCCTTGGGTGGCTATTGGCTCATGGATTTTGGTTTCATGCGGATTTGGGGGAAAAATATCCCGGAGAATGGGCCGAAATTGTCAAGGACGTTATTGACATAGAGGATTTTGCTAAAAATACGGGATTAGTAAGATTGTCTAAATTCACTGGACAAGATCTGGTTATTATCTATACTAGAATATTACAGGGAGTAATATGGAAAATAACTGATATACATGGTAATAGGATTCATGGGGATTATTCATGGAATATGACGTTATTCAGGAAAAAAATGGGTGAGTATATAGATAATGATCCTAGGATAAGGAACTCGGCAATTGTAGAGGAAAAGGAGGAAATTGACCCTCGTAGGGTAAAGTAGGGTTTTATTGAGATTATTGGAAAAAGGAAATTTATATTGAATATAAATTTATCTATTTTTATTTGGATAAATGTGGGTTATTCATTATTTTTCATTATTTTTATCTGTTATCATTTATCCAATGGGGAACAAGTACAACTATAAGTCTATATTCTCCGCACCAGTGTCTCTTGTAAAATTCTTTACTTTTTTTACTGGGTACTAAATGATATTCATTTTCCCTATAATATGATAACTCGTAATTGGCGTTTTTTATCTTGTTTTCAATTGCTTTTGCAAGTTCTGGGTTATTTTCTTCCATTACAAATTTTAGGTAAATGGTAATGCTTAAATATTAATGAAAAATTAAAATGTAGCATATAGCCAATCTTTGGGATAATTTTTACTGAGAATTAATTTGGGATTTTCTATATCAATTTGTGCTATTAAACTGGATAGATGTTCTGTATCGTTAATATCTAGGTAATGGATCCTAATAAGGGACATATCATTTTCCTGACAATAGAGATTTTTATAATTGTCATTGCGAATCCTACATAAAAATCCTTCTTCTCCTCCATAATAAGCAATTTCATCAAAATGTTGTCTCCCATCAAATTCTATACAGGTATTGGATTTTGGTAAGTGGAAATCTGAACGTAAATTTGGACATTCATTATAGGATATCCTATATTGTGTGGTAAATTCTATGTTATTTTCAGTTAGATACTTTTTTATAAATTTTTCACCCTTGGTCTCATTGCATTCGGGACAACCTCTTGGATCTGTTTTTGATGTTCTTTTACAAATTTGCATTTTATATTTATGTCCTTTTTTACAAATCCACTTTGCCATTCTTCCACTCCCCACGGATACCTGAAAAATGTTCTTTTCATTATCAGAATCCCAAAAATTGATAAATTCAGGCCTTAGAACACCCAATGAATTGCTGCCATCTTCACATATTTTTTTATTAGAACAGTGTGGGCAACCACTACCTTTTGTCCGGCTTTTCACTGTTGCAGGATAAATATGTTTATTTTTACATATCCAATTAATCATTTTCTCGCTTCCTACAGTTAGATCAAAAGCCGTCAATTCATTTTCTTCTGACCATTGATTTATAAATTCAGGTCTTAAAACGCCAAGACTATTACTTTTATCATCAGCTATTTTTTTATTATTACATACTGGACATCCATCACCCCTTCCTGTCCTGCTGTTAATTATGGAAGGAAATTCATGCCCATTTTCGCATATCCAAATAGCCGTTTTCCCACTGCTGACAGTTACATCGAAAATTGAAAACTCATTTTTATTGGACCATTGATTTATGAATTCAGGCCTTAAAACACCTAGACTGTTGCTTTTATCATCAGCTATTTTTTTACCAGCACATATTGAACAACCATGACCTGATGTTCTGTCGGAAATCATGGACGAATAACTATGTCCTTTTTCGCATATCCATTTAGCCATTCTTCCACTTCCCACAGTTACATCAAAGATTGACATTTCATTTTCATCAGACCATTGATCAATGAATTCTGGTCTTAAAACACCAAGACTATTGCTTTTATCATCAGCTACCTTTCTATTGGAACATACCGAGCATCCATAACCCTTCTTCATCCGGCCTTTTATTTCAGACGGCCATTTATGTCCTTTATCACATATCCATTTTGCCTTGACCCCACTCCCATTTGTATATTTAGAAAAAGGATAATTATTACAGGGGGAATATTCCTTTTCCAATTTTTCTCTTCTGGTTTCCCCTATTTCAATTCCCAATGTTTCTCTAGCCGCTTCCCTTATTATTTTTCTGTCTATATTTAATGTTCTATATTTATTACATATTTTATCCATGAAAAGTCTAAGATTTTTCTCCACCATATTTGCCATTGCTTTTCCCAATTGTTTTGATGTAGAATTTTCCATTTTTATTTATATTTTTCCTGTATTTTAATAATAAAATATAGAATATCAATTTTAAGAAATTCATTTCCAATAAATTTTAGAATAAATAAACGGAAATAATCAAGAAACATGAGTAATACAATTTATATAGAGATTGACAGCACATGGCGTGATAGAAATCAGTATCCGATGGCGTCGAGTTTTACCGTACCGATCAGTCAGTATGGTAATCTCGATCGTTTTTCTGCAAAAGACCCTGTCAGTAATATGGCTCCTCTTTTAATTTTTGACGGCAATTTTGACGCGACGGGAGGGGCCACTTTGACGGGGGTAGTTGATGCCTTTACGGCCATAGGAGCGACTACTGCATCTCAAGAGATCGTGATAGCGGTTCCCGCCGGTGAGATGGTTCAAACAGAAAATTACTATGTTGGGTCTGTGTTTGAGAACGGAACGACGGCGGAAAGGAGAAGAGTGAGGACTTTTGAATATCTAAATACCTCCGGTGGTCTGGATCGAGGTCTTTTCACCTTTTACTCTCCATTTGGTGCCGTATTGGCAGGGGATGGAATGGTAGGTATAAATCCGAGCGATAATTCTGGCCCAAATGCTCATATATTTATTCCATTTGATGATATATTTAATCAGAATATCTATGTCAATCTAGTGTTGATAGATGAGACATTAGGGGAATCCCTACGTATTACATCTTATGATTCTTTAACAGCCATTGCAACGTTGGACGGTGTTTATGGAGGTGGTTGGGCCAACACAAATGCCTACAGTATTCGTGCTGTCGCACCCTATGAGACCGGAATTTTAATTGGGAGTACAATCAACTCTTTTACCTTGCCTTTGACTTTTTCCACCGTAGATGATTTCTACACAGGTAGTTTTATACGGATCACCACAGGACCAGCAGCAGGGAATATGAGGAGAATAGTAAATTACAGCGACGCTACAGTACCTTCAACTGTCGGTACCGTTTTTCCGAATTTTTCAGCAGTTCCCGGTTTGGCAGGGTTTGAAATACTACAATTTACAAGGGACAATTATAACCCATTATCATTCATTGGAAGTCTTGCATCCTCTCAAGAAAATGTAGCCTATGAAATTGAGCTATTAAATCTCATTTTACCAAACAAGGACCTAAATGTGGATCTAGGTAATAGAATTGTATTCCATCCATATGTCATTTGCGAATTTAGTAATGTGAGTAGCAACCCAAAAAATGTAATTTATAGCAATAATCCCAATACAGTGTCGGCAATGTTTAGAGTACCAGTGACTGATATTCCAAGCCCATTGGTGAGTAGTTATATAAAATTGGATGGGGATGGGATGGTTCAGACTGTAAAATTCAAACCCAATGATACATTGATATTTAGGGTGAAAATGTTGAATGGTCAATTATTTAGCACTGTTGAACAGGAATTTTTCTCTCCATTGCCACCTAACCCTGCAATACAAATTTCAGCATGTTTTGGGATTAGGAGGATTACGCCGTGAAAAGAGAAAAAAAGGGGAAACAATTTATAATATTATAAATTGATAGGATTTTAAAGCTAAAAACAATGGACCCCTCAACATACTAAACCGATTGAGGGGTCCATTGTTTTTAGCTTTAAATTTGCAAGGGAAAATAATAAATCAAAGAGAAAATAACCTATAACCCCCGACACCCCACCCCTCAACTATTTTTAATTTTCAAAAATTTCAAAAATTGAAAAAGTTTCATCATCCTTACTTTTTGAAATTTTCATTTTTTATGGTCTTGAAAATAGTTGAGGGGTGAGGGGTTGAGGGGACTATTATAAAATATTGAAATTCAAAGCAAAACATTTTGAATATCATTATTTTGTATTGAATTTACTGAAATATTATTGTGTTTTCATTTTTTTTTCAAACTGAAAATTAAAGAGAAAAAAAGGATGCTCCGTTCCGTATAAATTTTATTTGTCTATTATATATTTATACGGAACGGAGCATCCTTTTTTTCTCTTTAATTTTCAGTTTAATGATTTTATATTTTTATACAACTATCTCTACAGATTTTTCCATATTTTTTCTACCCAATTGTTCAAATTGTACGTTTGATTCATTACACAAATTTATCAATTTTTCTATAAAAAAATCCCTTTTATCTTTATCAGGAAAATTGATAAATTTAAATGTTACTTCGGTTTTCTCTTTCATTTTGTGATATCTTTCTCTTTGATATTTTCTACGAGATTCCTTGAATTTTTCCGTTTTTGCATATTCTTTTTGATATTCTTTATTTTTTTCCCTTAGTTCCGGATGTTCATCCAAATATTTTTTTTGATAATTTTTTTGATATTCCTTTGATTTCATATATTTTTTATATGCATCTTCGGGGGTTATTTCTTTGCTTTTTTTTGTCTCTTGATTTTCCATTTATTTCATTATGATTTTTTTAAATATTTTGCCGAGAATTTTATTTTATCGAAAATTTAATGATAGAAAAAAAATTTTTTTATAGAAATTTTTTTTCTATAATAAATGAATCAAAAAAATAATGTAAAAATAAAAGAGTATTATGGCCATGCATTTTTTAATAAGAAAATACCTGCTATAGAAAATGGGGAAAAACAAGGTCATAATTTTTTCATTTCTAGGGAGGTCATTGGAAAAGACGGTAATGTATATAATTTCTCTTCTTTTCCCGATATTTTTAGCTTTTTAGAATGGCAGAAAAATATACCTGATAAAAATAGGAATTTTCACGAATTATTCATGAATGAAATTAAAGAGATATATGATATAGACGGAAATTTTGAGGATTTTCCAGAATTTAGGGATTATACTATTACATTCAGGGGCAAAGAGATAAAAGATTATCCTAGAATGAAAAGGGTGTTAATAAGGGCTTTTTTAGAATCATTGGAAAAATTCAGGTTTGAATGGGGATATGACATTGATGACGACGGCGACCCAATGAGAAAGAAACAAACCCCATTAATAAAGGATAGCTGTGTAGAGGATAAAATTAGCTTGCATTTAATTTTCCCCGACAGGTATTTTTCAAAACCAGATGACCATAAAGAATATGTGAAACAATTTATAGAGTGGGGAAAGAAAAATACATTTGGGATATTTTCTCAGATCTTTTCACGGATAAAAATTGACTTGAATATCTATAGATCTCAGGGATCATTGAGAGTTTTACACTCTAAAAAATTACCGGAAAAAAACAAGCCAGATAACAAGATTAATAGCAAGGAATATATAGATGAATCAATTACCTATATTGACCAAATAGATTACAAGATACAAAATATCGATTATTATGGGGGATACATAAATCACAAATTTCCAAATATTTCTTTACAGAAAATCCTAGGTGAGAAAATAGTAAAAAAATATGAAAATAATGGTCCCTGTATTAACACGACAAATTTAACAGAAAAAGACTACAGAGAACGAGCAACTCATTTAATGGGTATTATTTCAGTGAAATATGCAGATGATTATAGACGTTGGAATAAAGTAAAATTTTGCCTACAAAATATTTTCAATGGAGAACAAGAAGGATATCAATTATTTGATAGATTTTCAGCAAGGGTACATAAATATGATGATAATGCCGTAGATTATCATTACAATGGATCATATGAACAAATAAATTTGATAATAGCATTGCGTTGGTTGGAAAAAAGATGTAGAAAAAGTAATATAAAACTTTATAGAGAATATAGGGAAAAATATTACCCCGGTAAAAAAAGTGATAAAAATATTGGAAATGTTATTGAAAAATGTATAGACGAAATCACACCGGAAAAGAATAATGAAAAGAATAATGAAAAAGATTGTTTTGATAGAATTGAATCAAGTATAAAAAATAGAGAAAATGTGATTGCCGATTATTCCTATAATAGTGATAGAATGAAAAAAATCACCCTGAAAAAACTAAAGAAAAAAGGAGTGATAGCTATAAGAGGAAATACTGGAGTCGGTAAAACAAAATCCATTGACTCTATCATCGCTAATAAATCATTACATGTTTGTATAGTAAATTTTAGAAAGGCAATAAACAGTAATTATAAGGTGAGATACCCAGACTATGAATTATACGATGAAATAGAGAATCAAAATGGGTATATCAACATGAATGAACATTCCAGAGTAATTACCACCATACACTCATTTTTCAAGATTAGAGGGAAAATTGATGTGTTAATTCTAGATGAATCTGAATCTACATTAAAATCTCTAGTATTACATGTTGAGAAAAAATCAGCCGTTTATAACACATTAAAGGGATATATCGAATCAACTCTAAATTGGCAGGGTGTTAATATCATTTGTATGGATGCAAATTTATCATGTAGAACAGTGGATTTTATAAAGGGATTTAACAGGAAAATATTTGTCATTGAAAATACATTTAAAAAACATACAGATAGAACTGCACATTTCTATGAAAACAAGGACGATTTCATGAATACAATAGAAACCTATGTTTCAGAGGGTAAAAATATAATCATTGCCTGTGGAATGAAAAAAGAACCATTAGCAATGGTTAATAGTCTAATATCAGCTGGTGTCATTGATGAATCGGACGTATTGAAAATTACAGCAGAAAATAGTTCAAAATATCCTGATTGTAAAATATGGAAAAATTATAGATTGATCATGTACAGCCCCACAATAGTGGCAGGGATATCGTTCGAAATTCCCCATTTTGATGCTGTATTTTGTTATTATAAACATTCACAGTGTGATGACGAGGATATTATTCAAGCAGTCAATAGATGTAGGATAATAAAGGAAAATGTATATCATGTATTTATAGAGGGAAATGATCGCGATGATTATAGCAAACCTCTCATACAAGAAGAAATGGAGAAAAAAGTTGATTCTATCGATAGAATTATAAATAATAAAGATGAATGGAAATACCCTAAAAATATGATACATCCTCCTACAGGGAAAATAATGAAAAATAATTATTATCATTTATATATCAATGTAATGGTATCTTTTAACCGTAATAGGGCATACATGGAAAGATTAGCAAAAATGAGGTTCATTAACCAGGGGGTGAAAATAGTTGAAATAAAGCATGTATCTGATAGCTCATTAAATGAATTTTACAAGGATAGAAGAGACCTGATAAAAGAGGAAAAATTTATACTAAACGAAAAGGAAATTCAGGCCGTACTTGATGCAGAACCTATACATTTTATTAAAAGGGAAGAATTGAGAAGGAAACGAAACAGGACTATCGATGAAGAATATCAGTTAAAAAGATATCGCATAAAACATATATACAATATCAGTGATAATGATATAACAAGGGAATTTATCAAAAAATATGGGAATAAAACAGAAGCTTTCAAGAGATTGAGAAAACTGGTTTATCTAGAGAAAAAAATTGGATCTAATACTATTTCAAATATAGAATTTTATCAGGAATTTATAGGTAAAAAAATATCAGAAAAATCAATACAGAAAAATACCGATTCAACTATAGACAGATTACATGTAAGTTTTACACTGGAAAAAGAATATGAAATTTTACAGTTTTTAAAATTGTTAGGGTTTAGTAAAATTTTTAAAAAGGAACTAATACAGAAAAATTCACTTGATTATTTGTCTATGGTCGAATATATCAAAACAAGATATAAAAAAATAAACATGTTATATAATAGCAAGATCAATTGGAATAAAATAGAGGAAAAACAAAATAAAATTCATACTATAAATTCCTTTATAAATAGACAATTAAATGAATTATATGGAATCACATTAGAAAGAAATGATAGACATGATGAAGTTTATTTTTTAAAAGGGATAGGGGAATTATGGGATTTCAACGAAAAAGAATATAGTTTGAAACCTGTATTGGATTTGATTGATAATAAAGAGAAAAATCAATCCTTATAAATTATCATTTTCTCCCTTTGCCTGACACGCTATAACTATATTAAATAAAGCGTGTCAGGCAAAGGGAGAAAATGATAATTTAGTATGTTCAATATTACACTATAATTTTCAGATGAGTTATGGGTATTTGAAGACTATAAAATAAGGCTAATTCATAACTAAAAAAGTATCATCGGCCTTAAATAGTGCTATGGAATTGGATTTTTCTCTTGGATATTAAATTTTCATATATAAGAGAAAAATTAATTTAATATCCAAGAGAAAAATCCAATTCCATAGCACTATTTAAGGCCGATGATACTTTTTTAGCTCAATTTCAGGCACCAATTGATATGAAATAATTTTTATTATTTAAGTTAATACAATTAAAGAAAACCCTCAAATAACAAATGGACAAGAAATACGTAAAAGATGGAGATTATTACTACTACGATACTGGTTTTTATAAATGGGAGGGGAATTCAAAAATCCCGATTATACTGGGTATGAATGAGGAGGAATATAATTCTGCAGATTATTGGCTTAAAAAATTGCCAGAGGTATTCATTTCTGGTTATGGACCTACAAAATTCCGGGATTTAACAGAGTATTTTTCTAGCTTAAAATACTGTCCCTTTAAATTTACGTTTGATTCCCTATATAATTATACACACGTTTCCAGCACCGATTTCTCATTTGATCCCAATGGACCAAGATATGTAAAAAATACTGACCGAGAAACAGTGCAAGAACAATATTACCCGATATGTGCATGTCTATGTAGGGATTTAGGGGATGAGGTTTTTTGCGTTGAAACAGATACCAAAGATGATGACTCCATTATGAATGAAATTGACAGAGAAATTAATATAAAAACCGGTATTAATTTCATACCTGGTGAATTCAATAAAAACAAGGGCTTTTTCATTAAAAAAGCTAAAAAATTTAGCATGTTTGATGGATTAATTGATATAGAAATTAACTGTGCTACTTTTGCTAATCTAGTGATAGGGAATTTATCTTGTAAAGATCCAAAATATACTCATAATTTTTATTATGACGAGTACATACAAAAAAATATGAAAAAAAATGAGGAAAAGAAAACCCCCAATGAAAATCAATCTAAACAGTACAAAAAGTATAAGTACCCCAAAGTTTTCTACAGTGATATGCAGTATTTTGTCAAGAAAATCCCCTTGAAAATTGAAAATGGGAAATTAATGGATTTTGATAAGACAAATCCATTTATTTTATCCAGACTCTTTGGAACGGATATTTTCATAGAAACTGACGGAACCAGTGTAAAATATACTCAAATTGGGATAACATCTCAAACCCGATTATCAGTATATTCTCAACTGAAAATGGATAGGGAAACTATACACATCAGATCATTAGGCTTGTTTGTGCATGTATGTCCCTTGGATATTAATTCGGTGATTCTAACTAATGGAAATGGGTATTTAATGGATAGGTTTTTTTTGTATGGTTTCCTTTACAATAACCCCAATAACTATACCATTTCCTACCCCGAACGCTATATTTTCCTAATTGCAAGCCATATAAATGATATTAGAAGAATAGAGACCATGTCAAGGGCTCTAAAGTCTATTGCGGTAAATAAACCCGATTACATATATGTTTCCTATTCTGTTGAACCCCAATTTGATAAGGGTATAGAGTATATTGAAAAATTATGGGAAAATTCAGTTGGTGATATCCCATATTTATTTCTTTATCAAAACACTAAAAAATATCAATTTGAGCATTATGAGATATTAAAGGAATACGTACTGGATAATGATATAGTATCTTTTTCTGATGACGATGATTTAACGGATCCAAATAAGATAAAAATTTTAAAAGAGAATTTTAGCGGAAAACCCAATAATCCTGATATACATGGATTTATGCACAAAATGATGGAATTTGGTGGTCCTGAACCATTTGATGAGAAAATCCCTGATGTGATTGATAACTTGAGAGATGCCGATGGATATATAAGAACCAATAAATATACATGTATCAGTCTCAAGGGTTGGCTATTTAGGGATTGGTTTCTTGACAATGGGTACTATGTTAATGACTGTGATAATAGTAGGGATAGACCATTTAGTCAATTGGTGGAAAAACATGGAAATTTCACTGATATACTATTCACATTTTCCCTTGAAAGAGAACACTTGATAAAAATCCCCAATGTACTATACTATCAACGCTTTAAATTAAATGGGATATCAATGTTGGCTCAAAAGTGATACTGAAATGAGATTTTATATTCAATATAAAATCAAATAAAAAAAGAAAAATAGAGAAAATATAAAATGAATAGCCTCCCCAATGAATTGATCAATATTGTCTTGGAATTTCTGGATTATGAAAAGATAATCTTGATAAGCTATATTAATGAAAATTATCGCTACTTGATACGTTCAAGTAAATACCATAAAAAAATAAAATTTATAATAAATGAAGAAAATATAGAGGAGATATTGGATGTTTTAGAAGAATGGGTGCATGTGTTTAAATTTAGTATTTCTATCCATGATGATTTTAAAAAGGAATTTGATTTGAAATCATTAGGGAAAAGAGCCCATTTATTATATAGTATTCATACACTAGATTTATCACATACAAATGTATCGGATGTCTCCGCTTTAGGTAGCGTTCATACCTTGAATTTATCATGTACCAAAGTGGTAGATGTTTCTGCTTTAGGTAGCGTTCATACCTTGAGTTTATCATGTACTATAGTCAAAGATGTTTCTGCTTTAGGTAATGTACATACTCTATATTTAATTTACACCAAAGTGGTAGATGTTTCTGCTTTAGGTAATGTTCATACTCTATGGCTATCGGATACAAAGGTTTCTGATGTTTCCGCTTTAGGTAATGTTCATACCTTGAATTTATCTGATACCCAAGTCGTAGATGTTTCCGCTTTAGGTAATGTTCATACCTTGAATTTGAGAAACACGGATGTTCCCGATGTGTCCGCTTTAAGTAATGTTCATACTTTATATTTATCATATACAGAGGTTTCTGACGTTTCTATTTTAGGTAGTGTTCATACCCTAGATTTAAGTGGTACCAGAGTTGTAGATGTTTCTGCTTTAGGTGATGTTCATACTCTAGATTTAAGGGAAACTCAAGTCATGGATTTTTCTCCTTTGAAAAATGTCGTTAATTTATACAAATAAAATCAATACATTTATAATATTATAAATTGTTTCTTTATTCCAACGTTTCCTCTATTTCCGACTTGCATCTATATAAAATCCCTACCAATTCCACAAAATATTCATTCATTATATTTTCATCTATAGAACCCATATAAACCCAATATAATTTATACTATTATAAATTAAAAATAATTTATGGTCATAGTTTGCAAAAATTATGCCACAAATTAGAGACATTTTTTAGAGCCGAAATATCTGTTACTTGAGAACCGCACAAATATAGAGTATGAACATTTTTCAGGGCAGAAACCTCAGAGACTTGGGTATATCTCAAATTTAAAGTATTAACATTACCCAACATGGAAACATCTGAAACCCGAGTATGTTCTAAATTTAAAGTATGAACATTACCCAACGCAGAAACATCTGTCACTTGAGTCATACTCAAGTATAGAGTATGAACATTACCCAACGCAGAAACATCTGTCACTTGAGTCATACTCAAGTATAGAGTATGAACATTTTTCAGAGCTGAAACATCTGTTACCCTAGTATTCACTAAATATAGAGAATGAACATTGCCCAAAGCTGAAACATCTGATATTTGACTATGACTCAAATTCAAACTATGAACATGGCCCAATAAATATATTTTTCTCCCATATTTTCTCTCTAGTATTTTCAGGTCAACAAATGTGTTATTGAAACGTTTAACTATATAAACATCAATTTCAAACACTTGCATCCATTCAGCGAGGAAATCTAATATCCTCTCTATATTTTCCTCTTTGATTTGCAATTCTATTTTTTTAGAATATTTACTGTTGTGAATTAGGTCATGATATATATCATTAAATTTGCTTGTTTTTATAATCTTTTCATAATCCAAAAATTCAAGGATCATATTTATCAATTCAAGGGGTAAATTTTCCATTTCTAAATCTTTGTATAAAATGATGATAAATTAATGGAATTTTTTCAGTTTTATAAAATCTTATTGATTTGTGAGAATTCCGGTTAATTTATAACAATTATAAATTCTTTCCTTTTATTCCAATGTTTCTTCAATCTCCGATTTGCATCTATATAAAATCCCCACTAATTCTACAAAGTATTCATTCATTATATTTTCATCTATAGAACTCATATTAATTTTCCCTGAATGAAATACATGAAATGTAATGGACTTTTCCTTTACCTTTTTATGCGGAAATAATCTACCATAATCACTGTAGCTTAGTGTGGTATGTTTCCATTGAATGGTTTCCCTTTTGGGAGGGTCCTCCAAACTCAACTTATCAAGGTCGCTAATACCCGGTTCCTCTATTTTTTTTATAGCCCTTTTCCCCGTCCGTTTCACCATTTTACATACCACCAATTTGTCCTCGTAATTTACCACTGGTAGGTTCAATCTGACCGCAGCATATCCGGACCCAAACCATAGAGACCTATATCTGGTATGCTTTTTGATATATTGATCTAGGGAATTTCTATTGATCATGAATCCAATGCTAAAATTCATATTACATAGATTGGGTATAAAATAAATGGTCAGACGTTCTTTTTTTGTAGGGTTTTTTACTGAATGACCTTCTCTATGGCCTTTCCCTAACTTGACAGAGTCCCTAACGGAGTCCCTAACGGAGTCCCTCACATTGATAATTGACTCGTCAAAATTCTGTATATTTTCCATGAAATATTTTATAGTCTCTTGAGCCTGAGAAATGTTCTTTGCCCCAGTCATTTGAATTGAGCCATTGACAAAGACTTTGAAATTGACCAATTTTTCCCTATTGAGGAAAATAATCATTGTCTCGGAATTCCCAAAGACCTTTTTCTTGCGTTTTTTCAGGTTGGGGTCCCCTTCTGCATTTATATATACTTTTTCAACAAAACTACCGGGGATTATATCCATGTTCAAATCCTCTTGGAAATCCACCTTTTTCTTTCTCCCCCTAACCTTGCTTTTTATAATGTATTTTACCCTGGGTACAGTTTTTAATTTTTCCAGATTAAATGTGCAATTTACAGAGATGATAAATGATCGTGTCGATAGCTTTAATTCTGGTAATTTCATAGTGTCATTATTTTCTATTTCATTTTTTTTATCGGTGTTATCAACGTTTTCCTTTTCACTGGGATCTATTTTCCCTATATTGTTTGATTCGTTTAAATCATTTGAATCCGCCATTTATATTATTTCTTTTATTCTTTTAAGGGGGTATTTTTAATTGATTTTATATTTTATCACTATATATAATAATATAAAATCAATTAATACCAGAAAAGGGGAGAAAAAAAGAAATACGACAAATGGAAACCCTTCCCAATGAACTAGTGAATATGATCCTGGAATTTTTAGATTATGAAAAAATAATGGAAATAAGCAACTTCAATACAGTATATAACAGTCTAATCCATAACAGTAAATACCCTATAAAAATAAAATTGGTAATAAATGAGAGTAATATAGAGGAAATACTGGATATTTTAGAGGAATGGGTGCATGTGTTTAAATTTAGTATTTCTATAGAGTATGAATTTATTAGCAAATTTTTTGACCTGAAAATATTAGAAAAAACATATGGGAAAAAAATATATTTATTATGTAGAGTTCATACCTTGATTTTAAATCACACCCAAGTTTCCGATGTCTCTTCTTTGGGTCAAGTTCATACCCTATATTTGAAATATACCCAGGTCTCTGATGTTTCTGCTTTAGGTGGTGTTCATAAATTAGATTTATCTGATACTCAAGTTTCAGATGTTTCCGCTTTGGGGAGAGTTCATATCCTAAAATTATCAGATACCCAAGTCATAGATGTTTCTGCTTTAGGTGGTGTTCATACATTGGATTTATCTTGGACTAAAGTCTCCGATGTATCCATGTTGGGTCAAGTTCATACCCTGGATTTGTGGGGTGCTCAGGTCTCAGATGTCTCCGCTTTAGGTAATGTGCATACCTTGGATTTATCATTTACCAGAGTATCAGATATTTCCATGTTGGGCAATGTTCATACCCTATATTTAAGGGATGCCCCGGTATCTGATGTTTCCGCTTTGAAAAATGTTAATTTGTATAGATAACTCTATATAAACCCAACACCAATTTATCATGAATTTATAATGTTATAAATTGACCTTTTTTTAATTTCTTTTCAATTTTTATTCAATTTTTAGCTTTTCCAGCTTTAATTCCTTTTCTATTTCTTTTTCCCCTTTAATTTCCTTGACTTCCTTTTTAATAGTCTTTTTCACAAGAGGAACTCCCTTGTCCAGCTTGTTATATCTATCAGCCAAAACCACCAATACATCTGCCCATCTCCATAAAGCCTCCCTGTCCTCATCATCAAATAGTGTAGATCTCCATAATTTTTTAAAATTGGCAAAAGTCTCTTTTTTAACAATGGTAAATAGGTCCTTTTTATTCATGAAAAATTGGTCATTTCTCTTTTTAATTTCCTCTCTATGGGGTAGGATATTTGTTATAAAATTATTCATGATAACCTTTGGGTCAATTTGGTCCTTGATAAATATCCTCAGAACTACCAGGTCCCCTTTTATCGACATTACATTTAACCCAGGAATATCGGCGACCAATTGATCGGAAAGATCATCTAAACAGGCTATTAAATTTGTTTTGAAATCCGAGAGAAATTTGTCCATTTGTTCTTTTCTTCTTTTTATTCCTCTTCCTTTTATTCTCTTTTTTTAATACAATAAAATCTATAAATTTATTTTTCCCAATATTCTTTAATATTGTTTAAACATTTTTACAAGGTGGGATAAAAATAAAAAATGCCCTACACAAAATCATACGAGGAATTTGATATTGAAGATTTACCCGAGCAATTGAAAATATTGAGCCAAATAGAGTATCCTAAAAAAGGATATATCCTGGTATTTAGAGGATGTCAAAGATGGCCGGGGAATGGGGATAATTTTGAGAATTTAAAGGGGGATAGATTTACAATAAAAAATTCCAGAAAAATTGGTATATATAATATATGTGATAAAGAGGGACAAGAATTGGAAATTAACGGTGAATATTATTTTACTGGGAGTGATATTGAAAAAATAATTGAAAAATGGTCAAGGAAATTCTCTGTGATTGGGGGATAACTGAATATAATTGAATATAATTGAATGTAATTGTTGAATTTTATAAAATTATAAAATTTAGTTAATATTTCCCCTACCAGGTCATATATATGTCATTTCAAAAATTTTCACCCTTCCAAAATCATAAAATAATTGTCTTACTTCAGCCTTGGACAAGTTTGTTTTTCCAGTAAAATCAATATACCAGGTTTTTTCATTATCATAACCTATTTGCAAGGCCATAACTTGGATATATTTTTTCAGTATATTTTTTATCTGTGTTTCATTATATTTTCCAAATTTTCCATAAAATACTGTTAAACATGCGAAATTTTTTGATTTATTGGATTTATCATATTTTATTGGGGTTAGTTTTTTTTGGAATTTCTCCTTCCTCGGGGACGACCAGCTCTACGCCTCTTGGGGGATGCTGATCTCCTCCTCATTGATCGCCTTGATTTGCGACCTCTTGGGCGACCAACACGTCTGCGTCTAGATCCACTCTTTTTAGGGGATCTCCTTCGTCTAGGGCGACCTACGCGTCTCCTCTTTGATCCACTCTTTTTAGGGGATCTCCTTCGTCTGGGACGACCTACGCGTCTCCTCTTTGATCCACTCTTTTTTGGTGATCTTCGTCGTCTGGGTCTTCCTACGCGTCTTCGCTTTGATCCACTCTTTTTTGGCGATCTCCTTCGTCTGGGACGACCTACGCGTCTTCGCTTTGATCCACTCTTTTTTGGTGATCTCCTTCGTCTGGGACGACCTACTCTCCTTCGCTTGGAGGATTTACGAGGGGATGATCTTCGGCTCTTTCTACCTCGTGGGCGGCCTACTCTACGCCTCTTGGGTGAGGCGGATCTCCTTAGTCTGGGACGACCTACTCTCCTTCGCTTGGAGGATTTACGGGGAGACATTCTCCTGGATTTACGTCCTCGGGGACGACCAACACGACGCCTCTTGGGGGATGCGGATTTCCTTCTATTGGCTCGTCTTCGCTTTGATCCCTTCTTTGGGGATCTTCGGGATTTCCTTGATCGTCTAGGGCGACCAACACGTCTTCGCTTTGATCCCTTCTTTGGGGAACCCCTACTTTTTCTAGAGACAATTCTTGACTCATTTACAGAGTGCCTTTTGCCCCCTTTTGTATAATAATATGTGCCATCCTTTCGTTTATGGACTTTTAAAAATTTACCACTAATTTCAACATACATTTTTATTTATACAAAATATAAAAAAAATTGTAAAAATTAAAACATTTAAAAAAATGATTTTTTTGAAAATTTTACCCATTTCAAATAACCCAGAATTTTTGAAAAATTGGATACCTATAATAGGTGAATACCAAGTAAATAACATAATATTATAATAATAGAATAGAATAAATGGAATACGCAGAGAATATAAATGGGTATTCGCCACACAAGGAAACAGTATATAAATTGATTGAAAATTACTATGATAACCCTAAAATGGTAAAAGTAGAGGATATTCCTGATAAGAATTCCATCAATGGGGGTAATAATGGGAAATCAATCTATGCCTGTAAAATCTTTTCATTGCTATCCGTTGATAATAGGTATATTATAGCCATTACCCCCAAAGATGACCTCCCCATTGGGTTTATGAAGTATCTCAAGGATATAGAATGGGAATGTTTTCAAACACGTAGTATTAGGGATTATCCCCATAAATTTAAAAACTCGCATAAATACTCTTTGAATGTGGCTAAAAAAACAGGGGATTATCTTGCACCATTTCATGTAAGATCTAGGACCAAAGATGCATGTGAATATGTTTCCAATGATTTACCCCTATTAATCACATTATTAAATTCAGGTAAAAGTATCTATACCTTTGGGAATGAAGGGACATTGATATCTGCACTGGAAACATTCAATACAATTCTGACATTTATCAATATTTAAGAGTTTGTAAATTATTCAAAAATATTAAAAACAGTATTTCTAATCAGTAAAGAAAGGGAAAATAACCTAAAATGTCAATCAAAGAGGATATGCGAGAATTAGAAGGGATCAACTCTGAAATTAAAAATTTAAATGCCCAATTGAAAGAGTTGAGAATAAGCAAGAAAAATGCCGAAGAGAGAATAATAGCATTTTTAACCGAAAAAGACTTACCGGGATTCAAGGACCCAAAAAAGAATATTTCAGTGGTCCTATTGGAAAAGGAAATTCGCTCAAGAAAAAAGGAAAATGAAAAGAAACAGGATTTAATAGACATTTTAGAGGAATTTAGAAGCAAAAAAATAAGGGCTGATGATATGGTCAAGGATATTCAAGAGGCATTAAAAGGACCTAGGTCAAGTAAAACAGTGATTAAAATAGAGAGGATCAAGAGGGAATGAAAATTTATTTTATAATATTATAAAATAGTGTTTTTAGTCAGATTGACAGTGATCGAATGAATCCTACACAAAACTTTGGTACATTTATTGCATCATTTACTATTGACCTTTCTCCAAATTGTATCAAGTCTTATCTTGATCTTTTTAGCATTTTCATATTCGCTGTCCAATTCAGCTACATATTTGTCATATTTAACCTTTGTGAATTGGGCAGGAGTTCCATGACATTTTTTACATTTTTCAGTATCAACTATATTTTCATTGCAACTACACATATTTATACTACAATAGATATATGGCCTTCCACAAAAGGGACAATAATCTGCATTTTCTACTGTACTGGTTTTATTGCAATATTCGCATTTTTTACTAGTCATTTTCTATCTTTTTATTTGATAATCTTTCTCAACAATAAGAATGATCTTTTAAATAGTTTTCCGGGGTTATTTTAAATGATATATTTACTCGCAATATTTTCCTCTACATGAATCGCATATTTCATATTTACTACAATTTTTACAGTGTATATTGGATGTAAATCCATACATTTTATCAATTCTTCCCCTTGTTTTATCCATTATTTTTTTCTCTCTGTTATATTTTATACACAAACCCTCATAATATTCATGGAAATTTTCTTCTGACATTTTTGTGGGATTCTTATAACATTTTGTACATGGTTCGGAACTCATGACATTATCATTACAATCACACATGTTTATACTATATACTTTTTCGTACAATTTACCGCAATAGGGACAATATGTAAAATTATTCTCCCCCTTTGTTGTGGATATTTTATTGCATGAATTACATTCCTTGGTCTCAATCATTTTTTCTATATTTCTTTTATAGAATAATATTTTTATTTAAATAGATTATCATGGTTATAAAATATATAAAAAATGGCTATTTTCTTTGATCATGGTATAGCATATTTAATACCAATTTTCAATGAGGAAACTGGACATTATAAAACCATTACAATAAATGGGCAAAAATTCGTAATGGTGATTGATACTAGAGAAACTGATGGAAGATTAATGAGAATGGAAATTTATGAAAGAAACCCAATAGAATGGGACTCTAATGATTCTGAATTTTATAGAGATTTTGACCCGGTGAAAGAGGGGTTGGAAATTTCCCCAGAGGAATTGGAGAAAATAAATAGAACAGAAAAGGAGATAGGGATTAGGGGAAATTGGTACGAGGTGAATATAATATTTGATACGTATAATTAATCACTAAATTTTATAATGATATAAAATTGTATATTTTCATATATTTTCCCTCAATTTAAAGGCTGATTGAAAATAGCCCAATTCAACGTCCTTATTTACTCTATCTTTTATCCATGCTTTATATAGACTTTTTACAGGCCATTTAACGGGAACCGTATAAATGATTCTATCTATAGCGTAATCAGGGATATCATAATCATGGCCTTCTATATTCAAAATATCTGAAACATTAACGGAAAATGAATTATTTAGATAACATAAATCTATGATAGTCCTTATTTCCTCTGGTTTTAATTTAAATGTATAGCACCTATTTTCGAGAAAATTTCTAAAATATTGAGGTAATTTAGATTTTAAAATTTCAAGTAGAGAATCTTTATAGTTTGATTTATTCATTAAACGGTGAATTTCGTCTATAAAGTTTTTTTCATATCCATTCATATAGTATATATCTATAGTTTTTTCTATGGATTCTTTAGAAAATCTATCAGCATAATTATCCGTTAAATGATCCAACAAAACCATGCTCGAAACATGTGATAATATTGTATGGTTTCTCCCATTCAAGTCTGCCCCATTTGCTAATAGATAATCCACTATTAAAATCATCTGATGAGTGAATGCATTATTTTGCACATAGTGAAATAATAGGTAATTATCATCAAAAGATAGGTCTAGACCTTTGGTATGTAAAAACTCGAGAATTTTTGGGTCTTGGTGTATAACCCTTTTTGCTATATAATTATCATTAAATGAAAAACTAGCCCCTAAATTTATTAGAGTTTTAAACAGATCAAAATGTTTATTGTCAAAAGCCCTTAGTACTGGCCTGTATTCATCTGGGTCTGTTTCATCTAGGAAACTGTTTAGGAAATTTATATCATCGGATATCCCTCCTTTTTTTACGCAATTTTTCAATATATAATCAAAAATTTCTGTATGACCATGTCCGCATACATTTGAGAGTATTCTAGGATACTCTAAATCTGCTCCATTTTCTACAAATAATTTTACAATGGCTAAATCTCTCTTTTCCTTTCTATTGAGATATATTGCCAATTGTTCTGTTTCAAAATTAGGAGATTCCATTCTATTTTTTTATTTTAAATTTTCCTTTAAAATAATTATATTTTTAATATCTACTTTTTCCCTTTACAAAATATCTATACTTCTTCACAGATTATCTTTGTGCCTACTCATATCAACAAAAGGGTATGCCAGGTACCCTTCTCTAATTCTTGCCATTGTTTCCTTACCATCTGAGATACTATTAAAATCCATGGATAATTCCTCTATACAATTTTCTATTTGAAAATTGCCAAAAATAGTATCTCTTTCCAAAGTGACCTTGATATCCAATTGTTTGCAGGGAGGGAAAAAATATGATTCGGTGTATATTGGCCTAAAATTTACATTTTTATCCTTGCCATACATTATTACTTTATACTTTTTCATTATTGGATTTTTCACTGTAGGAAACAAGGATTCGGCGAGTTTTATCCTCTCTCTAGTATCCATTTCAAAATCCTCAAATACAGTGGAATATTCAACCTCTTGGATATTGTCCTCTGTACATTTACCAAAAACCTGATTATTTTGTAACAATTCTATTTTTACCGGTTTTTTACTGCAAATTATATAGATCATTGATAGCCAATTTTCCGAGGGTAATCTCTTATTAACAATCACATGGCCATTTTCCAATTGGTCATCATTATATTTGTTATGAGTCCAATCGCCTATACCAAAGCTTATTATAGCATTATATTTTTTACCTGCCAATGTTCCCGACATTTTTCTATTTTAAATTCTTTTTAAAATGATATTTTATTTTATTATTTTTTCAAAATTTTATGGGGTTATAACAGCGTTAATGACCCCTACAGAACTGAGATCGGCTATCAACTGTTTCAATGCATTTGTCAATTGAGCAGCAGTATTATCACCTGTAGCCAATGTACGTGCAGGTACTGATGCTCCTGTTGTTGATGTCCATCCCGTTACAGTATTTGCTATTCTACCGTATTGTATGAATACGGGATTAAAATAAACAACAGCGGCACCGGGACCAGCAGCAGCTACCACTGCACTTACTGTTATAGTGGCAAAATCCGCAGATACAGTCAAAACATTGACATTTGTTGCATTCACAGTGATCCAGCTTCCTACATAGACTTTGGCATCAGTATTACCCACTAGAACAATTGTGGTTGTACCATTGGTTGTTGCTGTGACTCCAACCAATGTTCCTGCTGTGCCAGCATTTGTGGCTACCCAACCAATGGATTCTGAATTATCAGGGTCAGAGTTCTGAATTATAGCCCCTTTTTGTACAGTGGCCCCTGTGGGCATGACACCTGTGGCATTTCTCAATACAAAATTGGGCCCTCCTGCTGACAATGCAGCGTCTATTGGGGTACCATAAATTACAGTTGGATATCTCTCAAATAAAGTGGCTGTACCTATAGATATGGCCTCGACTGTATTACCTATAAAGGAATTATCAGCAAGATAAATCCCTGTTCCGAAATATCCTACTCCAAGGGATATACTCACCACAGCAGGGGATGTTCTGGCATCACATATATTATCTACAATGGAGAAATTTCTCACTCGTGTGGCTCTTGTTCCTGCACCAAAAAATCTGATTGCCTGGCCGGTATAACCAGCAATATTATTAGAATGAATTTTTATATTATTTTTAGCTACATCAAATAGAGAAGGGGTAGGGAAATAAATGGCATTAGAAAATCCTACACCTGTGCATATGATATGATTATTATTTATATTCGCGGCATTTATAAGAATAGTTTGGCATAAGATACCTTGTGTGACACCTGTCATATAATTTCCCTCAATATTTACTCTATCATAATAATTGTTCAATCTTATACCGTCAGTTTGTGTTATCTTTGTTTCTATCGTATTATTACTGATATTACACACACCGGCCAAACTACCCTGAGATGTAGCATTATATACACCCAAAGGATCACCATCTACTATACCGGCATTTCCCCCTGTGATGAAATGATTATTACAACATTGGGACAATGTCCATCCACTGTTCAACACTGCCTCAACCAATCCAGTGGCTTTATTTCCAATGATACTATAATGATATACACCCGCATGTGCTCTGTAAGCAGATCTATGATTATCAGTGGCATTATTTCCCATTACAATGACCTCACCAGTATATGCACCATCCATTGTATGTCTTGTTTTAAATGTCTGACAGTTTTCCATTTGAATATATATGCATCTTTGAAAGAAAGCAAAATAATATCCCGTGCCTAACCCTTCTACAAAATCACTATATATAAATCCGTCCGGATATCCATAGCCAAAACAATTAGAAATACGTAAATGCCATGAATATGCTACATTCATAGAATGTCCTTGACACCATTTAAATATACAATCATTTATATTAACATTATAACATCTATATAATTCTAAACCATTTAACCCAAAACCGTTAGCTAAAGTGGCATTTACTGTGGGTGCCCCTAAAAATGTCAGACCGCTAATAACAATATTTTTCGCGGGTTTAATGATTTGTGCTGTAACAACATATGTTGTAGCATCCATTGCGAAAAATAACTGAGAATCAAGAGTGATGACATTACCTGCAATTTTCACTACTTCTCCAAAATTTATCCTATTATTTCTAGCTGTATTATCCGTATACCATAATTCACCATCTGCATTAGATTCATTGGTACCAGAATAAATATATAGTACATCCCCTATTGCTATGTCTGATGCACTTGCTACTGTTATCGTAACGGCCCCTGCAGCTATATTAGCGGTTACTGTGGTTGTATTAGCGGTACTTGTAGATTCTCCATAAATACCTAAAATAGGCTGAAAAAGTAGCGCGGGAATAGTACTTCCATCTAATGTGGCATTACTTCCTTCTAATACGATATTAGATTTTCCTGTCATTGTGAGAGATGACGTAATTTTATAGGTTCCAGGAGGGAAATATACAGTATTTGATGCATCTAGAGCCTTTTGTATAGGAATGGTATCATCTGCTATATCATTACCTATGGCCCCCCAATATTTTACATCAAATGGAATGGGAATAGTTTGAATTAATTCCTCTGTCTGAGAAATCCAATTTTGAAATTGATGTGTAGGATATGACCTACTAACTTTAAATGTCTGTGTACTCATTTATTAAATATTTTTTTTACATTTTATTTTGAAATGAAAAATTATATAATCTTTACCACAGATTTTGATAGCTGACCATGGCTTATTTTGAACCTACCGGAATACATGAAATTATTCTTGAATAAATCACTATTGAAAAAATCGGTAAATATATCTAAATTGATTTCCTCTCTTGGTATCAACAGTAATAATTTACCGCCAAAATATTCTACCTTTCCCCTAAATGCAATCTCTTTTTTTCTGGATTGATTTATCATGTAAATACAATCTTGTCCCCTAAAAATATCCATTACATTAATATTTCTAAGGGCCCCAAATTCAAACCAATTTTTATCATTAAATTTTCGTATTCGTCTATCTAACAATTTTTGTTTGTTATCTAACATATATTTATCGATTTTAGTATTTTCTGTAGGAAATTCCCGTAAAAGAATATATTTTTCACGTTTATTTTTATCAGTTAAAATATCAGTATTTCCGATATTTGTTTTAAACACGGATTCACAGCCGGAAACCAACCCTACATGAACAGTGAATAAATCCTGGACTGATTGGGTATTATTTATCTGACCGTATAGATTTATATTGGAAATCCCCATTCCCAAAGTATCTACCCCTTTTTCAAATGAAATCATACCTTGAGAATTGTATAAAAAATAGTCGGTATTTTTCATGGGAATACCCGAATAATCCGACTGATCTGAATAATATCCAATCTTGTACGGGGCTTTTTGTAATAGGGATTTTTGGTATCTAAACAATATAACATTTATAGACGCACCCCGGAATAGATTTTCACTGAATGGTTTATAAATATCGGTAAAACTGCCTTTATCCATCATTTTTTCCAATAATTTTATAGAACCGGTATTCTTGAAAAAAACAGCGGGAACAATGAATATTAATTCCCCATTTTTTTTCAATAAATTAAAACATTTGGTTATAAAGTCTAAATATCCGCCTGTTTTTATATAAGGTGGATTTCCTATAATTGTTCTATATTTTTCTGTTATTTCACATTTTAGAAAATCCTGGAAAATAATATCCTTTCTCAACCCCTTGAAAAATTTAATTGTTGGGTCTATTTCATACATGCAAAATTCGACATTTTTATACCGTTTTTTTGTAGCGATAACCAGGTCACCCCTCCCCACAGATGGTTCAAGGATTTTTTGTGAGACGGAAATATCCTCAATATTCTTGATAAAAGAAACTAGATATTTTTTCAGAGTTTTATCAGTTGTGAAATATTGACCCTTTTCATTTTTCCCCATTTATTTTCTCCAATTACATCTTTAAAATTGATTTTAATCTCTCCAATATAAAAATAAATGGAAAAAATAGTCAAACGTGGGATCCCCAATATTTTATTAGAAATCAAACAATATTTGGAACAATCAAAATTAACTCTTTATTCCAAGAATAATGATGGTCGAGTGAATAGTATAGTTTCAGAGGAGATTGTGATAGACACTATACAGAAAAAATTCAAAGATTCGTTAAATGTCCCTAAAATTCGTAGTTGGTATGATATACTTGTAAAAGAGGATAAAGAATGGCTCCCTGTTAATATAAAAATAACAACCACGAAAACAAACGATAATATAGGGAATCTTGCGCCATGTCTATATGCATATACTGATTATCCAATGAGATTACATAAAAATTATAACAATGGTGTGATATCAAAAATATTAGTAAAAAAATTGGAGAACAAGGAATATAATAATGACCCTAAAAGGGACTATTGGTTTATAGTGATAAATAAATTAGATGGTACAGTGATAATTAATAGTGTTTTGGGGTTGGTTAAATTGCATCCAAATATCAATAATTTACCCTTTCAAATTAAATGGAAGGATAATGCTAAATATTCCTTTTCTGATGGTTGTGAAAAGGAAATTAATAAAAAGATTAAATTATTTATCAATGTTTTGAAAAAGCCTAAACCCTCTTGGAAAGAGGAATTCATGACTAGTATCAGAAATTTGTCTATAAATTAATGTTATAGTAACGTCAAAAAATATGCTAGAATATTTTATAAAGATATAAAATATAGTATTTTGGTATATTTTTGATATAAATTTTTTGACCAAAGCCAAAAAATGATAAATAAAGCCAAAATTATAAAACTGGAAATCCGAGTGCACCACCCGATATACGAATTATATTATTATCAACTGCTGTTAAAACTGAGGAAAATGTTTGTGCGAAATCTGCTCCTTGTCCAGCAGTACCGGTACCAGCAGCAGCGGTGACTGCCAAAGTAGAGGCAGTTGTACGAATTGACACATTTGTCAATTTACCGTAATTGGTGCTGCCCATTGGGTCGAGGCAGAAAAAGTCAAGAGAATAAGAGTACATGTGATAACCAGTCTCTTCAGGGATGACAGGGGCATGATACCATGGCTGAATCAGGGAGAAATAGTCTGAACCCATGTTTCCAAGTCTTGCAGTGTTTTCGTACAATAAAGTAGTATCCTGGATAGGATCAGCAGCATCAGCCGGTCCAGGATCCAACAACCAATTTGGACCGACACCAATGACGATTGGTGATGCGGTCTGGTAGTTTTGCCAATCAGATGCAGTTGTGGTATTTCTAATAGCAAAGAACAACACTTTGATTGAGTGGGCAAAACGAATATCATACTGTTGGTTGGGATTAGTGACAGGGGTCCATGGTTGAATTGGAGCTGTCTGTACCTGTTCAATAAGAATATCTCTTGGAGCACAACCCATCCTTTCTCTTTCATCATTGGACACAATGGCATAATTGGCCCAAACTTGGACATTTTGCAATGTAGGAGTAGTGGTGATCACTGTTCCAACATCTGCAGCAGTGGCAGGACGGGTAGGATTAACACCTGTACCTTGGAGGGCGGGATCAGTGACCTCCAATAATTCAGTCCAATCACGCATGTCAAAGTTAATTCTCATTTCATTATATGGCAATGCAGCTGTGGGAAGTGCAACACCAGAGTCACGTTCATAGAAAAAGGGAAGAGGAAGATTCAACGTAATAGCAGGAAGGGTAATATTGAGCTGACGAAGGTCATCAACATTACCAATCATGATTTGGTATCCGTTTCTCTTTCCGGCGGGGGTAGTGAAAGCAGACCAGAAATCAAGGTGATAGTTGTCAAAGCGGGCAGCAACCAAGTCGTTAAAGGTAATGCAACAATCACGGATCAAGGCATGCATAAAACCAGATGTCCAATGAATGCGCAAGTTGAGCAATTGAGCAGCAGCTGTGAGGGTGACAATGGGGGTAGTCAATCTCAACCAGGTATATAAGAGATAATCACCTGAACGGGAAATATTTACTGACCATTGGGTTCCAAAGCCGGGAACACCAGATGACCTGGACAAAATCACTGGGACTTGGGTGAACCAGGTAGCTTTACGAGTCTCACGGACAAAGTAAGCTGTGGCCTCATCACCACCATATTGATACTTTTCACTTTCATCATAGGTTGCTAAATCAATAAAGCCACTTGTGACGTTAGATGTGCAGATAGAATTAGACATTTTAATATATTATTTTATTATATGGAAAAAAATAAAAAATATTTTTTTTCGAAAAATAATGGGGAAAATGTATATTTAAGGATTTCAAAATTACAGGGTTAAAACGGAAAAATTAAAATCAAATAGTGATTTAATATAAATAAAAATAAATAAAAAATGAATTGGTTAAACGCTGCAAAATCCGGAATAAATGCCCCTAAACAAACTGCAAAAGAACAGGAAAATAATTTAAAATCTAACAGGGTTCCTTCGTATGAGAATCCATACAAGAATCCGTATATAAATCCATATATAAATGGATGTGAATATCATGGATCCAAAGACCTACCTTGTTGGGACTGTGTAATTGATGATCATGATTATGACTGTCGTGATAATGATCTTGATGAAATATGCTAGGTTAATGATGTTTCAATAATTTATAATACTATAAATTTTCTCTTTCCTGTTTATATCCCCTTATAAAAAAATAATATTCCCCTATTTTTTATACTTGATTTTCCTATTAAATCCTTGTATGAGCCAATCTCTGAAAAATACGATTTCATATCATCATATAGGTACCAGTTATTATCATGTAAAAAACAAGCTAAATAATGTCCCCCCGATAGTATTCCCAAATGGAAAATTACAGAGTAGAGATATAATGTTTCATTCCCTATTTTAAGCTGTTCATCCGGTATTACTGTATTTTCTAGAACAGTATCGATATGAGCCCTTTGAATATAGAATACATAGAATCCTAATGTTTTCAATACTTGGTTAATCTCTATTTTCCCCATATAGTCATGACCTGTTGTATCAGAGGAAAATTTGACCCCCTCCGTGAGTATCTGTTTTCTCAATAAATCCGATACCTTGATATTATCAACAGTGGATAGATAGAAACTATCAGTAAAATTTATGAGACTAGCAGACTTGTCAATAAAACTGCTAGTCTTTTCCGTTTTTCCTTTTAAACCATTATTACCCTCCGAGGAGGGATCACCGTTCCTTATCCCATACACTACTGTTTTCATTACAGCGCCCTTGACCTTGAATATATCAAACAAAAATGTCAAAAATTCCCCTACATCCTGTTCCGATGTGCTTGAAAATCTCTTGCCAGTCTCACAGGCTGAAATTAACTTGCGGAAATCAATACAGTAATTTATATCGGTTTCTCTGAAAATAAATGCCCTCAGTTTTTTTAGGTAATCCCTCAGATTTTCCAATTGACCCCCACATTCATTTTTTGAGAGATTATCAGAGAATAATTTATAACTAATGATTTTTGGCATATTTTGTTGATATAATAGGGAAAATAATACAGTGTCCATGTAGCATGAATTTGTCTTGTTTGGTATAGGGGCTAATTCTCTGATTTCCCTATTTTTCATAATATTCACCGGTTTAGCATTCTTTACATTATACTCTATATTGGCGGGGGATATTTGGATATTGGCGGGTTCTTTATGATATTTCAGATTAATCCCTATATTTTCAGATGCGGAAATCTGCCTTTTAATTTCCGACATGCTCAACCCATTCATTTGTACATGAATAATCTCTGCCCCTAGGATTTTGGCCATGTAAAAATAAGGGGTATAATCAATATTCGCATTTACAATATACAGGAAATTGACCATTATAGTCTTTTCGAAATCCCGTGTAGTTTTGGGTAATTTTAAACAGTTGGTCAGAATGCAATTTTTCTTGAGAAATGTCAATACAGGGAAACTATGCAAATATTCCCCAGAACTTTTAGGGAATACCATGTACCATTCATTTGGTGTGAATTTCAAAGGAGATTTTACAACCTCTATATTGTTCTGTACGGGTTTCAGATTACTAGCCTTTAATATCCTCCTAAATTGTTCATTATAAACAGGTTTTATATATTGCATTTGTGGTAGTATGTCTGTTTTGTATATTAACCCCCTATAACTTGTATAATCAGTGGATGATAGTATTTTTTTCAGATATCCCAATAGATTTTTTCTCTTGACCGATTTCGTTATCCCCAACCTATATTTCACTATCTCTATTAATTTACTGGGAATTTTAGCATATTCTAGATAGTTGATAAAATTTGCATGATTTACTAGATGGATATCACCATAGTTGAACATGTTTTGGCATAGCGTATTTAACAATAGTGACAATTTAATATTTTCATTTATATTCTCAGTATTATATGAACGAATATCACTATCAATATTTTCGTATGAAATTTCCGGATTTACCATGCGTATCAATTTTCCATTAAACATGAGCCACCCATATTGTTTGTAAATGTCCATTTATTTATTGGATTTCCCCCTTTTAAAAATAATTTAGAATAATTTATAAGGTTATAAATTATATAAATTTTACACATTTTAAAAATCCTCGAAATATTCCCTTGCTTTATTATACCCAACAGAAAAATAATCAAGCTTTTTTCTCACGGAAAGATTAAGATCAAATGGATTAACAATTTCTTCTGTATTTTCAGGCATTCCCCCAGATATCTCAATAATATCACAATTTTCCGATACATTTTGCATTCTGAGCTTTATTAATTGTTCAATGGGGATAAACGCAACATGGTAGAGATATTCTATTGTCGATTTTTCCTGTAAATTTTTAACCGTGTCGGCAACCATATTTATACCCAATACCTGTTCCCCATTTTTAGATGCAATTTTGTCAGCAATATCAATGGGGAAATTATTAGTACAATATCCATCTATATAAAATTTCCCCATGTATTCAAAATTGCCAAAAATTATAGGTAAATTACAACTCGCTCTCAATGCTGTCAAACAAGGCATATTAGGATATGTATCAATAGATAGGTATTCCTCTACCGCATCAGTGATATTATAGGTACATACAATTAGTTTTTTTCCGGTAAGATCGTAAAATTCATTTAGGGTTAATAATCTCCCTACTTTATCCATTGTCATTTTTTCTAAATGAACATTGATTTCTTTATTATAATCAATAGATCCCTGTCCATTTTGCAAACCATTCACGTTTATTGGAGGTATATTTTCAAAGACTTTATTTACGCATATCCAGGTGATTATTTCAGTGCCAGTATATCCCAGACCAAATAGATATAGGATCATGGTACCGATAGAATTTGCATATAAATAATGTATTTTATGTGTATAAAAATTATCTATGCAATATTGTAGAGCACCTAGAGCATAAAATCCTTTTATTGCTCCCCCTGAAATCACGAGATGTTTATAATTGTTCATTATTTTTGATTGTTTTTTGATTATTTTTTTAATCGTTCCCGCTTGAACAGTAAAATCAATTATTTTAAATAGATTTATCAAGAAAAAAAGAATGAAAGGTAATAAAAAGAAAAAAGAATGAATACTCTTCCTCTTGAATTACTGGATTTAGTATGTGAGTCTGTCACATATGAAACATTGAGTATAATTTCTCATGATATATTATACATTTTAAACAGAAAACGTCTAGAAAATTATTGGAAAAAAACAATGGTACAAATATTAATAAAAAAGAGAGATATTCGAGGGGTGAAATATCTGATAGAATATCATAAGAATGTCAAGGCAAATTTCAGTGGATATAGAGATTCCTATATAAATCAAGTATTTTTATGTGCATGCAAGAATGATAATTTTGAAATGATAAAATATTGTATTTCCAAGGATATTGATAACAATCAATATAATATATTTAATATTGGGTTATATTATGCAGTAAAAAATAATAATTTACACTTGATAAAATATCTGATACTTTTTGGGGCAGATATTGGGGATAATCTAAATTGTGCATTGGAAAGTGCTATACAATATAGGTATTTTGATATAGCTGAATATCTGATATTCATGGGGGCAAAAGTTCAAATTAGAATAAATGGATTTATATGTAATAATTTTAAAAAATTAGAAATTATTGGATTTCAAGAGATAATCAATTATTTAATAGATACAAAACAGGGATATGAAACAGTTCAAGATTATATAAAAATTTGGAATAAATGTTACAGAATTCCAAACAAAAGAATTTCTTACTTGTTATCTATAGGGATAAATCCGGATGAACCCATATATGAAAATGACCCGTTAAGAATGACTAAATTTCTAAATTTACTAGAGGGATAAATGAACAAAAAGAGGAAATAAAACTGAATCCATTTAAAATATTTTAAATGGAAAAAAGAAAAGAAAAACATATAATGAATAGTGGTATCCCTATATATGATAATTTATATACAATATCCACGGATAAAGAATTGTCTAAACAGGAAAGAGAGGATTTCATGGAAAAAATAGAACAAATTGATGAAAAGGGGGCAGAGTTGGTCTTTGTCCTGATAAAAAAATATGCTATAGATAATGGGGATAAAGCACTAATTCCGTTACAGGGAAAATATGTGGGGAAAAATATACAATTTGATACTAAAAAATTACCTGCAAAACTAGTAAGAATAATATATAATTTTATCAATCAACATATCAGGTCAATGCAAGAGGTTATTGAAAGACCTGTTCTTCCTTTTTGAGTCTCCTGTTCCTCAATTGATATTGCTGAATATTTCTCATTGTTTGAATGTCCTGAATATGGTATTCCTCTGTAAAATAACTATTGTAACGTTTTCTCAAGCATTCCAATGTCAAGTCCTCATTTTCCCAACAATCATCACAAATCCACATTGGAATAATGTGTTCAAAAACATACACCTTTTCAAGAGAGATTGAACAATCACAAAAAATCTTTTTACAACTCTGACAATTCCTCAGACCACCTGTATGACCGACATATCCATGCTCACATATACCATATTTTATATATTCATCTAGAACCTCTTTTTTCGCATTAAATTCTACCATTTTATTATTAGTTATTTTCCTCAAGTATTTCTTTATAATATTATAAAGATAAATTTTAGAATTTTGTAAATGATTTTTTTCCACATATTTTGCATGTATATCCTGTCTCATGCCATCCTTGCCATTCATCTCCCCATTGATGGACAATACATTTTTCATCTATTTTTAATTTAGTCTTGCTATATAACTTTTCATATTTACTGGTTTTGGCTCTATATTTTTCTAATTTTTTATTGATATTATTTAATTGGATTTTCAAACAAGACATATCAATAGGGTTTTCTTTGTCATCAGTCATTTATCTTTATATTTTACCTTTAAACCAATTTATCTCCTTAACACTGGAGGCCTTTTTCTAGTACTGGAAATTTGTTCCTCTAGTTTTAATCTATGGGCCTCTGCTTGAGCCATTGCAGCCTGTACATTTATCTTGCCATTTGGGCTTTTCACTGGGGGTGGTTCCCTTTCCTCTATATCCTCAAGTATGTCATCCATGTCATTAATATCATCCGTGTTTTCCGTATCCCCATCCTCAAATAAATCATCCTCGGGTTCTTCCTCTTGAATTTCAGTTATTTTTGTACTACCCGGATTCCTTTTAGGGGGTCTCTCCGGGTTTTCCGGTTTAAAAGTAGGAGTATTTTCATTTTTTGGTATTGGGGTTTTCCTTATAGATTGTCCCGATAAATTTCTATTGTCGGGAGCCCTGTTTCTTTCCCTTGTGATGGGAGGTTTCTCCATAATGGGGGGTTCTTGTTGATCTCTGGTCCCATTCCCGTTTCCATTAAGGTTATCTCCCATTTCATATTTTTGAGGTTCTGGCTTTATTTTTTCCCGTACCCATTCAAAGACATATTCTCCCTCATATTTCTCGATTGTTCCATTACCCATCATTATTAATAATGTGGGTACATAATTGACCATTATTTTCCCCTCTTGTAAAATCTTGTTTCTTACGGCTTGATTATCTATACAAATTGGTACTATTCTAAAGTACTGTAAAAAATCCGGTATTGCATTTATCAAGGAAAATAGCTTTTCACAATTGGGTGAGAATTTACTGTATAATAGTACATTGTTCATTTTGGATTTGTTTAGATTTATCTCAATTTTTAGGATTGGGGTAAATCTTTTAAATCCTGAAAAAAATTATAAAATCATTTTTTCAGGTAAAATTTTATGATAATTGAAATTAGACGTTCATTTCTATCAATTTTTAAACATTTATGAACCATTTTTAAACATTTATAAACATTTTTAAAAGATCATGTCCTCTTCAGAATCAGAGAATAGCATACAGGATTCAGATGAATATTCATCGGAAGAATCAGACATTGAGGAACACGGGATTCAGATTGAGGATTCTGTAAAACAAATTTCAAGGGAATTATTAGAGGCAAGGGGATATCTTGTGTATAAAGATTTTCACAATGATTCCTACCCAAAAATTATTGGGAAAAATAAAGAAAAGAAATCCCTACAAATTCTGTTCATTATAGACCAAAAATTAAACGTAGAGCCATTGAATAAAATTATAAAGCATTTAATCGATACAGATGTCAAGCATTGTATTATTGTACATGCCGGGAATAATGTTAGTGCAAAAATATTAGAAATTTCCAATAATTTATTGACATTGAAAATAAAGCTTGAATTTTTCCCTTATAATAATCTGAGGTATAACATTACCAAACATGAATTGGTACCAAAGCATGAATTGATAACGGGGGAAGAGGCTATAAATCTGAGGAAAAAATTTGGTAAAGTACTCACAGTGATGCTCACTACAGATCCGGTCAGTAGATTCTATGGATTTAATAGGGGAGATATCATAAAAATATATAGAAGGGATTCCACTATAACATATCGGATAGTGTATTAATTGAAATCTAAATATCAATTGAAATTTAAACGGAAATCAAATAAAAACAAAATTTAATTTATAGGATTATAAATTATTAAAAAATCTGGAAAAATGGCTTTACGAAATTTACCCCCGGAACTATTGGATTTAGTATGCAATTTTATTTCATGTCCTATATTGATAGAATGTTGTAGCGCAAAATATTTATTGGGAAATTGTATAGATAATTATTATATAGGTAAATATCCGGAAAAAACAATAATTGATTTATATAAGAATTATAGCAATGATATCATGTTTGTTTTAAACGAAAAAAGAATATTAAAGTATCTAGATCATATGACGTTATATAAATTGTTGGAAAATTGTGATGTACAGGGATTAATTTGTCATTTGAGATTATTTGACCCACCCTATAGTAGGATTCATAGTAATTTTCGAAAATTCATGGATAACTTGCACGTATTTAATTCTGACTTTAAAATATCAGAAAAATGGTACGTTGAGGATTCCAGTATAGAAATAGTAAAAATATTGGGTGAAAAGGGAATACATATTTATGCGAAAGAAATGTATAATTTGGCTATTCAATTAAACAATATAAAAATGCTATCAATTATCATTTCTATAGATCCTTGTCCTAATCCCGAATATATTCTATCAATGGCGGCTATATTCAATAGGATTGAAATCATCAAGAGTTTAGAATGGTGGTATAGGATCAAAGATGATAAATCACATTGGCATGCTATATGTTATGCATCGGGAGGTGGAAAAATAGAAATTGTAAAGCATTTAACCACTGTACATTTGGATTTTCAACACTGGATTTATACTGCTATTTCCGAGGCAGAACGTAATAACCACCCGGAAATAGTAAATTATCTGGAAAATTACCTAAAAGAAAAAAAAGAGCAAAACGAAAGAAAAGAGATAGAGGATCACCCATATTTAAATGTTTTGAAAAAGGCCCATAATTTCATCTTCAAGGATATTTCTAATTTTTTCAAATAAATGCATTTAAAAAAATAATGATATTTACAATATAAAATAAATTGTACATTTTATTGTAAATAACATTTTATTGTAAATATTAAAAATCATTTAAAAAATGGGTAATTATTTTAGCGGAGAACAATCGGAAAATACAGTATATTCATCAGATCATTTGGATAAGATTCTATCCGGGATTCCTAGTAAAAATAAAGTTGTTGCAGAAAAGGTAAATTTCATTGAGATTCCCGATAGAGAAAGTAGATTCAAATATATTTCCAGTGGTGTCCCTATAAAAAAGAATTGTGATTTCATCTCAAATTTACAAGTGAAATTATACAAGGGAGACACTCTATTATTTGATAGTGTAAATTCAAATTTTGAATACAAGCCAATTATATTTGATTATATAGAAAAAACCCATTTTTCATTAAATGGTGTGAAAAATATCCCTGTTTCTATTGATGGACAAAATGATATATTTATTGCCCTATTGATCACCAAAGGTGATAGGGATATTGTCAATACTGATAATTTTCTCTTGGAAATTAGTTATGATGGGTGGGACAATGTAAATATGGACTTTACAGGAAAAAGAATAAACGGTACAGGGTATGAATTTTCCAATGAAAAAACCACATTTAGATATACATTTTTACAAAATGTGATTTCCAAGTATTGCAAACACACGCTTTTATGATTATCTGTATTATATTGTATTAATGTATCATAATTGTATATATTTTATAGCCATATAAAATATTGAGTTTTTTCTATTTTTTATGATCTTTTTTATATAATCTTTCAATTTTTCAGAGAAACAATATATCTCTGAAAAAGTTCCTCTTCATCTACATCTTTGGGTATAGCTGGATACAACTCACCATTAAAGAGAAACTTGTCATTGAAAATGTTATCTAGTGCATCCTCTAATCTTTGGTTTGTTCCTCTGATGACATTTACCACTTTTTTAGCCCATACAAAGTATCCTTGAATTCTTTCCCTAGTCCATCCCCAAGGAGCCGATGTTTGTAAATCTTTGCAATTGTATAGTTTATCAGCCAATTTTACCATTTTGGCTTGATAGGAGGCATTTTTAGCGTGAGATATCTGTTCCAATTTTCTTACATGCTTTGGCAATGATTTATCATCTGTCACTTCTCTTACAATATTTGCGACATTTTCCCCAAATACTCTTTCAATTTCTTCAAATGATGTATTGGTATCCTCTACGGTATCATGGAGAATGGCGGAAACGAGGATATCTATATCCACTCCGATCATTGCTAATTCACACAGAGAATTAGCCACTCCAATAGGGTGATTGATATAGGGGGTTTCTTCTATATCTTTTCTCCTTTGTGTAGAATGTTTCAAGGCTGCAAAATTCACGGTCTTTAGGATCAGGCAAGCACCCTTTATTTTGTTGAATTCCTGCCTATCTAAACATGTCTTGCATGTAAATCCTTTTTCCTCTGTGATTTTATACAATGGATCATCGATATTAATATACCCATAATTGTCGCATACTTGGCATTTATACCATTTACAGGGTGTTTGATCAATTACCTCTTCAACTGTATCAATTATATTGATGATATTAACATTATTCTCGGCCATTTGATTTATTGGTATTTCCCTTTTTCTTGATATTTTTCAGATAAAAAAAATAAATATTCAATTTTACAGAAAAAACAGGATATCTTATACATTGCTCATAAATCGGATGTTTTTTTATACAATATTTCGGCTTGTATATGTTGACATTTTCTCCCTTTGAATTTCTTTAAATTTATATATTATATAAATTTTTGTTTAATGACATTTAGACCATTTTCTTTGACAGTCTTGCAAATCGGATTTTGAACCTTGTTTAATGATAATTTCTCTATTTAAAATATCAAGCACTTTTCTACACTCTTTTTTGTCATCATAATAAATATATATTTCTTCGCCTATTAACACTACATATTTAATATCACTCCAATTGGTATATTCCTCATTGCACTCTGGGCCTAAAACAATAAAATTGGTTTCTGCAAATTTTGTTATAATTACTTTATTACTGTATAAGGCTATATGACAATAATCGGAATAGTATTCACCACCGTATAATTCTCTATACCTATCACAAAGCGAAAATTTATGATTTTTAGAATCAGAATATTCTCTCTCCAATAGTGTTAGAAAATCTCTTCTGGCCATTTTGTGGTATTTCCCTTTTCTTGATATTTTTCAATAACAGGAATAAATATTCAATTTTACAGAAAAAAACAGGATATCCCATACATTGCTCATAAATTGGGTGTTTTTCTAAACATTTTATACAACATGTTATGAAAATACCTATCTTTATCATTTTCTATACAATTTATATCGGCCCCATTTTCTATAAGGTAATCCACCATTTCATGTTTGCCATATTTTACAGCCTTTCTCAATGCATAATTGTTCTTAGCGGTGATATCTGCCCCTTGAGATACCAGATATTCCACCATTTTTAAATTACCTTTTTTTGCGGCAAGCCTAACAGGCCAATTATTACCAATTTTTATATCCATACCTTTTTCTATTAGATATTTCACCATTTCCACTTCCCCCCATATTATTATAGACATTAATAGTGATGATCTTTTATACGGCACAATATCAGCTCCTTGATCTATCAGAAATTTAATAACAGGAAAAGCAAATATTCCAATAACCAGGGCTTGTTCTAAAAATATTTGAATATTTACTTTAATGGATATTAAATATTTTAACCCATTATAATCCCTATAATGTATCAATTGAAAATAATTTTCTTTTTTACAGTATAATTTTAATTGATATTTTCTAATTTCAAAGAGAATGGAATTTCTGGAATTATCACAAAAATCATAACAAACATTTATAAATATCTTTTCCTCTATTTTTCCACATATAATTTCTATTAATTCAAAGGGCAAGTTGTTCATTTTTTATCCCTATTTTTTTATCTTTTCATAAATATAATTTTCCACTTTAAAATATATATAAATAATCCCCAAACAAAATATAATGAATAATAATATTAGGATAGGAAAGGGGGTATAATGAAATACCCCCTTCTTTACCCCGGGCTTCATATTACCCCCTTGTAAAGCATATTGGTATATATCCACTGGGTCATTTTGATTGCAATTTACCACACATTCCGTAAGGGAAACTCTGGATTTTTTATCGGGGATGCATCTATAATTTTGGTAGCAGGAAAACCCAACATCTTTGCTATCCAACACATATAATGGGGAAATCTCAATTTCCTGAATTTTTGGCATCTTTTTCAGACTGGGGATATAATATTTTTCCCCTTGATAAAAATACAGGGGAATTGTATTGGGTACAGGTGTTGGCCATACAATCATGGATACACAGTCTTTTAATGTTGAAAAATTGGGATCCCTTTCAAATTTTACAGAGGTTATCCCTACACCATCATTTTCTATACAAATTAATCCCATTCCCGTAGGTATAGGGGTATAATTGGGAACTATTGCATAAAAAGTATTTCCCTTGCTACATTTAAATTTCTCAGATTTTGGGTCCAATTCTGAAAAACGGATAATCCCTGAATCAATACAAAATGGAAAGGGATACAACTGCTGGGAATTTACCCTCTTTTTTTGTTCTGTCATTCTTTATTTAATAAAGAATTTTTTTCAATAATTTCTCAATACCTATATCATTACCTTTTTTACCCTACTGTTTGCTATAAATTCTACCTCCCCGGGTGTATCAGTAATTTCTACATTTTTCAAAGAGGTATAATCCACATATATATTTTTCATGAATTTATACTTGCTATATTCTCTACATTTCTCTGCACATTTCAATATTAAATCTAAACTCGGATTCATTTCCTCTAAAATCACATGAGGGGAAGGGAAAGATGATAAATGAAACCATATATAATTTTCATTTATTAATTTTAGGGATTTTACCAATTCAGTATTTTCTTTTGCATTTTCCCCTATTTTTATATTAAATATTTTTCCATTGGTAATATTGATATTTTTCATTTATTTGTACATTTTTTCTCTCAATAAATAAACAAATGAAGAGATACGTATTAATTACAATATTGGTAATCATTATAATAATCTATATATTTTTGGGGGTCAGAATATATTATTCGTATAAAATTTTACAGCAAAAAACAAGGGGTATATCTTTTGCTTTGAAAAATGGTTTAAAATGCCCGGAAATAAATTGTAAATTTATTGATGCCAATTTGCCCATTCCCGATATAAATTCTGTAAATTTCCCTGAAAATGTGGATATTCTTGTTACATCAAAATTCATAGCTAATACAATTGGTAAAATTTCCAATAATTTATCATTACCGGAAAATGTTATAGGAAAATACAATTATTCGGGTAAATTATTTGGTGTGTTAATTTTGGATACAAAAAACAGTGCATTGTATATAGTGTTTAGGGGTACTAGAACATGGGATGAATGGAAACAAGATTTTAATTTTGTACAAATTATCAATGATTTTACTGATCAGGGTCCTTTACCTGGGATATCATTGATAGACAAAAAATTATCAGGTAAGCAAGAGCCTTTACCATTGTCGAAAAAACAATTAGGAGTATTAAAGATTTCTCAGGCTTTACACGGATTATCAATGGATGCAAAAACTCCAATGATTCATAGAGGATTTTTAAATATATACAATTCCTTTAAAAATCAGTTGATATCCGATATAGATAAATATCCCAACCACAATGTAATTATAGGGGGCCATAGTCTAGGATCTGCAATTTCCTCTATCCTAGCAATGGATTTAGCAACAAGGAATACGGGGAATATAATGATAAACGTATTTGCAAGCCCAAGAATAGGGGACTCAAATTTCACCAATGCATTTATATCAATGAATAACATGAAATATGTTCATTGGTGTAATTTATGCGACATTATCCCCACTGTACCATTGGCTGTGATGCCCAATTTAGATTTGCCAAACGAACCCTATTTTTATATGCCTATACCATCCTCTGTAAATTCCAGAGTGATCAGCTTTGAAAAAAATTGGCTTTCATTGGAAAATAATCATACATTACCACTCTATATAGAGTACTTGTCAGAATATTCATCAACTCTGCTTTAATATCCTTGGTAGTGGTATTTTTAACGACATTTTTTCATTTTTAATATCGTTCCAATATAAATTCCCTGTTCTACGTATTGTCAATATACATTTTTCTCCAAATCTTGGACCGATAATTTGATTTGGAATTACGTGCTCAATACGGTACCATTTAATATCGCAATATTTTATCAACTCTGATAAATACACATTATTATCAAAGATCCAGTCAAAAATATCTATATCAACTATATTCAGGATAATTGCTAAAATTTCACTGGGTAAATCGTATATCATTTTATTAAATTTATTTTATTAAATTTATAGGTTCTATAAATTTATATTCGTTTTAATATTTTTTCCCAATATTCATCCATGTTAATCCGCAGATACACAATTTTTGCATGATTTTACACCAACATTAACTTCCATACATGTTTCACATATTTTCTCATCACAAAAATAACATTTTTTCAATGTACAGTTTTTGTGCAACCCAATATACTCTTTTCTACCACATTCTTTACATGAATTTCCGGGTCTATACAGAGCCGCCCTTGACAAGTTTCCGGCAGGGACAAATTTGAGATTTGATAGGGGATTAGTATTTTCCATTTATTATTTTATTATTTCCTGTTTTCTCCAATTAAATTTTTCAATTTTATCTGGGAATCACAGAGATAATTATAAAAATAATTATAAAGATATTCACAGAGATAACAATACCGTAAATCCCGGTACCCCCTTGTACTTGTATCCGATAATATTTATAGGAGACAATGTGGGTTTTCCTGATACATTAAATGGCTTTATATTTTCACTATTTTCATATATCCATAATTCAAATGATAATTCATTATCCCCCCCTTTGTTTTCCTGTTGATTATTTCGTGGGTTATACCCCTTTTCTCTCCAAATATCACATATTTCCAATGCGGATGATACATTATCAGTATTTTGAGCCAAAAATACATGGTTAGAAATTATCTTGTTACTGAAAAAATATGGTTCCATTTTTTCAGGTAAAACTCTATTGGTAATTGTATTTTGTCTATCAACAGATAGTATCCATTCGTCAATTATATTTTCACCTTTTATTAAAATTTGTTCGGGAAATTCAAGAAAATCCGTAATTTCATTATAAATATTCATGAAATTTGTAAATGTATGATATTTCCCAATATATTGGGGGTCTCTTGCGATATGACCCCTCAATATATAAATTAGCCTGGAAAGAGTTTCATTATCTGGCAGAATCAATTTACCATTTTTTCTCATGAAAAATTCCTGTGAAAAATTCATGGGGAAAACCGGATTCTTCCCATTCATAATATCCTCTCTAATTTCCACTTTGTTTTTAACAAATTCCGGTATTAGTTTATTCATTTCATTAGATAGATCCATTTTTTCTGCTTTTTCATTTGAATCTATTCTTGTTGATATAAACAATGAAAATTCCCATAGAAAGAATTCTGTTATATATTTTGCAATCTTTTTATAAGAATTGAAAGCATTCAAATTTATTGGGGAGATAACTATATCGGGTTTATATAATTTTACATGCACCTCTCCAAATTTTTTAGGAATGGTGATATTACTGTAATTATTGGGGAGATTATTTAATTCTCCCAATGGTAATTTTAACGGAGGAATTGGTTCAGTTTCAATAGAAACCATTTGGTCATTAATTCTACAATTAATTATACGGGTTTTTCCATATAAATCTATATATTGAGAAATAGGGGTAATTCCAAAAGGAAAAGATAATATAGTATTTCCTATTTTTTTATCAAGAACCCAAGTGGTATTTAGGGATTCATAAATATCAAGTAGAGATTTTATCACTGGATCAGATGGGGAAAATGTATATTTTGAATCACCTGACGAATCCCCAGTGGTTTTTATTATTAATTCTACCTGTGGGTATTTTAATTTTTCAGTATAATTTCCCCAATTTTCATAGACTAATATAAATGGTCTATCTTTTTTCCATGGATATCTAAGATATGCCTGACTAAACCTGGGGAGGACCATTTCCCCAATTGTTCCTGATTCGGAATCTAGGGATTCCCCTCCAGAAAATAATAGAATATTACAATTAAAATATTCCTCTATTATCCTTGCAAATTTTTTTGGATCTATATATTGGTCAAAATTGGTAAGAACACTTGAAATTTCCTGTATTGATAAATCGTACATTTCCTGTTTCCCCACAGCCAAATATTCCCATTTGGATAATTTCTCCCTAAGAATATTCGTTTTATCAGTTCTTAAAATATCATTGAAAACCTGACCTTTTTTTATAGTAAGGAAACGCGTTTCTTCAAAAAGTGCCTCCAAAACGCATTCTATAAAACTACCAGTATTTCTTGACATGCCCTTTCTATAGAAATTTCCCGTTAAAGATCCCCCATTTCCTGATGGACCATTCTGAGTTTGAGGTATATCCACCAAATTTACCAATTTTTGCAAATTTTCGGGTAATGTACCAAACCCGGTAGATGTTGCTGTCCTACTGGTGAGAAATACAGTTTGTTGTTTGGCCTCTTTTACATTAAGTTTGGGTGTTTTTTCTGTATTGGAATAATATTTTGTATAATTGGAATTTGGCTTGTCCTGTTGGTTATTTACATAGCAACATGGAAGAAATGGAAATTGTTCGGAATTGCTCAAATTTACATTTTTTCTTAACCCAGGGTATATATATTTAGCATTTTGATCACATACATACAATCTCTGAACCCCCTCCTCTGGGGTTTTAGGGAATAACATCCATTTTTCCCTTGCGAGATTTGCAACATATTCAGAATCTACAATTCTGGGCATTTCTTTCAATGGACATTTTTTACTATATCTAGATACGAAAACCTCTGGGGCAATATCTTTTAGCCTATTTCTCTCTTTTAATTTGGTTGTTTCTGTTTTACCGAAATTTGGTATCCATTTTCTATAAAAATCTATAATCTCTGGTGACAATATATTGTAAAATGCCAAGAGTTTGGAAATTATTAGGAAAAAATTATCAATTTGGGTACGATCCCTAGCACTAGATATTTTTACCCTTACATATTTTGTTCCTAGTGGATAACTCTTTAATTCCTTGTCGGATGAAGCAAGGATCTTGTCTGTAATTGTTATATTCAATTCATCTTGACCATGGATATATTTCATGTACATGCCACTGCGTTTTTTTGTGGCTTTTACACTCTCGTTTATTGATAGATATTTACTATATAAATCATTGTTTAATACAAGGTCCTCAAAAACATATTTATTTATAGATTGGTTAGGGAACGATGCAACTCCCCTTAATGAATCCTGTTTTTGATCTATAATTTTTAAATTGGGAATTTTCAAGCTGGAAATGATATTATTTATGAACTCATCCCTTGGTATATTTTTTTCGTCAAAATTGTATTGAATGTTAATTTTGATTACCCCATTTAAATGGGATGCTGAGGGATTTTTGCCATTCTTTTCATTCAAAGAATGAGGTTCCACAGATATTATCACATTTTTATAGTCCTTGCTCTTTTTAGGGGAATATTTATCAGAGACCTTGCAGAGTATATCATTATATAGGGAAATTGCCCAATCCAATGAGGGTTTAAATCCTCTGAATATTTTATAATAGTCTCTAATACTACAAAATGGGATTATTTCGCTAGTACGAAAATAATTGAAAATTTCCATTATATTAATGTTTCCAGGACCAGAGACAAAAATATTATAACCAGAACTATCCAATTTAAAATCACTTCTTTCAACCCCCTTTATATTATTAAATTTTTCAGCCATTTCTCCGTATTCTCCCATTTTCCTATTAAAAATACTGATTTTTTCATCAATTAATTTATCATATCCACTACTGCTTTTTACCAAGAATTCCGCATCTTTACTTGTTATCCCCAATAATTTTGCTATATTTTCTGTAATGGCAAATGCTATTATACTGTTACCTTGAATATTTGTGTTAAAAGCACACCATATTTTTACTAGTTCTTTTTGAGGGATTTTCGTACCTGGAAATTTATCAATGAATTTCTCGGGAGAATCATTATTCTTTTGTTGTTTGGCTATCCCCACTATTGATTTTGCTGTGATATCTATTTTTGTTGTTCCCAATGGTTTTTCAACAAAATCAGCTATATCCAGTAATATTCGTTGTTCATCCTGAATATATAGGTATTCTGGTATAGTACCTAACGAATGGCTAATTCTATCGATAACCGTATTAACCGTATCTATAGAGAAAATTTTCCATGTCTTGCCATTTAATTTAATCATTTTGTTTTCTTTTATTATTCTATTAAAATCAATTAAAAATTCATAAATGGGTACATTAATAATACTGAAATGAACAAATTACCCCTTGAATTATTGGATTATATATTTGACCTGGTAAATATAAGGAAATTGGTACAAATAAGTTTTAGGGGTTATAAAGATTCAGACTATAAAAATTCTGAATGTATTAAAGATTTTCCCCTCGTAAATTTAAATAAAAAGCGAATAGAAAAATATTGGAAAAAAGAAGCTAAAAAGGTTAGTGCTGAATATCAGACAACCCCTAGATATTATTTTGGTACATGGAATTCCGAAATAAGACAAAGATGGAAAAATATAGGATTAAATCAAAAAAAGTTGGCATCTATCGTATGTGTATGTTTTATAGGGAATATACGGATATTAAAATCCATGCTAATGATATATACCTGTATCAACTATGGAAACATTCCTATAATGATAGCCAGTCAATGCGGACATTTAAAAATAGTAAAATATCTGGTGAGAATACTACATGTTGAACCAACTCATGATTGTATAATTGGAGCCAAAATTAATGGACATGAACATGTGGTGGAATATCTATTAAATTTAATACCAAAAAAGGATATCCAGAATAGGTTTAAAATTGAAAAGATTTTAGAGGGAATTTAAAAAAGGAAAGAAATAAAAAATGCACGAAACAATTGGAGGTTCATACGAACCGCTTGAAAATAAAAAGGTCATGGAAATTGATTGGAAAAGAGTATATTCTGATTTACATCAATCATTATTTATAATACTTTTCATCGTGATCATGTGTCTTTTTAGTTTTTCCCTTTTATTTTCTGTACCAGCAATAAATATGGTTTTATATGGAAAAATAATAGTAAAATTACTAGGTATATTAATTCTCACACCTTTGGGGTTATTAGTGTTACTTTCTATTTTTGTCGCAATTGGATTAATTTTATATGGATTTGTGTCACTATATTATCATGTACGAGATAAGTGGATAATTGAAAGGGAGATAATTGAAAATACAGAAATGGAAAATGTCTGAAAAAAGCCTAAAATTGAAATATTTTGTAAAAATATATAAGGAAAAAAGCAAAAATGTCCTCATATGATTTTATCATTGATTCTTGTATAAATTTTTGGGATACTTTTTTTGATATATTTAAAATGATGATTGATACAGTATTTCCAATGATATTAATTTTATTGACAATCTTGGCTTTAATTACACTGTGTTGTATAACACTGTTTCTAGTATATGTGATACTATATAATGAGGACATATAAAAATACCCTGATTTTATACTAGTATAAAATCCTCTATCTTTATTCAGATTTTCTCTTTTTAAATGGAAAAAATATTAACAGCAAAAATATAACAATCACAACTATACTCAATGGAAGCCAATTATTTATGATAAACCCCTTTATTCTCATATTACCATTTCCAAGCACATTTATCAAGGAATTATTGATTGACAATAAATTCCCATTTATATTGGTCTTGACATATCCCGAAAAATTATCTGCATTTAATCTGGAATCGCTCCTATAAATATATTCCCCTCTAGAGTTGAATATTAAACTGTCAAGATATTGTGTGGAATAAAAGACTATTAAACTATCGAACCGGCTTTGCGTAGCGGGACTAAATTTAAAATTGGGGAGTAGTACCAAATCTGCATAGTATTCTACAGGATACTCATTACCCTCGGGGAAATTTATGCTACTAAACATTACATTTTGAAATACCTTGTTGAATGCATTGGAAATTGTAGCTAAATCTTTGGCCGATAATTCATTGTTGAAACCATAGGGATCTAACATGTCTAAAACCATTCCAGCCATCATTACCACTGAAAATACAACAAGTGCAGCATCAACAACTAATCCTATTCCAGTGGCTGCAAATTCCGCTGCTACAGCTGCCATTGCTATAAAGCTACCAATTTGTTCCGTAGCCAGAGCAACTGCGGATGATACAATTCCATCTAGAATTGTATCTGTAAATACCTCTCCAATTTCAGAGAAAATTGATGATATTACCTCTTGATCCAATTTGGCAAGGTTGGTAGATATATTTCTCAATTGAGTGGTTATCAATTCGGAAAATTTGGCCAACCCCTTTTCTCCCAATGTTTGTATTCCATATACCTCTAAAAGATTTTTTATCCCCTCTGGTGTGAAAATGGCTGATAATTTCAGTTCTACCTCGGCAAGGATATCCTTGGCCCCTTTTTCAAGAAAATCCCCAAAGGTTTCCGGACCGTCCCCTGCATTCATATTATCAATCATCAAACAATATTTGTCCATGCTCTCAATTTGTTTTTCAGTTAGACCAAAAGAGGAATTTTTATAAGCATCAGGATATTTACAATAACAGGAATAATCCAGATTTTCCGGACTTTGTGTTTTACAGTATTCATCCTTGCCAAAATCATATTTGGATAGATCACAGTATCTGTTTAGGTCATTTTCCTGGTCCTGTGTCAATTTAAATTTTGTAGCAAAAATATCAGGGGATTTACAATAACAATCGGCAAAGTCCGGATCTTGCCTTGATTTTACGTTTACACAATCAAGTGCCGGGTTGCTCATTTATTTGGAGAATTAATATTTAAATACCGAAAAAGAAATATAAAATACCCATGATTGAATTTGAAGATATTAAAATAGCGGAAAGAGCCGAAAAATATCATGAAAAAAGAAGAAAGGCAAAACTGGCAAATCCTGCAATATGTTATGCTTGCAAGAAAAAATTTTCCTCTGGAACCCTATTATTCGAACATTTACGCGAAAAACCATTGCACAAAACCGAGTTTCATTGGATTTCCTATACAATAAAGTGTAATAAATGTACCGAATTTAAAGAGCAGGGCTGGCTCAATATTCCATCAGGACATTTTCTCCCAACCGGTAGGGGAACTTTGATTGAATGCCAAGGTATATATGTTGAATCCGTACAAATAACTCCATATTATAGAGAAAATGAACGATATTCCATTACTGATTTTGATCAGGCTGATTTATTGGCTAAAAATGGTTCAATTGTCCCATGATTGTGAATATCCGTTCCATAGGCTATCACTCTATAAAACTGAATTGTATAGAATGAATGAGGAAGACTCATCTATCTGATCCTACAAAATGCACATCGAAACCAGTGTAATGTGTATAAAGTTTATCGATGTTGAAATCCTCATTGACAATATTGTGCAAGACATTAAAGAAATGGGAATAGAGAATGATCTGGAAATCTATCATGTTTAATCTATTTAACAAAATAAGCTAATAAATTTCTTTATAAACATATAAAGAAAGTTTCATTTTACAATTTTTTTTCTATTGATTTTTCCATTGATTTTTCAGAGGTGAATTTCCTTTTGATCTTGTCCTTGACAAGTATGCATAAATATACTGGTCCCCAGAATGGTAAAACAAGGATATTTAATATACTGATACACCCACCTAGACAATATGGATTCATTTTTTCTCATGTATTTCTACAAAAATTATTCATTTTTATTTTCTAAAATAATCCCTTTAGATTTATAAGATTTGATAGATTTTTTTACAGCCTCTTTCACTGAATGACATAGATAAATTGGTCCCCATACAGGCATTGTAATTATAGCGAATGCCAATAGACCACCTGAAAATACACCCATACCACACATTTTTTTCTTGATTAATTTAATCTTTTTATTTCCCTTTAATTCTATTTTTATTCAATTTTATTTCCTTTTTTTGAATTAACAGGAAAATTAAAATTGAATTATTCAGAGGTTTTAAGAGAAAATAAAAATAAAAAATGCAGAAAGTGACAGTTAATGACCAGAGATTTCTAGTATCGAGTAAAGCCAAAGATTTGATGCTGGAAAGCAAGCATCAAATGGAGTTAATGTTAAACGATCTAAATTATTCGGGATATTCCGCTTTACCAAAATTTCTGGAAATGTCAATAAACCTGAAAAATGAAACGGAAAAATATCTAATGGAGAATCCTGTTGCGTGTGTCCAGATAAACCCAGAGGAATCAGATTCGCCCTTTAAATGTGGATGTACAAGGGAGGAAATTATTTGTGACGAGCACACTGAAGAATCTGAGATTGTTTCCATGATACAGGAAATCACTGAAACAATAGAGGAAATAAAGGTATTCATGGCACGGGGGGATCCTAATGCATAAAACTGAATATGTATATACGTTCTAGAAAAAATCACTATTGTAAAAAATAATGGCATCCACAAACGATATCTTGGCAAGAAATTTATGTGTTGATTCAAAGCTCGAAGATATTCAAATAGAATTTCTATCTGTGGCAGATAGATTGGTAGCAAAAGCAAAAAAGATTGGAGACATGAGAAAAAAAATAGAGAATACCTCTGATGCAGAAATTGCAAGTGTGTTTGAGGACAAGGACCTAAAGGAAATTTCCAATGAGTTTAAAGAGGCGTATAACCATATTTCAGAATTGTTAATGAAAATGGTTAGACAAGATTGGAAAATCGGAGAGATATGGGATTCATGCGATAAATGTGGAGTAGATGATTGTTGTGAAGATTGTGACGAATAATGGTGAAAAAATAAGAATAAATATAAAACAATAAAATCATTTATTTTTTCAATAAATGATCAATTGACAAAAATACAAATGAACAAAATAAACACCATAACCAAAGAGATTTTCCGTATTGCAAATGTGCTGGAAAACCCTGAAAAATTGACACCTCATGAATTGAAATGTACATTAAAGGATCTTGAGAGTAAAATGAGAAAATACATGAAATATGATGGATGTCGTATGCCCGTAGAATGTACATGCGTGGATATCGAACATCATGATTTTCAGGATAGTGTGGAACAAACTCTATATCAGTTGGAAGAAATAGAAAAATTAAACCGTGCATATGGTTTAGAACAAATAGCGGATTTATACAATTACATTAAAGAGATACATGTCGTGATATCACCACATGCCGCACATGTACAGAAACTGTATGAATAAAACTGAATTTTAGATCAGGGGATAGGGTATATCAAGAATCATATCAAAGCATTCTATAAACATTCTATAAACATTCTATAAACATTCTATAAACATACCAGAAAATGACCGTTCAAAATTTCATTGAAAATATCCAAAAATTAACCTCATTGGAAAAGCATAAAATTGCCTCTGCACTTTTTGATGCTTATTCATTCAGGGATAATGTTCAAATTTGTTGCTGTGTTTCATGTGGAAAGCTCGGGGGGTGTGTAAAAGGATATTTACAAGGGGTCGGTACTGAAACCTGGTATAATTCGCATTTTACCACTGGTCTCAATGGGAATCAAGTTTGTGATGCATGTGTGGAGAAAAAAATGCAGGAAGAAGTGAAAAATGAAATTGAAAAGGAAATGGAGAAACAGGAAGAGGAAGAATATGAATCAGAGGAAGAGTGGGAAACAGAATATGAAGATTCGCGAGAGGAGAGAGAATATGAAAAAGATCATGAAAAAGAGTGTGACAATGGGGACGAAAAAACCGAATGTATATGCTGTGGGGAGGAAATAGAAGAGGAAGGTTGTAGTTGCGAAACATCTCAAGAGTCGGAAAATTGTTTAGATTGTTCGGAATATGCCTCAGAATGCGAAGATTGTGGAGAGTGTGTTTGTTGCTGTTGTGAATGTGGAAAGGAAAAGAGAGAAACCGAAAAAGAAATTAAAAAGGAAATTAAAAAAGAAACCGAAAGCCCAAAAATAGACAAGTTAAAAATCACAGTGGAAAAGGAAAAAAATCAAGTAAATGAAATTATCTCTAAAAAATTATTGAAAAAAGCCCATGAAATTGTTGGGTATAAACCACATAAAGAATTATCAGATTCAGCCAAGATATGGACCATTTTACGTAATGCGGGGAAATTAAGTGGATATATATCCATATTCAATGGATCTCTAAAAACATTGGAAAACTGTAAAAAATGCGAGAAATCTGAAAAGAAAAAAATCTCACCAATGTGTGATAAGCATACCATGAATGCGAGGCTAGAAGTGATTTACTGTGAAATTGAAGGATTTATAGGGGAATTGCAATCAACCATAAATTCAAGGGAAAATATTAACAAGGAAATAAAGGGCATCAATGATTGTATAAAATCCCTTGCACAACAGGTGAAAAATGTATTTGAAGATTTTCGGGATGTGGTGTGATTTGAATAGTTTGAATAGTTTGAACAGGACAAATTAAATAAAATCAATAAAATTTTCTTTATAAAACTATAAAGAGATTAGAAAGAATTGAAAAAGAAATATGCAAGAACAAACAGAATTTGATTGGGAATATACCAATCTGATTAAATTGGAAGATTTTGAACCCGATTCAGATATATTCACCGATTATAAAAGATCATTGAAAAAAGCATTGAAATCAGAGTTTAATAATTGTAGTGAAACAAATTTAGAAAATTATCTATCTGTCGTGGTGTATTATAATACCAATGAAGAGATGGGAGATATTCGCAGAAAAATGATACGGGTCATTGAAGAGGTAGATAATCCATTTAGCATCAGGTACAGAATATCATAGGGGGTTACAAAAAATAATGTTTTATACCACTATAAAACTGAATTTTCCATTTAAGTACAGGGTATAATACCAAACAGTATTAATCTGAAAATAATCCTAAATAAAATGGAAACATATGCTAGTATTCTCTTGAAAAATATGAACCCCTGTGAAATGGAAAAAATAGAGCAGGGTGATTCACAGGAACATGCCAAATACAAAACCCTATTAATGAATCATCCCAATATCAAGCTTACTGATACACTAGATGGCTTGGAAAATTATTCCTTTATAGAGTGTGCGGGTGAAACAAACCCAACCATCAAGGCCTCTAGAGGGATAGTATTTGCAGGGGAAAAAATGATTTGTAGATCTTTTCCCTATACAGTCTCCTATTCAACCAATCAAAAAGAGGAGATTCTAAATTTCTTTTCAGATTTGGACTTTTCCCAGGTGTTATTTTTCCCCTCATATGAAGGAACAATTGTGAGGGTCTTTCATCATGGTGATGAGGAGAACGGTAAATGGTACATTTCCACCAATAGAAGACTAGATGCGGATACATGTAATTGGGGACCTGATAGGGAAACTTTTGGGTCCAAATTTCGCAAGGGGGTACCAGAAAATTTTCTAGACACTCTTGAAAAGGGTAGGACCTATTTTTTCCTTATCGAAAATAATATGAAATCAAGGTTGGTCTGTCAGGTGGATTCTCCCAAGGTCTATTTTGTTGGTTCCATCTTTCAAGGGAAATTTAGTATAGAAAATGTAAAGGGATTCGAATCTCAAGCCTTGAAATTTGACTCGTATAAACATGTGATAGAAATTGCCTCTGGAATGACCTGGAAATCATATCAGGGGATTATTGCGTTTTGTCCGGGATTCATACAGGTCAAGATTCAAAGCGAGGAATACACTAGGAGATATAATCTCAGAAATAATGCTCCAAATATCCTATCCAGGTATCTAGAATTGAAAGATTCTAAATATACGGAAGAGGATAGACAATTATATAGGGAAATGTATTTTGAGCATATATCCCAGTTTGATGAATATGAAAGATACATAGATATAATCAGTACAAATTTATTGGGACTATACAATAGTAGATATATCCAGCATAGGTTTGTAAAGACTGAACCTCAAAAACACTATGTGATCAAAACAGCTTTTGAAGAGGCCGGTTTCGGAAAGGATGCCGTGGATGTAAAAAACATTAAAAGTATCCTACTCCGTCAGAATTCATGGACCTTGAGTACAATGATAAAGGAAGTACAGAGAATCAGACAGGCGTGATTTAGAACCCATAAAATTGAATTAAAAAAAGGGAATAAAGTAAAAAACACAGTAAAAAAGATAAAGATAAAATGACCAGAGGTGTTACAGGTGGAATGATAGTTTGTGCTTTTATAGAGGCTATACCTAAACCGATATGGTACGGATTATTGATCCTCACATCTCCTATATGGATTTTGCCAAGTATTGTTTGCGGAACAATTCATCATATAAAAGAAAGGAAAAGAGAAAAGGAACGGATAGCAAGGGGAAATATACACTATGATTATGGATTAAAATGTAGGCAAAAAAAGGAGGAAAAAACCGAATGAAAATAAACCAATAATTTTTAGAATTTATTAATAAAATTTCTTTATAAAACTATAAAGAATTAAAACTGAAAATAATTCATGAAATAATACCAATAATCTCATAATAAAAATGGATGATAACAATCTTTATTTTTCAAACATTAATCATGTGATAGATTGTATGAAATTTTCCGATACAGTGGAAATAGACCGTAAAAGAATAGAATCTCATGTCATTGAATTTCTAGGGTATTGGAACACCAGAGAATATATGGTAATCGTATATAGGGATTTTGTTTGTATAAAACGGAGGATACCTAAATATGAAAAATAATAATAAATTTTCTTTATAAAACTATAAAGAAATATCCAATAATAAAAAACAAATAAAAAATGGGAGATTTCCAAGAATATGATTATGAGGATTTTACAGGAGATTTTGATGAATTCAAACACGAGGTAAATGTATTTGAAAGAGTTTCAATGGGAAGATTGGGCACAAAAGTGGGGTTGAAAGATGTAAAGGGAAAAAGTACAAAAGAAGTATATGAAAAATTATCAAAATCAACCTATGAACCTAAAGAGCGTTTGGCCGTCCTTGTGCAGGCTTTGGGATACTCTTTGAAAGATGTTCATCATTTACCCATTTATGAAAAGGATATTTCCGACATTATAGAATATATTCCAATATTAGAAAAACCAGGGGACATTAATCCAATGGGATTTTTATTAGGATATATAGGTACAAAAGGAGGAAGAGAAATGAATAGAGAAAATATCACTAAAATTTTCAAAGAATTACCCGGTATAAAGGAAGGGGGAGTAATGCAAGAGGATGTCATCAGATACTGTCGTTTTTGGCTTTTGACAAGAGGAACCAACAGGAAATAAAAAAATAAAATCAAATTAAAAACCTAAATTATAAACAAAGAAATCGCCAAATAAAAAATGTATGGAAAATTACAGGGAAATATATACAAAAAATATACCAGAGAACCACCATTCAGGTTATCGTTTTAACACCCAAACAGAAAAATACAATTATTTTATAGAGGGAAAAGCAATTTTTGGAGCCTACCCAACACAATTAAATGTAAATCACTTGGAATCTCTAGGGGTCCGTTACTTTTTAGATTTAACAGTAAATCACGAAAGGGGGACCGAAAAATACTGTACCAGATATAATTATGAAAACTACCCCATTCATGACAGAGATATCCCCAATGATACAATTTCATTTGCAAAATTAATAGTGAGATATGCCGATATAATTTCCCACATTCCTTGCGGAGAATTAGTCTATATTCATTGTAGAGGGGGGCATGGCCGATCGGGAATGCTATCAACCTGTATATTGATTTTTCTATATAAAATGCTCCCTGCAAAAGCAATTGAAACTATTACTGAATATCATATTACACGTCCCTGTTTATCATCAAGATGGAAAAGGATAAATAGAAATAATGGAAAAAAAATAGAACCTTTTATAAGGGTTCAAAAAATGTTTATATATTATTTTTTCAAGCCAATTTACATGTTTTTGAATTCAACCCCTACAAAATGTCTATATGAATTTTGTAGGGATATAGTATATGGACAAATAAATACAAAAAATAGAATACTTGAATTGTTTGAGGGAAATAATGAAAATAATAATGAAAAGAATAACGAGAATATCAACGACCTATTATCTACTGGATTAAAACCCATTATTTTCAATTATTCAAATGAGGGCAAGGGTATATCCAAAATCTTAATGGAAATTAGGTTGAAATTTCTAATGGATAAAATTGAAAAATAAACTGGGAATAATTGAAAATACACAGAAAAAAATACACCCATAAAATGGAACAATATCTCAACTATTTCTCTGGTGGTAAAATATTTTATTTTGACCAGAGTGAATATTCACTCTTTGATCCCTTTAAATTTTTTCCGTATAAAAAATACTATTATCTCGTCATTACCTTTGTACCAATGTCTTTTACAAAACATGCTACAGTATATTTTGAGCTTAAATCATCTGATAAATTTCTCAATAGTAAATATGATATTCGTATGCTAGAGGATATATACAAGTCCGAATTTCTCAACCCATATATACAGTATTTTGACGGTGAATTTATATTCTCAAAATCAGTAGATACCGGTACCCCTTTTTCCGAAAATAGTTCAATAGGTGTTCCTCTTAATCTATTTTTTTATAGAAAAAAGGTCGTAAGGGATTGGGTTCAAATGATGGTGGATGTTGAGCATTGTAATGTGCAAGAGATAAAAATTAAACAATCAAGGGAAAATCAGTGGGATATGAACACGGTTATCGAATCGGATTCCGTAAATGAATTTACAGGGAAAGAATGGTAGGTAAAAAATTTTATATCATTATAAAATTGACAATTTATTTAAAAAAAAGGAAAGCAAAGAAACCCAAGGAAAACCCAAAAATAAAATGGACCGTCATTTAATATATTTTAATAATCCAAAAATATGCTATGTTGAAAATACTGAATATTCCTTATTTGATCGCTATAAAATGTTTCCAATGAAAAAATACTATTATATTGTATTACATTATAGAGAGCCAGATAATGTAATTAGTTATGGGAAAATTAATAGGGAAATGTTTGTCTCTATAAAATGTGCTACAAATCTCATGAACAAAGCCAAGGATATTCTCAAGCTCAAAAATGTATATTCCTCAAGGTTTTTAAAATCCCAAATTGAATTAACAGAGGAATCTGAAAAATTCAAGGGATTTATATTAAGTAGTGATAACAGCAAGTTTTTATTTACGGAGAGCAATACTTTTGGCAGTGTATTAAATTATTTTTTCAGTAATAAAAAAACAGTAAGAAATGAGGTAAAATTGGTCATTGAGATAATTCCCTTTAAAATTTCTAGTATAATTATCAAGAGCACAAATGATGAAAATAGCAATGATTTGACCACGATATTGGAATACAATGCTTTTACAGAAAATTCACAGGGAAAAACAGGCGAAATAAATTTCACTGGTATAAAATATACAATTTAAATATAAAAAATAAAAAGAAAATGACCAATAAAAGTAATGTAATAACCAATGAAGAAATGGAAAAGAGAATAAAAGAAATAATGGATAAAAAATTAGAGGAATTTGATGATCATGTCAGAGCATACTATAATATAAAAATACCAAAAACTGTATCCGAATTGGACAGACAGGTAAATTTAATGTTAGAGGAAAGTAAAATAGAGGACAAAATACTGAGAGACAAATATATAAATAAACCCGGAAAAGGAAAAATCACTGAAAATGACCTGTTCAAAGGTTTTAAACTATGTATGGAAAATAATGCTAGAACAAAGTGTGTAGAAAAATCTATAGATTATTGTCTGGAAAAATATCAACTAGTCCTCACTAAAAAACAATAAAAAAATGTAAAATTTTATAATTGTATAAAATAAAAGATTAATAAAGAATAAATAAAATGAATAACGAAATATATGAAAATGCAGAAAATAGATATTTTTTCGAGGGACCTCCAGCCTTTGACCAATTAGGAAATTTACCTGCAAAATTGCAATGTGATTCCGCTTGTATTTCCCGTTTTGGAAAACGTTCTTCCCGTGATGTAATTGATTGGAAAATGTACGAACCTGGAAAGAGATACCCATGGGGGGCTCATGGGAAAAAGTTTAATTATTGTGCAAAATAAAATTATTCTGTTAATATTTATAATGTTATAAATATTTCCGAGTTTTTATAAATATTTCTAAATATACTGCTTTACCTCCTATCTCTTGGGTCTCTACGTCTATCCCTGTTATAATCTCTGGGTGAGGGGTCTCTGTGTCTGTTTCCTCTGTCAGGGTCTCTAGGTCTATCTCTATCAGGAATTCTAGCTGTACGGCATCTCATCGAATCCCTTTCACGATCTCTTGGTCTTTCTGAGGATCTTTCTACAGGTCTCTCATATCTATCTCTCGATCTGCTACGATCTCTTCTAGAATCCCTTGGTGTGTCTCTACGTATATCCCTTCCTGAATCCCTCCCACGGTCCCTTGATCTTTCCGCTGGTTTTTCAGAGCATCTTTCAGTAGGTCTTTCATATCCTCTATCCGACCCCCTAGATCTTCCAGAATATTGAGTTTCCCTATCTCTTATTTTTTCATTATATCTTTCGAATCGTTCCCTTCTTTCGGGGGTTCTCCTATACTCCTTTTCATCACTAAAACTACTTGTAGTACTGTCGGAGAGGCTATCTTCTTGCCCTTTTTGATGTCTCTTTCGATCATCCTCTTCAGAATCGGAATCATCAGAAATTTTTAGAGATTTAACATTGGGTAATTCCTGCTCCTTTTTTCCAGACTTTTTCTTTGGGCTTTTTCTCTTTTCGGACCCCCTTTCTACCTCTTCCGGTGAATCCTCTATACTACTCTGTTCTTTTTCATCTTTGTGATCCCCCTCTGATTCACCGCCGGATACCGATTCCTCCACCTCGCTACTTGCCCTGTGATATTTTTTCTGTACTGCACGGGGTTTGCTATTTTCCTTTATACTTTTAGCCTTTTCCATTCTTTTCAGTTTCGCTACTACCTTTTTCAAGTCATCTTCATTCTCCAAAGGGACAAGCCATGATGGACCAATTTTAAGCCTGGTATTCCATTTTCCGCCAATTGGCTTTATAAATTCACATTCTTTATCTACACCTTTTAATACAAAGGATTTTTTATTATATGGTTCATAGGAAATTGTACTCATTTTTTATCTTGTTATATACCCTATTATATTCCGTTACAATATTGATTTTTTGTGTAATTGTTTTGTTTAAATATATTTAGGGTACCAATATAAAATAAAATTGATATTTTATAGATATTTAATAGAAATATAGAGAAAAATTAAAAAAATAAAATGGTTCTAGAATGCGCTACACTGCTATTATTGGCAAAACCTGTATTGGCTACCGGCATAGGATGGAAAGCCATAACCACACAGTTAATTGTTATAGGAACAATGTTGGGATTTTATACAGTTATTGAAATGAATAGAGAACCACCCGGAAAAATTAGAAATGAAAATGTTTATCGGTAATCATAAAAAAACCCCAATAAAATTGAATTCCTCATTAATTAATGGGAAATACAAGAACAAAAATGACAGTATATAGTGCTATAAAAAAACATATTAACATGTATGCGTATCCAATTTATTGGCTCCTGGAAAAAATGGGAGAATTACCGGAAAAAGATTCACCTTTATACACTACAAAATCAGAGGACTTTATAAATAGATTATTAATTCCTATATCTTTTTCTATTGCATTGGTTATAGCATGTTTCATTATTTGTATAGGATTGTCAGGCCTATTATTGGGGATATTAGTGATGATTATCACTTGTTGCTGTTGTATATCGTGTCTAAATACCGGTAGTTATATCCTGGCATATTTTACTTATTGTATAGTATTTATTTGTGGAGGAATATCCATGTTATTTTATACATTATTCATGGTTTTAGTGTGGCCAATTCTAGTGATTGTATATGGGATTAGATTATGTAAAAATACTGGTGAAAAAGAGGATATAGAAAATAATGCAAAAAATACTGAAACTAATCGGGAAACCGATACAGAAAAAGACATGGAATCTCAATAAAACGTTAAAATATCTACATTTTATAAGCATATAAAATGAAATTAAAAAGATATACATTCACACGATAATTCTGTATGACAATCGGCACATAGCCATTTTCTTGCAAATTTTGTCCCATGAGACCCTTTTTCAGTATGACCATGAGAAATATAGCATATTTTCATTTCATCTTTTTTATATAGACATCTACAACAGAAAATTGGATCGGATTTATCCATTTTCCTCTGTTTTTTTCTACACAATATACACAGATTATTTATCCCACATTTACCTATCCACCAACCATTTTGGACAGCCCATTTAACAGTTCCACTACTGATGCATTCTTTTCCTTTTTTTCCTGTACATTCTATATCATCATTATAACACTCTCTGCATATATAGAACCACTCATCATTGAATCCCTTTAATTTTTTCCCCTCATAGTACTTGCAATAATATTCATTACAGATGCGACATTTACGGTGTTTAGGGCCGGACATTTTTATATTTTATTCTTTTAGTTTTTCAATGATTTTATCATTATAAAATTAATTTTATATTTAAACGAAAATCACATGATAAAATGAATAGAGCAAATTACATCGTATATCAATCTAATGTGTATTCAGGATCAAGACAGAATGATGAACCGAGGATTGTCAGTAGAAAATTATCATGTGGGTGTACAGAAATAATCAATATTATAACATGCGAAAAAACAATGATATATCCATCTGAAGAGCACGAACGTGCCCATAAATCCATGAGTAAATATGGTCATTTCTCATGATAGTATTTTATAAAGATATAAAATATACTTTTTATCCCTTTCTTTCTTCATATAAATTCAGGGCCTTTTGCTGGACCAATTTGGGATTTACCCCTGGTCTGTTAATATGGCAATGTTTATATTTTTTCCCGCTATCACAGGGACATTTATCATTTCTCCCTATTTTTTTGAATTTATCAGCCTCGGCCAATAATTCCTTTGCAATCACCCCTATATCATCCAATGAAATTCCGAATTTTTCAAACCATCTTTCCCCATAATATTCAATCATTAGTTTAATCTCCTCTTCGTCCATATCCCTTGGAGATAATCCACTTTTCAAACCCGATATAATATATGCTAATTTTTCCTCTACGGGTGGTTCTGTATTATTCAATATCTCATTTTTAGTGAAATCAACTGAATTATACATGCGTTCCCCTATTCTCTGATACATTTCCAATTGTTCAGGGGTCATTCCTTTTAATGCATTTTTCACCATACTATTATTGAACATGTCTTTTCCCCCGTTTTTCCCCTCATTTTTTCCCATACTAACTGTGGTAGGGATATCAGGATTGTTTTGTGATGCCATTTTGGGTATTTGTGTTTCTCTGAAAAAATATTACTTAAATATTTTTCAGATCATTAAAATAAAAAGATAGAGTATTTTATTATAGTAAAATAAATGAAATTGGACAATTATTTTAGCAAAATATACGTGATAAACCTATATGATAAAAAGGAAAGATGGGTCAAAGTGAAAAAACAATTTGATAAAAAGAAAATACATGTATCAAGATTTATAGCAGTGGATGGTAGGTGTATGGATCAAGGAGATGATGGATGTATAGCCAAGCTAAAAACCTTTGAAATGATTTATAATGTAAAAATACCAATGCCCAAGGGAATGAAACTAACCGAGTTGGTACCCGCATCAAGTCTCACTATCGGTACTATATTGATTTTAAGGGACATGGTGAAAAGGAGATTGCCTCGAATTTTAATATGTGAGGATGATATTGAATTGACTAGGGATTTTGAAAAGAAATTTGAAAGAGGTATAAAATCTCTGGAAAAAATCAGAAAATACAATTGGGATTTATTATATTTAGGTTGCGGGGATAGATGTGGAACCAAGGGAATTTCTGAAAGAAAAAGGGGAAATGTCAAGAATCTATCTATATTATCCCAATATATAGATGAGGACTATTATGTCCAGAATAAAAATGACCTAAGAGGATTATGCGACGAATGCAATGAAATTACTCCATATATCAGTGATACGATACATCCCGGAGGTACATGGTGTTATGCATATTCTTTAAAGGGGGCTAGAAAAGTGTTGAAATTAATGGATAATAATGCAGGAAATCACATTGATCAAATAGTGGCAAATCAAGTAGAAGATGGACGACTAATTGCTTATGCTTTTGACCCGCCTATCGTCATGCATGAAGATATTTCCAATAGAGATGCGACAACAAGTATTCCATGGTCATTTTAAATTCCATGCTCATTTTAACAGGAAATATTTATAATTTTATAAATAAAGAACATATTGGAATTCTCGACCAAGAATACTCAAAAAGAATACCATATTCCGAAATAATGGAAAAACGTATTCTGACCTATGCGAAAAAGGCCAAGTCCATTGAAAAATTACGTGATATTTTATATGATCCGGATATATTGAAAATCAGAGGAGATTATCGAGGTCTGAATATTTTATTGTTAAATACTCCATGTAATGGCTTTGGGGATTTAATTTTTGCATTAAAATTGAGCAAGATACTCGAATATTATTTTTCAGCGAGTGTAAAAATTGCTACAACATTACCCAAAGCCCTTATAAAGATCGGAGCTTTGAGTGTAAATGTGTATAAATTGGCTTCTACATTTTCTGTGCCCGAATCAAGTAAAAGATCTAGTCAATGTAGAAGGTATGCAACATTAAAGGTATATTACCCAGAAGACACTATAAATGCGGGGAAATTAGTAGATACATCGGTTTTTGACCTATTTTTTGATGCACCATTAATGGCCGATTATGACCCTAGTTTATCTAATATAAAAAAGGTAGTACCTACAGCCAATAAATTCAATACATTTTTCTTTTCTGAATACAATGATTATCTCGATAAAAATTTTGACTTTAATATGGGGATTGGCAAAGGCAGAAACGGCATGTTATTTTTACCTAGACCATTGAGGATAATAATGGGAAAAGATTATATCGCTAATATTCTAGAAATTTTCGGTAAATTTTGTTTAATATATATAGCTGATATACCGGGTTGGGAAAAATGCATGTATAATTTTATAAGCATGGTTTTGGAAAAATATGGGGGGAAAAGAACTTTTACAATAATATGTCCATCTTTTACTGTAAATTTCGTAAAAAAGAGAATTAGGAAATTATTTAAATTATACCCATATTTTTCCAATATTATAATTGTTGAAAAAGGGGAAAATGGAAAAAGGGAAACCCAATATAATGACCTCGGGGGGAATTCCGGAAATAACAGAGATAATAAAAATAATGGGAAAACCCTTACAATACGAGGGGATATTCTACCCACTAATAATTCTGTTATTCTCGCTTTAATGAAATATAGTGTTCGTGATATTCTTCTAACAGGGGATCAAAGCATAACTGACATGTTAATGGTTTCATCTAGAAAAAATATATTTTATCAGATTGCACGTTGGAAAAGGGATTTTGGCAAAGAATTGGGGAAATTAATGCCGCAAAAATATTTAATGAAAATGACCACTGCATGTGGAACAATGAATGCTTTAAAATATAATGGTAATTATTCTAAATTTATCAGAGATTGGAGTTTCATCAAAAAGAGCAATAAAAAATTACGACAAATTTTAATTATTGCGAGTATATTAAAGGATATAGAAAAAAATGGGGAAAATAAAAATTCAAAATTTCTCGCGGAATATACTGATATAGTAAATAATTCCAAGACATTAAATTCTGCTCTAAATAAATTGGGAATATAAAAATAAATAAAATAGAATGGCGGAATTAAAGGACTATGCTCTAAACAAAAAATATATCCATTTATTGTATGCAAGTTTCTATGACCTACACAACATACTGATACGCCATAATATTAGCTATTGGGCTAGTGGTGGTTCCGTATTATCGGCGATAAGGCATCAAGGCCAAAATCCTATAGATGATGATATTGATATAGAAGTGCCATATTTAGACGTTCGAAAAATGCTCACAAGGGATTTTAAAACAGATTTAGCAAAAAAAGGCTATTATTTGAAATTGCATTCTGAATCAGGGGAAAAGAACAGATTAAACGGATTAAAATATGATTGGATAAAAATCAATAGTGTCAAGCACGTAAATGGACATATATCAGGTATCGATGTTTTCCCCATTAAAATAGACCGTGATCATACAGGGAAATTACGAACTTTTTTTGATAGCGATTTCACAAATGAAATTTGGCCTAAATCCTTTCATTATCTAAGCGATTTATTACCCTTGAAACAAGTGAAATTTGGTAGGGGTGTGATGATAGTACCAAAAAATTCTAGAATCTATCTTTCTAGGGCCTATGGAAGGGATTGGAGTAGGGTCATGTATATCACAATGGACAAGGATCATTACATGTTGGATAAACCAATTAGGATAAATACTAAAAAATTTGAGGCTGCAGGTAATTTTGCCAGTGCAAGATACCAAATCCGATTGGAAAGAAATGACCCATTATTAACAATGAAGGGTAGTATATTATTATGATTATAATTTCATGATTATTTCATGATAATTTACAATAAAAATACCAAATTATTTTATATCAATATAAATAAAGGGAAAAAAATCAATGGAAACACAAGGTCCATTTACCCCTTGTAGCAGTGTCATAAAAGATGGAAAGATACTACCTGCAACAGGGGATCAAATATACAAGTGTTGTGAATCCAGATGCAGTGTATATCTAAATGATTGTTATGATTATTGTGAAAATATATATCCAAAAGGTTCTGAAAGTCATTCAAGAAATCCCAATTCTATTGGAGGATTCGAAAATGGATTATCTCTCAATAAATATCCGGATTTTATAGAGAATTTGAGCGAATGTAATCAGTCCTGTAAAATCATGAATAATGTATGCAATAAAATATGTGAAACTAGCAGGTTTGATTATGATAATAGGTATTTTGATGCATGTCTAGAAGAAAATAAATGCGTTATAAATGATACTCTATCGGCAGAATGTCTAGAGAAAAAAAAAGGGGATATTTTATCTTGTTGTATGAAAACATGTAAAACAAATGCCCCCAAAGAGGTACATTCAAAGACCCATCCGGGTGCTGATACCATTAGTGATGTAAATGAATATTGCAAGGAACATTGTGATACATCTTTTAATATTCATTTTCAACGATCATTAAATAGACCAGAAATAACTAATATAAATCAGGTAAAAAATATCAATGATAGATATATTTACATTTTTGGGTGGATACTGATTATAATGCTATTCGTATTTTATGGCTTGAAAATATATAGGTATTATAGATGATTTTCTGGATAAATAAAAAATAATAAAATAGTAAAATAGAATAAAATATATTAAAACAATATAAAATGTATGGTACAAGAAAAAAGAACGAGGAAAAAATGTACATGACAAATGATAAAATGGACTCTTTTTTTTCTGATTTATTATTGGATGATTATAAGGATATAATCATGGAGCCAATGACAGATGAGGAAAGAGGGATTATCATTAAGCGGGAAAAAGAGAAAAAGGAAAGGAAAATTCAACGTAGAAAATACATTTCTGATAATAATTTATCAGTGACATTTATAGAGAATATTCCATCACCAAAACCTACTGTGAAATGTAGAATATGTGGTTATAGGGATTTAAAATTATGCCAAGCTAAAATACATTGTAAAAGAAAGGTATATATCTGTACTAATATAAAATGTGCATGTAATGTATGTAGTCACTGTATATGTTCAGGGAATTTCTGTATAAATTGTTCAACTATACAGGCTAATAAAATTTTAGATGATGCAAATAAAATTTTAGAGGAAATAAAAGAAGAACCAAAAAATTAGGATAACAAAGAATTAAAATGTCAGGATCATGTCCATGCAATTTACAGCTAGAAAACAAGACAAATATCAATGTGGGGATACCAACAAATAAAAGCGTGGGAAACTGTAATTTTAAATCACCGGGGTTGAGAAAATTCCCGATATTTTCCGAGTCAGAACAACCCGCGAAACAACCTAAAAATTCCACATATAAATGGAATGTAGGGAATATAAATACAGTGGAAATGTCTCAATTAAATCCGGATTATAAACAAGTGGGATGTGGTAGGGAAAATGCGGGAACATGTAAAAAGCCCGATGAAAGCCATGGAAAAGGATGTAATGATACAGTATATATTTCACAGGATCCAAGATTGATGGATCCAATCAGAAATTCCCTAATAAAATTGGATCGTCCCCCCTTTCGTAGTACATTTTTCATTCAAAGCCAAAGGTACCCAAGTGAAAGCTACACTGATATATATGAGAAAAAATATAATGATTTTGGACAAAATTACCGTACATATAATGACATTACCGCAGGCCAAATTACATATTATATAGACCCATTGATTGAGGATCCGTATTTTTCGCCAAATTTCACCATTGATTCACAGGTACAGGGAGTGTTATACAGAGACCCGATGGGAAGCCTGAAACCAACATATGTGAGAAAAGCAGTAAAAATGCCGGATGAAAAATATAACCCATTATCTTCTATACGTGATAGTGCTGTTTTCAGAGAGGATATTTTAGCATCAAATATGGCCCAAATGAACCAAAACAGATGGTCAAGTAGATGGGGGCAAAAGGCAAAATAAAGGCAAAATATTTTATATTGAATATAAAATGAGTAAAAAATCACTATTTCTTTTATTTTTGAGCCAATTCCACCAATTTAGCTATAAATGCCAATCTTCCGGATATCTTGTCAATTCCTATTGAATCCTCTGACATTTCTATATTAAGATCCCATAGATCATAATTTTCAACAATTTTCAGTACAGTTTCCAATGGTAAATATTTATAACTGTCTCCTCCTTTATTTTCTCCTTGAGTTTTCGATAACTCCCGTTTCATGCATTTTTTCCTTTCCGAGTCCTCTGACATGGGAAAATAACCCGACACAAAATTATTCTGACATTCACATACTAATTTTACGATTCTGTTTGCTTTCTCTTTATCTATTGTTATTTCTAATTCAAAAAATTTATGGAAAATGTCTAATAGATCAAAAGAGGAATATGTGTTATTATCGTCATTCATTATTTTCAATGCTATTTTATGCTATTTTATATTCAATATAAAATTTTTAAATGGAAATTGTTCGATAATGGAAAAAATTGAAATTTATTGATAAATTAGTAATATCCCATCCTCATTTTCCTTCTCTTGATAAACCACATTATAAACAAAATTGTCGCAATGATAATCAGGGCCAATAATACTAGCCACATCCACATGTTCTTTTTCTCGTAATTGTACCCTTCACGATAACCTTCGGAATAACCCTCTGATACACCTCCAAAATTAAAAGAATTTGCTTTGATTTTTTTTCCTCCGTCCAAGAAATACATTTTTTCTCTTTTTATTTCATAAAAAATATTTTATTTTGTTTATTTGATTTCATTTATATTTCATTTATTTTGGCAAACATTTTGGGTGTGGAAATTTCTTTTTCCCCCTTTTTTCCCTTAAAACCCATACATACAATAACAATGACAATCAATAGTAAAACCAGCCATGAACTACCGGTCTGTGATGCCAATCCCAAAAGACCCAACACACCCCAAAAAATTGCCTCCCCATGATTTTCATCTTTTTTAGGGATATTAAATGAATCGATATATACCCTTTTTTCTCCGTCTAATATATACATTTTTTCACAATATTATTTTATTTAAAGCCAATCATTCCTTTTAAAATAATTATTAAAAATACAAGTATAAAAATCAAGAATTTGACAAGTATAAAAATGAGCCTTTCAATATCAAAATTAGAGGACCTGTTAAAGACCAATGATTTTTCTATTCGTCATAGATATCATATGCATGGATATTTGGCTTATATCACAGCCGTTTCGCCAATGGGGGATAATATACTAATAAGCATCCCTTCGGACTATAAAATCAAGGTAAGGGATTCACATGATTGTTGGAAAATTAGACCCCTTTCAGTTAGGGGAGATGAGGAGGATACATTATTGGCTTTTACAGGGGCACAAAAGGATTCTCAGGTGGAAAGTGCATATGATGAAATTGACCTACATATAGAAAATTCATCAGGCATGGATAAAAGTAGCAATATCATTGCAACACTTGACGAATATTATAAAAGGAGAATTTCACTCAGAGATTTAGAAAGAACCGAGGTATTGACGATAAAGAAAATTTATAGACAATTACGTAGATTCAGGTACTGTACTCAGAGTTTGCGCTATAAACTTGCAATAAGTTATTCCAATTATATTTTCATTTCAGAAAGGGACTCATCTGTGGAAGCGTATGATATCAAGGAATTACCGCATAATAATAGAGACAAAACCAGGAGGCTATTATTTCTCATTGATCTTGAATTTTTCTTTGAAAAAATGGAAAGCAAGGGATTAAATACTGATTTGAAAAACATTAGGGACAGTTTCTATAAAATTTTGAGCAAGACACAGGAAAAACACCTAATTACCCTTGATCAAGTGGTTTCAAAACAAAATATTTTGGAAAGCAAGGCCAAGATAATTAACAAGCAAAAACATGAGAACATGGAATTATTGAGAAAATTTACTGTATTCTATGAGAAAACAGAGACCAAAGTGATCGAGTTGGAAAAACAGTTAAAAGACCTAGAAGAAAAAAATAGTGCATTAGAGCTAAAAAGTAAGGTAAAAATGGACATTAAAAATATAAAGGATTCACAAAAGGAAGGAATGGAAAATTACATGAAAATTAAAGAGAAAAATGATAATTTATTTCTATGTAGTGATGAGGCCATTTTCGATAATATAATTTTGGCCCATGCAGTGTTCAAGAATCTCTCTGTATTGGACAATATTCTTGCCAAATAATTTATAGAAAATATGGAAAAAAATGGAAAAAATTTTTTCATGGAAAATAAATAATATCAGTAAATAATTTTCAAAAAATAATAGCATGGCAAATATTTCCCTCGAAGCCAGTGTGCGAACATGTAAGGTCGATCAGGGCTGGGCAAACAAGATTGAATCGGACCGATTCTTTAATCCCAATTTAATGATGTGTCCCGTATGGAGTGGAAGAGACTTGACCGGAAGAAAGGTATGTCCTGATTCTTTTTATACCAAAAGAGCGGGTTGTAATTCACCTGAAGATCGTATATTAGTTGAGAACGCACTTCGTCCCAAATATTCCGAGTACATTACGCTTGATACCTCTGGCATCTCTGGTCGTTTTGAAGGGGTTGGTCCCATGGAGGGTATGGATGTCTATGATATTACCAGAAGTGGTCAATCCCCCGGGGAGGACCTATACAATATCACGAGAAATACACCCAGTTTCGGTAATCAGTTTGGAAGCAACATTTTTCCTGGGTGTGGTACATATAATTATTCAAATGCGGCTGCTGCAAATTCTCAAGCAAGTAGAGGGATGCAATTTTCCAAGGAGGGATACAAGGCAAATTGCAACAAATGCAGAAGTGGATTTTAAATGGGAAAATCATCATAATTTATATTATTATAAATTAGCTTTCATTTTATATGAAATCAAGTGGAAATTTAATTCTCCCAAACATACGGTGTAATATCATACGGCAAACACATTTCTCCATAATTTACTATTTTCCTCTTGAATTTTTCCAATGAATCCTCTTCTGTCTCCTGATAAGTGATTGAGAGGGTTTGACACTGTTGGTAAATATATTTTTTGCAATCCATGAATAAATCTTTGGGTTGATTAAGCTCATCCACATAATTACTATATCTACCACCAAACCCTATAATCCCACTAGATAGATGCAATAAATTATAAATCTTTTTTTTCTGGTTCCCAAATATTTCAATTGGTAAAGAAATACCTTTTGGTATATCATATCTAGCCATAGTAGAATTGAATCGAAAATGATCATAAAATTGTGATACTTTTTTAGGCATGAATCCAAGCTCATAATTTACAGTGAATTTGTGGTAATTTTCCTCTGAAATTGCATATGATCTATAATTATCGTATCTAGCATGCAATTGAAAGGAAACAAATGGAGAATAACCAATTGGTATGATTTCCCTTAATGTGTCCCCCGAATTCCATTCATATAGTATCTGTCCATTTGCCTCTATACTTAGGGGGATATCAATTAGAGTATCTCCATCTCTATATTTTATATCCAAATTTCTAATCAATGTATTTGCGGGATCATGATCTAGAGAAATTCCATTAATTAAATCCGTATAAATCCATTCATAACCCGGGCCAGGATTTCTAAAGCGTATTATTTCGGAGCTTTTTAATTCTCTATGTATTGGTATATATTTAATACCCCTTATATTGTCTATATGTATTGGCTTTAATAATATTGAAAAATAGTCGGGGGTATTCTTTTTTCCCTTTTCAGGGGTGTTTCTAATTATACTAAAATTACAATACTGGGCACTCCCTCGAGAAATTAGATATTTCTCAATTTCATGTTTTTTACATAATCTAGCCCATTTCATGGCATAATAATTATTTCTACTGATTGGGGGGTATTCTCCGGTTTCTACATAATATTTTACACCTGATAAATCCCCATTGAAAATCAATCCATTTAAACCAATGTCATTTATATATGGGTCAATATATTTTTTACATAGTTCCCTTAATATCCTATTTTCCCTGCAAATTTCCATTAAATTGGATACATTTATTGAAAGAGAAATAATCTCTAGTAATTCCAGGGGGAGATTATTCATTGTTATTTTTCTATAACTTTTATATTTAAATATAAAATTATCAATCGTCAAAATATATCATATGGCAAGCACATTTCCCCATATTTAATAATTTCTTTTTCAAAATTGTCCCTTGTTTTTTCATTATAAAATGCAATTTCATGTGATCGTGTATGGCCCTCTATGAAACATTTGTATTCCCAAATTGGGTCCAAATTACCTATTACTTGTATTACGTTAATATTAATAACACCATATTTTAATGATAATAACTCGAAAATTTTCCCATTTTCTCGTTTTCCAAATGTCTCAATGGGAGGAGGAATACATTTTTCAGGTATAGTGTCATATCTAGGTATAGTACTATTATATTTAAATAAAGTAGGAAAATATAAATGATCAATGGATATAAATCCAAGTTCAAAACTAATGGAAAATTCATTATAAATTTCTAATGGAATTTTTCCGTCAATAGTTTCTATAAAAATGGGGAAATTTTGCCCCCATGGTTCAATACATCTTATAGGGATAATTTCCTTTAAAATATCACTGGAATTCCATGTATATATTTTCACATGAGAATCTGAATTTAATACAAGTTCTATATTTTCCCCATTAATTCGTTTTATATTTAAATTCCTGATAAATCTGGGTTCCGGACAATATTTTGGGTTTCGAGCCTTAAATTCTTTATACATTTCAACATCAATACCCCCATTATATTTCAGATAATCATTGAGTATCTCGGTTGTAAATTTTATTTCTCCGGAATGTATATATTTTATTCCATTTACATGATCAATATTTATAGGTCTTAATTTTGTTGAAAAATTAAATGATTTATTTCCCTCGCTATCAAATTCGATATTTGGCTCACATTTTATACTTAATTTAGCATTGGGGTCCGTCCCTTGATTTATGAGATATTCTACTATTTCCTTCTGTTTGCATAACTTGGCCCATTTTATAGCGTAATTGTCATTTTTCGTAAAATCCCTATTTTTCATACCAAAATATTTAACCCCTGATAAATTCCCATTGAGAATCAATCCATTCAGTCCTCCTATTTTTTGTATATATCCTTTTATATATTTTTCATTTAAATTTGAAATGATACTATTTTCTCTAGAAATTTCCATTAATAAAGTGATATCAATTATATTGCATATAATTTCCGACAATTCTAACGGAAGTTTGTCCATTATATTTTTTCCTATAAATTTTTATATTTAAATATAAAATTATCAATCGTCAAAATATATCATATGGTAAGCACATTTCCCCATATGCAATAATTTTCTCTTTAATTCCAGTACAGTTCCAAATACGAATACTATCATCATATTTCTCATAATGTCTGAGTTTTATAAATTTACATTGGTCTTTTATAAATTCATCATAAGATACAATTTCGTCAATTTTATATTCAGTTCCATATATTATAGGTTCATCGTTTGATATATGATTTTGGCCAAAATCATATGATATTAAATTGTATATTTTATCCCTTGGTTTTCCAAATGTTTCAATAGGAGGTAAAACACATTTTTTGGGTATAGTATCATATCTAGGTATAGTGGAATTATATTTGAAAAAATATTCCAAAGATTCCGCAAATTTTGGCATAAATCCAAGATCGCAACTAATCATATATTGATTATTTTCGAGCGTGAATGTATCATTACATATGGTCAAACATTCATAACTAGGATCTTCAATAGCTATAGATCCTATTCTAAGTGGTATTATTTCCCGTAATATATTTTTCGAATTCCATTCATGTAATCTCACATTAGAAGCATTTTGTAATATCATTTGTTCATTTTTTCCATCCAAACGTTTTACATTTAAATTTCTAATAAAAGGTGGTATATGATAATATTTATCTAATATCGATAAATCATTGGATAAAATCCTTTTACAAGTATGTAAATATCTATTAAGACAATTACTAGAAAATTTCATTTCTCCGGTATTTATCCATTTTATCACATTTACATGATCAATATTTATAGGTCTTAATTTTACTGAAAAATCATATGATATTTGATCATTATAATCATGTTCCTTACATTTTATATTAAGTTCGGCATTAGGATCTGATCCTTGAGAAACCAAATAATTCACTATATTTTGTCGTTCGATACGATAATTGAATATTTCCCTTTCTTTTTGAATCCAATTTTCACTTAAAACAAGACATAATTTAGCCCATTTTATAGCATAATTATCATTGGTTGTGATTCCTAATTGTGAATACTCTGATTTTACAAGATATTTTATTCCCATTAAATTAGCGTTTCTTATTAGAGAATTTATTCCCTGTAATTTCCATTGTTTTTTCATAGAATAATCTATATTATTTTTAATGATTTTACTTGTACCGAAAAATGCTATACACGATTTTATATCTAGAAAAGAACAAATATGATTTAGTATTTCAATGGGTAGAAATTCCATTTTTTAATATATTTTTTACATTAATGTAAAAATTCTATTTTATTTTTATTTACAACATGGCAATTTATCCCAAAAAATCATTTGAATCCATTTTCTCTTGACAATTCCCTCCATAATCTTACTAGACATGTCCAATATGACAGTCTCTATAGAATAATAGTCATTTACAGCTCTGTTAAAATCACCATTTCTTATGCTCATTACCTCGTTTGTGGTTGTGGTGAGATGATCCTGCATACATTTTCTAGTGTTGATGCCTAATACCTGATTTAGATAATCCGCTATATCATTACCATTTTTCACCCATTCGACCTGTTTGGCATTCAATGCATTTTTATCATAATTTGTAGGTATCAGTATTGTGACTATATCTGCCGCTATAGTGATATGCTCTAATAATGCTTTGGTAATATTATCACCAATTTCAGTACTAGTATAAGCCCCTATAAAATGACCAATATCCTTTTGATTTTGAGTAAGGGCACTTACAACCGCATTTCTAGCATTGGCATTACCATTGAACGCTTCTAAAATAAATTCTCTTGTAAAGCCGGTATGTTCGAGCCATAACCTATTTGAGATATTCAGTAATTTTTGCTTATTATAATTAAATTTGATTATTGCAATAATTAAAAGGATCAATACTATAATTATCACAATTTCCAACACATTTAATTTTTTCATTTATTTTATATATTTTTATTTTAAAATATTTCAACACCTTTTACCCTTGCATTCACTGACCCTCATTAATTTGCATTCAATTTCTCCAGGATTTATACAATATATCAGTTTTTCATTTTTCAATGATCTTTTATAGAATATATACACGAAAATAAGGATAGCCAAAACAATGATAATTATACAGGCTATCCCTACCAATAGGATATTGTATTTCTCTGTCATTTATTTATCCTAATTTTATAAACCATATAAAATATTTTCAACATTATTCTCCAATACAAGGGTACCCACATGAATTTTTGCATTAATTTCCATTTGTTATATTCTTTTTTATTTCCTGTTTTTTTCTTTAAATATGGGAAATTATCCAAAAAAATTACTCCTATTAATCTTGGCTTTTTTACTAGTGCTTTTTTCACCAACAATCCATGTAATCATATCAGCCAGATATACCACATTTCCCTGTCCATAATGAGAATCCACATTCCCTATAAAATTCGCAAGTAATGACATTTCGGGTTTTGAATATGAATTATTGGGTAATTTTATACCTTTTTTCACTGTTGGAAAATAACTAGAGGTATCCACCGTATCTTTGAATGAAAATTCCCTATTCAATAGAATTTCTGCTGCGGTATTTATATCAATAATATCTAGCATATATTCTTGGGACATGTATAGTTCGGATAATTCTCTTAGTATTTTCAATATATTAATCATACTAACAGCTATACAATTATCAGTCTTTCCAGATAATATTTTGGGTACGCATGAATCTATCTGGCTCAACTGTTCTTGTGAGGTGGTCAATAGTCGTTTTATATTGATATTTGTAGGATCATTTGTACTCTTGACCAATGAGAAAATTATCCCTGCAAAGTATTCCCAAAAAATATTTTGTTTATTTTTAGTGAAACTACATTTGTTAATTATAGTCTTGAATTCCAATGGAGGTTCTGTACCAATTTTGTTGATCATGAAATTGTAGCAAGAGGAATACATTTTACTGAGAAAAACCTGAAGAAATTCACCAGTAATTTCAAAAGGTTCTGTTCCTGGGGAATTATATTTTTCACTAAAATATGTATGGATAAACCCTAGGATATTACAAATTTCGGTGAAACGTGTAATAACCCATGTTTTAAAGTAATTGTCCTTGATCAATAATTCCGCCACATCCTCTATTGTATTTATATTCTTTTTCAATAATTTAATATCAGTGGAAATTTTAGCACGTATTCTCATTAGTTCATTTCCTACGAAATTTTGCTTTCCTCCGAGCAAGGGATTTTTATCAGTATAAACCAATTCTTTACCCCCTGTAGATAATAACAATAACTGTAGGGAAATATCGCTAAATTTTTTAGTCATTCCTTTGACACATGCAGAATGTAAATCTTGAGCATATTTAGCGTCCCTTGATTTTTCATAAATTGCATTGTATTCCTTTAGAGTGACAAAGTTTATTTTTCCGTCCCTGCTTGGTTGCAACATGTACATGTAAGCCGTTCTTAACGGTGATTGGTTTTCAATGGATATACCAGTTAATTCAAAGAGTTTCAATGTTGTATAGTATAATACAGATGGAATTTTAAGATTTTCAATGGTCATTAAAATCTCTGTATTTGTAGGGGATAATAATTCTCCAGGTCTAATATAAATTGCCCCTGATAAATCCTCTTTTTCACTGGGTTTCAATTCTGTTTTTACAATTTCTTTTATACTGGATTTACTAGGGACACGATAATCTGATAACTTCTCATCAATTGAATCGGATAACCTCTCTGATAATTCACCATTTTCAAAGAGAAAATAAACACGATCTCTCAGATCCTTGTATTGGTCAATAGTGAGTTTCCTACCAAAATCCTTTAATATGTGTTCTTTGGTATTATTAGAGTCAGAATCTGATAGCTCCGGAAATGTTTTTTCCATCCAATATTTTATATATTCCTCAAACACCAAACTACTCCTTTTGAGATTGATAAAATATACAATTTTTTCAAAATTGTCCCTCCTGTAAATATTTAGGAGATTACCGGGATTTTCTAATTCTTCTTTTACCATTTCCAATTTGTTATTATTGTATAGGTTCAGTACAATGTCCTTTTCGGGGAACTTGAAATTCCCGGGGGCCATTGAAATGTATTTTTCATATTGTTTTTCCGGGTCTTTTTCATTTCCTAAATTAAATATGGAAATCTCCTCCGGGTCCCTCATCTCAGTTTTTACCATTGCATCTATAGCGGAATATGCCTTGTATATCTTATATATTAAATCATTGATATTTTCCCTGGAAATATTTTTCATTTCCTTGGTCTTTTCAACCATTAATTCCGTCCTGATATTTTCTAATGCAATACCAACCATGTTTTTTCCAATAATTATATTATTCTCAATTTTACTACCGAAAAACGCATTTTCATCTAGATATATTAATCTGGTATGCCCTGTAGATAATAATAGGTCTTTTATCTGCGGACTTTTACACCGTTCTCTATATGCAGCATATAATGCGGAAATTGTTGTATTTTCCAACTCTTGATAATATAGCTTTCCAGCTACAGGAGCAACCTGAGATACCTTTTGCAATCCTCTCACTGTGGCTATATATGAGGGGAAGTGTAGTGTTTTAGAATAACAATAATGAGTGATTGTAGAGTAAATATATCCATCAATTTCCACTAAATTTTTACTGTTATTTGATAAGGGTCCAAAAGGGGTATCTTTTGGGTTGAAAATTAGTATTTTTTCGGTCATTTTTGTATGACTTTTTTATTATTGCAGTTTTCATATTTTTTAAATATTTTTAATTTGTGTGTTCTTTCAAATCGTCATTTTGTTCTTTAACAATTATCATTCCTAGTGATATACGCATAAAATATACCGTGTTTTATAGTATGCATAATAGTTATCACTAATAGTATTATAACTTCTGGATCTTTTCTAGGTATAAAAAATAAAGCAACGGAAATGGCTAAAAATGCAATTAATTTAATTAACCGTTGAAAACTAGATTTATTGTCTAGTTTTTCATTGGTTTTGGTTAAATGTGTCATTGTATATATAAAATTCCATAAAAATACAATCATTAATACTAATGTAAAAATCAGTATAATTTTCTTGGCAAGTACGGTATCCTTTTTATTCCTTATATTTGTTGCATTTATGTGAATAAATCCTTCTTTTTTGTCAGGGTCTTTTTTCCCCATTTATTTTTATATAAAACTGAATAATTTTAATTTAAGGGAAAAAAACAAGAAAAAATATTTATAAATAATGACAAACACTGGGGTACCCTTTTTTTACAATTTCACTGAAAATGATAGGAAAATATATGCATTTTTATTAGGTAGATTAACCAGACAAGATTTCTATATATCAGATGACAGAACAAAGGTACAAGAAGAATTCGAGATTTCAGATGAAAAATTTGACCTTTCGCAATTAGTATGGAAATATAACAATTTTAATATATTAAATATGGATAGGGAAATTATCACGGATTTAGTAAAAGATATCATTATCAAGAAAATATACCTATTTGACCTATTATGCGGAATGCTATATATCACCGTATCCACTCCAAGAATTTTCTGTTTGAACAATTATGTGGATTTAATAAGGGAAAATTTATCCCCAGAATATATGAAACTGATAAATGTTAGGTGCGAAAAAGTGCAAGATGTCAATTTCCGTTCCACAAGGGAAAAAGACACTACATATATCGATTTTCTTTATAATCTCTCTAAATGTCCTGTAATTGAAATTACCGGGGGTTATGATATAACATTTACAGAGGAATTGTCAATGATGAAATGTTTCCATTTTACACTGGAATATCTACTATCGGATCCCAATGCGATCCCCCCTGAAAAGGCTAGATTTTCCGATACAGGTTATGACTTGCATTTAATGAAGAAATTAAAAGAGGAAAACGGTATAGTATATTATACAACCGGAGTCAGGGTAAAACCCGAAAAAGGATATTATCTGGACATTGTTCCTAGAAGTAGTCTGATCAAAATGGGTTGGACGTTGGCAAATAATGTAGGTATTATAGATAATTTATACAGGGGCGACCTGATAATTGCTTTAAATCCTGTCGGGACTGTTCAAAAAGAATTGGTATTGCCATTCAAAGCAGTACAGGCCATTCCTAGAAAAGTGATTCAGGCTCAATTAAAAAGAGTAGAAACATTAGATAGTACAGATAGAGGGGATTCGGGTGGATTGGGTAGCAGAAATTTCAAATAAAATTAAATTTATTTGAAATTTAAATGTCATTTATAACAATATAAATGATACTAGATTTACCATTGGAATTAATAGATTTAATCTGTGAAAAAATGGATACAGAATTATTAGTAGATATTCTACATAATTCAGAACTGATATTCACTCCATTTTTTGATATAAACAAGGCCAGATTCCATAATTATTGGATAAATGGTGGTAATAAATGGAAATATGATTCATTAATCAGAATTTCTAAAATACATGCATCTAGACGTGATAATAATCTTGATATCTATATATTAGATTCTCAATAATTTAATTGGTTAAAAAAAAACATTAATTAAGGACATGTCATCAATATAAATGATACTAGATTTACCGTTGGAATTAACAGACATTATATGTGCAAAAATTCAAATAAAAATATTAGTGGATATTCTACACAAGTCACGGTTGATATTTACCCCATTTTTTCATATAAATAAAAGGCGATTGGTAAATTGTTGGGATAAAATACAAAATGATAGCATTTGGTACGGAATAAAAATAGATAAAGATATAATGGTCAAAATTTCAGATATTATTTGGACGGATAGGCTTGGCCATTAATAAACCTGATAATTAGCATCTTATTTTCCACAAATTTTATAGTGTTATAAAATTTTATTTTTTCCATATAATTTCGTGAATCAAATCACTCTAACACAAATTTATCATAGAATAGATTATCTATAAATTCCTGTTGTTTTTCCCTATTCAGTGATTTTAGGTATTTTTCAAAGCCAGAGAATATCTGCTTTTTTGCTATTTCACTGGTTAAGTCTTTACCCTTTGTATTTATCCTAGAATATTTCTTGTACATGTTTCTCCTCTTTTCCATTGGTAATTCTCCTATTTTTTGTAGGAAAGCTTGGTAGATTAATCTAAGGGATTTTCCGTCTGTGGAAAAATCATATAAATCATGCTGTTTTTTAATAAACTCCCCTTCTGAACCGGAACTTTCAGATCCAGAGTTAGAATCTCCAGAATATATCTCTTCCTCCAAATCGTCCAGATCAGAATCATCTAATAAATCATTGAGGTACCCTATTCTATCTTTTTTACTCTTGTCCAATAATTTTTTAATAAATCCTGGCCTACTTTCAGCATGTATATGTAGAATATAATCAATGAATTTATCTTTATCAATTGATGAATCTAAATTTTCTCTATAAAAATCACTGAGATATTCTCTTGAAATTTTTTGTGGGGTCCCTTTTTTTGTTCTTTCGGGCCTAGATATTATATCTTCTAAAAATTCCCTTGATTGTTTAGGCCAACCGCCCCCTATTGGTTTTGTATCTTTTGTGGGGAGAATCACTGGAGGTGTTAGGATCTTGTCCTTTTTTCCCCTATTCCTAGGCCATTTTTCCATGCTCTCAAAACAATGGGTATCACAAAATTTCACTATAACAGACCCCTCTTTTCTCTTTATCACAGATGATAATGGACTATCCGTTGTAATGGCCTTTTTACAGTACTCACATATTTTATCTATTCTTTCCTGTAAATTTACCCCCCTAGGTAATTTTTTACCCCTTTTCAATAGATTAGAGTATCTTTCCCCTTTTTTACCAATTTCCTCTTCACAGTCCAGAATATCATTCATTACTGTAGAAAGCAAAAGATCGGTCATACTAGATATTTTAAGCTCTTCTTCCGTCTGTACTTTTTCAGTTTCTATAGAAATATGCTTGGGTATATTTTCATATGATTTCTTTATAATGTCCCGTTTCTCATACATTTCCCTTTTAATATCCTCTGGAATTGGTTCTGTAAATTTTGATAATTGATTATCAAGGTCATTTAAATTAAAGCAATAATATTCCCCTGAATCTTTTTTAAAAAAATATATAGCAAATGGGTCGATGCCAGAAATGTCATTCATACATATATTTTTTAGTGCATTTTTATCAGCGGAATAATCTAGGCTGGTTATTCCAGTGATATAGCTTCTTCTTGCCTCTGGATGGAGAATATAGTAATATGAATAGACCATTTCCATGTATATATTCTCTACCTGTATTTGCAGGTATCTCCGTATAATATTTTTATCCTCTGGTTTTACCTTGCCATCCAAAAATACCTCGGGTAATACATTTTCCACTGTAATTACAGATAACTCTGTAGGGGAATAATAATTTACTTTTACTCTTTCATTGAACACCTGGGATATCTCCCTTAATTCCCCTGAAAACATGGAAAGAAAAGCAGCAAATTCCCTAAATAGAAAAGATAGAGAATTTTTTCCATTTTTTTCAACAAAAATATCCGCCAATTTTTTAGGTTCATTAAATGCAGGAATATATGACTTTACCTGTTCCTCCATTATATTTCTTACAATTTGAAGGTCAGATCTAGATAGACTATTTAACGTTCTATTAACAGCCGTAGTAATGACCTTTTGTACCCCTCCTTTGCTTTCCTTGTATAATTCATTTTCTCTGTCTAATAACTCTTGGGTACCCTTGATCAATTCACCCCCGGGTAGTTCAAAATATACCTGGAATTTTAGGGTTTTTTCGGTCTTGTTATTCACTACCAAATATCCATTAGAATCGTAATACCTATCACTTCTTTTACCAAAAAAGGTACATTGAGAAATTATAAAATCCAAGGATGCCCTGTAAAAATTTTTTCCATTAATTTCTTTAACCTCTGTGGAAATATAATATTTTTCAGGTTCTATAGAATCCGAGCTAGGACTAATCCATATTTTTTCAAATGGTTTATCCAACCATCCAGATGCCCTATAAAATGCTAAACATTTATTATCTGCGGATTTCATGTATTTTCTCATATCTCCATCAGCAGCAACAGGGATATCAATGGTTTTCATCCTAGAAACGTCTTGGAGGTTTTCCATTTCTGATAAATCTACCATTTTTGCCCTTTTATCGGTTTTTTTATATTTATTGTACCCTCCAGCATTTTCTAGGTCTTTGTTGAATATCATTTCATCTTCCTCCTCTATTCCCTCTAGTTCCTGGAGCAATTGAGAATCTCCAAAAAGGTCCTCTTCTTCAGATTCTTCAATGTCGGAAACTTCCCCCGCAAATATCATTTCCTCTTCCGTCATTTTTTTGGGGACCTTTTGTGTTTCCAATTTCTTTTTCAGATCAATATCCTCATAAAATCTCATGACTTCATCTGATCGTAAAAATCCGTTGAGATATTCCAATGATTTAACACCCAATGGTGTAGATAAAAAATCATCTATAAATTTATATATCAATGTAGAATGCAATTTCCCCAATTTGCTGACAAAATTTCTCCTACTTTCGGTGGGGTTTTTAGCTATAAAAGCTGTGAAAAATCCCTTTAATTTTTCTTTATCTAATTTTCCCGCTTTTTCAAGAAATTCCCTTCTGGCCTTTTCTTCATTACCCTTTGTGGATATATTACTAGGAATTGCGGGTGCATATTTTTTGGGGATTTTATTCTTTTTTTCCTCTGCTACTTGTTTTTTTTGGAGTTTCAATTTTTCCCGTTCTTTTTGAACTGCCAATAATTTTAATTTCCCCTTGCTTTTTAATTCTTGTTGCAAAGTCTTTTTTTTGGGTGGCATTCTTTATCTTTCTTTAGGTTTCCTTTTTCTTCCTTTTTATCTTTTTTGTTAAACAGATTATTTCTGTATTTATTGTTTTAAAAAAAGGATAATTTTTATAATTATTTTGTACAAAATAATTATTGATAAAAATAAAGAAAACCATTGGAAAGAAAAAAAGAAAAAAAGAAAAGAAAATAACAAATGTCATCAGGAGGATTATCATATCATGGTGTAATAGGTCATACTGCCAAGGCCACATTGCCATCGGTAAATTCATGGGGAACAAACCAGAATATATTAAAAGACCCACCAAAATCAATTCAAACATATAGAAGAGACCGTGTAGGACAAACAACTGAAATTACAAGGTTAATTGACGGAGCAGGGGATAGATCATGTGAATATATTCGAGTTTATCCATTGGGGCAAAATCCCATGGTGGGTGTATCATATCAAAATGCTGGCGGGGCATCAGGAACCGGAGTTAATGGAACTATAGCAGGAAAAGGACAACAGGCCACTCTCCCTTATAAAATTAGCGATAATTTCAGACCTCCATTGCTCCCTCAGGAATATACATTTCCTCTTTCTAGATTACCTAGACTCAATACCGAATACAAGACAAATCCCGCAAGTGTTGATTTTACTAAAAAATTGGCCTGTCCATTGGATAATTGTTCCGGGGGGGATACATACCGCCAAATCAAAAAGGATGTAATACACTCTGTCGCGAGACCAACGGTAAAATATAATATCGAGAGACCCATTGATCCACCTTTTGAGGTAAAAAATGTAATAAAAAATCCTATACAAATTACAGCTAGCAGCGGTATGAGAAATATCTATAAAAATGTAGATGTGGATTCAATCTCTCAAAATTATATTCAGGATATCGATAATTATTCTACCCATACAAATCCGGGAATGAATACTAACATTTCTATGGGAGAAATGATTGGAGATTTTGATACAAATAGATATATACAGGAAACCCCAAATATATACTATGCCACCCCAATTTGTGGGAATGAGGAAAATGCCAGGTTTTACGAAGACGGTGGAGAAATGCAATTAGATAGTAAATTACCTGGTTATAGTATGAGTACAAATATGGGGCAACAATTGGACTTTAATACCAAACCGGAATACGTTGCAGCTTTGGAGAGAAAAACTCCCATATCCGAAATGTATGCAAATTATTCTGGAAAAGGAGAGGAACAAATTTCTAGTAGGAAATATAACCTACCAGACAAGCCATCTTATGGAGGGTTTAATAATGCGGGATTTATTCCACAGGGAGCAAGGTTGGAAAAACACCGAGAAAGTCTAACATCACAAAAGGCCAATTTGTCTAAAAATGTCATGAACCAAATGTTGAATAGAAAATCTGTATTTGGAACCGTATAAAACAGAATTTCCCAATATTTTCTCTATTTTATAACAATATAAAATAATGAACAAAATTCCCTTGGAATTAGTAGATTTAATATATGACAAATTGCACATTGAATTTATAGTGGAAAACTATCGTGGTGATTGGGTGGATTATTCATCGCCAGCACATTGCCTTTTTTACGAGAAATTGATAAAAATGGAAAAATATTGGGAAAAACAAGGAATTTATAATTTGATATTCAAGGGAGACTTTATTGGGATAAAATATATAATAGAAAATTTTACTAAATATGGTGTAAAAGAGAATCTAAATCATTATATTCTAGAAGGATCTCGGTCAGTGAGAAATTCCCTAGAAATGGTGCAATATTTTGTGTCCATTGCAGACTCTTTAAAAGTTGATATTGTAGAGTCGTTATATATTGCAGCGATAATGGCTATAATAAACGACAATATTCAACTATTAAAATTTATAATCGATAGAGATAGAAAAAATACTGGATATTATCACTTTGGTATGTGTAATGCATATTTTCTATGCGAATTAGCCATAAATGGAAAAAATAGAAAATATACAAATAAAATGATATATATACTCACAGAACAAAGTCTGCCACATGATATATTTTCTCCGATAAGAGATCACAATGTATTTATAAGGAACATTTTTAATAATTTTGCATGTAATGTTGAATTGAGCAACTCTTTTGACATGCAATTTTATTGCTATTTTCTACAGGATGACCCACGTTATGATTCGAGTTAAAGATATAGTTTTTTATATGGGTACCCAAGAGAAAAAAATGAATAAAAAATAATAAAACAGAATTTTCTCCTAATTTCATTAGAAAATCATCCAAATAATGGCCACCATACAATCCTTTATAAATTTGGTATATAAAAAGTATAAAAAGACAAGGACCCATTTTATATATACTTGTCAGGATATAAATGACTTTGTCAATACTGACCCGGATCTAAGGGAATTTAACGAGAAATTGGAAAATGGGTACATTCTCAATGATCCCGGGATAAAAATAAATGTAAAAAGAATGAAAAATTTAAATAGAGATATTCACACATTTTTAACAGGATTAAATAAAATTGGGGAAAATCTAGAAAAATATCAGAAAAAAATGAAATATGGGGAAAACAGAGATATCTCTGTTTTCAACAATAATCAGAAAAAATCAAGCAAGAATAGAGAAAAAAACAGAGAATATCTCCGAGCTCAAAAAAAGTATAAAGAATATATTAAAATTCAAATGGAAAAATACAAGATACCGGAAAAGAGGGAAAATCGCGGGGGAGTTCCAAATCTCTATATTGACATGGAAAAAGTCAGGAAAAATAACATTATTGAAAGTACCGTTAAATTCCCTGTAGAATCTTATACATCACCAAGGCGTATAAAAACCCCTAAAAGTTCCCCATTAAGAAATGAAATTTCAGTAAAACAATATTTATCAAGGAGTCGTAGCAAGTCTTTTTGATGAGATTTTTTAATAAAATACTCTAAAAAATTAAACTATTTATATTTTTATAAATAAATGTATGTGGAAAAAAATGGTAAATACTATAAAGTTGGGAAATATAAAACCCCAATGATATACAATGGGAGAAAATATACAGTATATTATTTTAGGTCAAATGGAAAAACATTTACCTTTTCAAGGGGAGATTATAGGATATATAGAACAAAGCCTAAAATGAGAAAATCTCCAATTAGGAGATCTAAAAGGAGATCCATTAAAAAAATGTCCAGGAGGAAATCTACAAAAAGATCTAAACGACGATCCTCTAAAAGACGATTAATGAAAAGATCCCCTAAAAGGCGTTCCGTGAAATCCCCTAAACGGAGATCAGTAAAAAGACGTTCCATTAAAAGAAAATCCTGTCCCCAGGGTAAAGTAAAGAATCCTAATAGCGGACGTTGTGTCAAATATAGAGGTAGTACTATTAGAAATCTCAGTAAATCCTCTAAAAGACAAAGACAGGTTATTCCTCCCTTGAAAAAAGGTTCATTGGGAAAATATGGATATTCAGCGGAATCTTCAGTACAAACCAGACATGCAGCCTTAAAGAGAGCGATAAAGGGAATATCTAGAAACAGTGTAATTCGCAAATTAAATGCTGTGGCTGTATTACAAAAAAATAAAAACCCAGGAGTTAGCAAAATATTTAGGGCGGATCAACAATGGATATCTAAAAACTTTTAAATTTTCTCTTGTTTTATAATATTATAAAATAACCTTTTCTAACATGTTTTTATTTTAATTTGCCAATGAATCAATGATACGAACATATCTAGGAGAATCAACTATTGATTTTATGAACAGGTCAGTGGAAACACACCCATTTTCCATTAAAATCTTTAAAATGACCGGTGAAAATCCCGAAATTTTTAACACACCTTCTTCATTGGTTTCACAAGGGGAGTTTTGTACCTTTCCCGATAGATTCCAAAAAATGATTTGGGGAATCTTAAAACCGGCCTCGGAATATTTTTCTCTTATTTTAGCCAATGATACCCCCCTTCCAGACGCACAGTCAAATGCCATGTCAGAGAATATAAAAAGCCTAGTGGGTAAAAATTCCTGTGGGGTATTTAGCATTTTTGCGGTACTTAGCAAAAGATCAAAAACCCCTTGTAAATTTGTACTACCTCCCCATGCAGCCCTTGAAAGATTATATATTTTCTCTCTAATTGTAGAGAATTTGGTTAAATCCACAAATTCCGGCTTTTCTGAAAAGGTTATAATTTGTTGAGAAAAATCCCCTTGACAGCATTGACTAATGAGTATAGACATTGCGACTGACGCATGAATAGGCTGGAATGCAGGATCTTCTATACCTCCCATTGATCCACTTACATCACATATACAAATTGAATTTTCCAGTTTCCCTTTGCTCACCGTTTCTTTCACTATTTCCTCCCATTGTTTTTCTAGAATTATATCCTCTTCTTTTGCCTTGCAAATTGCCATTAGTATTTCGTGTGGATAAAGTGTATTACCGCATACCTTGACTTTTCCTTCTGACAAATCCTGCTTGTATTTTCTAAATCTTTCAGAGTCATGTTTTTCAAATGCCTTTTTCAGTTTAAACATGCATTTTGCCGGTACTTGGGGGTATTGGATTTCACCCCATTTTTTCTCGCACATTAATCTCTCTATAATGTTTAGGTATTTTCTAAGTGATGAAACCGTCTTTCTATACTCTTTTTTAGTGAAATTTGTATAATCACAAAAATTATTAACAAATCCGTATTTTCTATCAAGGTTGCATTTTTCTGTGGGAAGCCATTTACCCAATAGAGAAATTTTTTTTCTTGATTCCATGTCTGTAATATCAACTAACAATTGAGCATTGATAATTTGCATTAATTCTGGGCCATGTTTAATGATTCTTATCAAATCATCGAATCTCCCATAAAATGGAATGTGGTGTGCTATTTTATTGAAATTAGTGGGATCAAGACGCCTTAACTCTACAAACATTCTTTTTCCCGCTTTTCTTTCCCCTTTTCCCCCTCTACAATCTCTTACATAAAATGCCCCTATAAATGCATTAATTGGGTTTTCGGCATGGGCATTTGCTACCCATTTCTCTATATCGGATTTTTCTGATTTTCTCGATGCTTCGCAAATAATATTGTCCATTCTTTTTAATTATTTATTTTTTAATGGGATTGAATGATTTTCTCTAATAAATTAGAATTATTGTTGTAATACTTCTTGGCAGAATTTTTATATTAAACTTTTCCTTTAAATATTTTTATTTAATTTCAATGATTTTGAATAATCGATTCCAAGGCTTTGGAAAGGAGAGAGGTTTCTTTTTTATCTCTGGACAAAATGCCTTTTTTTTTCTAAATGTGAGTAGATATCATGGGATTCCATGAGGGAAAGAAACACAAAAACTGCCAGAAACATAAGGATCGCTGGGGGCACTTTTATTTTTGGTACATTTTCAACTAGATGCGGGTTTTTTTTGAAACCTAATCGGGGCCCTACAATAATCAGAATTATATTCAAATCATTATAGTCTCCTTTCGGGTTCGGGGTGAATCCTATTTGATACCCGTTTCACAACAATCTCTTGCAAGATTGTCATGGCGTAATACCCTTTCAGACTCGGGTGAATTCTAATCTATACCACTTCACTTTCCCATGAGGAGGTGGGGTACTTTTCGAATTCCGTCTCTTTATATAGTTTGTTTGCTGGATGCATCTATAATATTTATCAATCCTTTAAATAGTTTTCTAATTTAATTTATCTAATTTTTTCTCGATTTTGTCAATGATTTTCCCTGCTCGTCTTTCTCTTTGTTTTTCTAATTTCTTGCGCTTTTTTTCTTTTATAGCTGTTTTTCTTGTTTGTTTAGCTTTCCATTCCATAATTTCCTTTTCCTCTGTATTTTTCCCTTCTGGATATACAATGACCGGATTATCAGCTGATGAAAATAGGGGATTGCCATGTTTGATCCTATTTCTCCAACATCTTAGACAATCTCGACCACATCGTGTATAATTTTTGTCTGGCATTTTCTGGATAGTTTTCCAATTAATTTTCCGGATAGATTCCAATTAATTTCCCGATAGATTTTCCAGATAGATTTCCCAATTGAATTAATATTTAAATGATTTAAATATTGAATTAAATTCCCAATAAATAAAATGAGTGTCGTAAGGGGGAATTCAAGGGGTAATACCCTAAAAAGTGTAGATACGGCTGTCAAACATCTCTATATGAGAAGGGGTAAGAAAAAAGATGTTGATACAATTATATTTGATATTGATGGGACATTGGTAAGAGATGAAATGTCTTGTATCACCCCTATTGTGAGTCTATATAAAAAAGCAATAGCCCTGGGATATGAAATATATATAATTACAGCGAGATTATTTACAGCCGACAATTACACTTTTACAGTGGAAATGTTAAAAAAATGTGGAATAGTTGATTATTCAGGTATATTTATGAGACCGGGAGAAATGACCGATTTACACTATTACAAAGCTAGTAGGAGAGAGGCATTAGTAAAACGCGGATATAATATAATAATGAGTGTTGGAGACCAAGATTTCGATTTTGGTAAAAATAGTGGAGTTAATATCTGGGTGTATTAAATTTTATAGAATTTATAAAATTTGGGGATCTGTTAGGATTTTCCAAAATATTTTTTATATGCAGCACCACCTATTTTTATACATCTTCCTGATGGACTTATTACCGTTCCGGGAGGACATTCTTTACTGTTTCTTTTATTTGTTTTCCTATTGGCCCTTTTCGCCTTACTTTTCCTCATTGGGCTCTTTCTATTCCTTCTACTTTTCATGTTTTCTCTGCATTTTTTAGTGGGGACATCATATACCAGTCCCTGCTCTTTACATTCGGCCCTGATTTGCTTTATTGTTTTTTTCGGAGACCTTTTGGGGCTCTTTTTAGGGGATTTCCTATTTCTATTGACCCTCCTTGCTTTGCTTTTCCTGGCAGGGCTTTTCCTGACAGGGCTTTTCCTTTTGGATTTCTTTTTGTTTTCTCTACATTTTTTAGTAGGGACATCATACACTAATCCCTGTTCTTTACATTCGGCCCTGATTTGCTTTATTGTTTTCTTGGGGCTCTTTTTAGGCGATTTCCTTGATAACGGACTCTTTTTTGGTGTAGGTTTCTTGGGCGATTTTTTAGGGCTTTTCCTTGGAGATGGACTTTTCATGGGACTAGATTTCATTGGGGGTGAATCAGAATTATCCCAAAATTTTTCCTCTATATAATCATCATGAGAATATTGGTAAAATGATACTCTCCAATAAGGGGCTGTCGCATATTCTTTAATATTTAGATATGTCATAAAATCCATGAAAATTTTATATAAATTAAACGAGTCATATCCCTCTTCATATTGAACATATTCCTCAAACGCATGTACTCTACCATCGATATCTACTTCAACATCCAGTTCTAATTCATCGCCCAAATTTTCATCGGTACTCATTATTGTTATTCTAGAAGTAGGGACAGTTGCAGATTCATAGTCGAAATATAGGTCCTTGTAATCAAATGACTTTAGATATCCATAAAATTCATTGTTTTGATTCTTAAAATATGCGTCCCTTTTAAAATGCATTGCATTGGCTTTTATTCTATTTGTTGAATCCTCTGCCGTATTATCGTCATATGATGAAGGACTTGATTTTGGTGATTTTTTTGGGCTTTTCCCCGGAGACTTTTTAGGGGTTGGTTTCTTGGGTGAATCATATTCCGAGAAATCTCCTTGATTATAATATTCATTTTCGCTTATGGGACCACTTATATTATTATCCCAAAATTCTGTTTCTATATATTTATGTTTGAACGAATTATAACCAATTTTCCAATAGGGAGGCCCATCAAAGGATTTTATGTCAAAATAATTTAGATAATCATTGAAAATCTTGTACAAATCAAATGAATTATATTTTTGTGCATACAATTCAGTTGGATCATCAACAGAAACGTTTTGTTGATTTCCATAATTATATACCGTAATTTTAAGCAATAATTGATGTCCCAGATTTTTTGTGGATCTTATACTCATGAAAGATGTTCCGTATCCTTTACGATCAATAAATTCCAAATCCGACGGCTTTAAACCTTTCATGAAATCGTGAAATTTTTTCTCCTGTGTTTTACTATAATTATCTTGTTTAAAATAATAGGAATTATAGACTATTCTATCTCTTACATTTTGTTTATTATTTTTCTGTTGTTTTTTCATTTCGTCGTAAAATCCGGAATATCCTTGATTGTTCTGATTTCCCATATTCTTTTTAGGAGAATTATTTTTTTCCATACATTGCTCTTTGATTATCAGATCATTACAATTTGATAGGTTAGAGAAAATTTCCGTATATTTCTTGGGATCTTCGGGATGCTTGTCGGGGTGATTTTCAATCATTAATTTTCGCATTATCTTTTTAGCCTGGGTGTAATCACAATTTTTTGGGCAATCTATTCCATAGCTTTTTAGGTGGTTATAACATTTTGTACAGTCTTCGGGTTTGATCGGGATCCCTTGTTGATTCCCCATTTATTTTTTATTTAATTTTTATTTACTTTTCATAAATAAATATTGGTATAAAAAAATTACTGGAAAAAATGTCAGCCGGAAAAATAATCCTAACTGTGGTGATTATCATTATAATCATTGTTGTGATCCTGGCAGCGTTATTGTGGTTGAAAATGATGAAAGATGTCAAGGACATGAAAAAAGGCATTACAAATCTATTAAAGGCCTTTGGTAATCCCAATGCAGAGAAAATCGCTGATTGTTATATCGACGCAAGTGTAAAGAAATTGGGGTACATGCGTACAAAGGAAATTTATATGAGCAAAGTGATGCCAACAGCCGATGAAGCTGCAAAAATGATACAAATTAGCAAAGATTGTGGTTTGGGTGATTTTTCAGTTGTAAATGCTATGAGGGGATATTAAGGGGCGAAAGATCAAGGATAAAAAACTGGGGTAAAATATATTTTATATTGTTATAAAATATTCAATCATACCCATTTTTTTCCCCTAAAAATTACAAATAGAAATATACATATCGCTATAATCACCAAAATCAATATGGAAATCGATAATATGCTTGCTCCCTGATGAGTTTCCAGTTTATTGCTAGCCCCCACATCTTGGCCAGAATATCGCTCTTTAAAATCCTTGACAAATCCCTCCATTACAATTGGGTGTCCGGCCCCATTATATATATCCTGTCTAGTTTGTATATTGTTTGCTTTAACTACATCAGTCGCCGGTATTTCAACCGTGTCCATCCCTATAATTTCAACACAACCCTTTCTAGGGGGGTATGCATAAAAATAGGAATTTAGAGCAATTGTGTGATATTCCTTGTTTTTGAACTCGGGTAGCACACAATTTGGACCTAATACTAGACTATCAAAAACCCCCGAAATAACCTTGCCATCATATATACTGTCAGATTCGACTATATTTACAGCGATATTATAGCCCTGATTTTGTGCGAATTTTAATAGGGAAATATCGGGTTTAATATATATTAGAGGTAGTGGATTTTCAGAGTTTTGAGGTTGAATCTGGTCCCATCTGTATATGTTATATTTGGCCATATTTATTTTGATTCCTTTATTTTGATTCCTTTATTTTAATTCCTTTTTCTATGAATATTTCTGTAAATATTTCAAATGAAAAAATATCAATCTCCATTTGTTGGGACGCAACCCCTTTTATTAGCAATATCCAAAAACTGCCTTTTCCCATCTATATTTGCGTATTTTAGATTACATGGCAAAATCACAGAGCATGGATACTGGAAACAATAGTCTGTAAAGGACTTGTCTATCTGACATTTGGCAGCATAGCAAGAATTATTGACCTTTCTAAAACCTGCCTGTCTCTCCATTACAGTGGGGTTGGGATTATTGTATTTCCCTCTAAAGAATCTATTATAGGGGAAATTATCAACATCTGTAATCACATTACCCGCATTTGTAAGAGTAGCGTAATATGGAGAATTATAGTTGATTTTATTAATGATTTGTTTCCTTATATTTTCCACATTTTTATTATTGATTTGTTGAGAGTGCATTTTTTTATTCTGTCTTTCCCTTTATTAAAATTGAATATTTAAAAAGCAAATTAAACAATTAATTTGGAATTTTTATATCCTGTTTGAAAACCTAAAAAGTAAATATAAATGGTCGTAGATACATTGGCAAATAGATTGGTAGAAAAACTAAATAGTGAATTAATGGGTAAATTCATATCTGAAATATCAAATAAATATAATGTACCCCGCACAGAAGTGCAAAATGCATGGAAAGAGACGAATAGGTTTTCTCCCATTGGAGAAAAAATAGGAGAAAACAATGAGAAAAAAGAGAAACCCCCATTTACCCCAACCCCTATAACACTTAGAAATTACCAAGTAGGTTGTGTTGATCAAGTATTTAACCTTTGGAAAAAGGGATTGCCCGGAGTTATTTCCTCTGACCCGGGATCTGGAAAAACATACATGGGAACCGAACTAACTAAATTATGGGGGGCTGATAGAGTTTTTGTATTTGCCCCCAAATCATCTCTTTCCAAATGGAGAACTGTCCTTGGTTCCTATTATCCCTCGGAAAAAATGCATGTATCCACATATGATGCGTGGGCCAAATGCGGAACAAGGGAACAGATAAAGAAAAATCAGCCATATACCTATAAAGTAGAATCGTGGGTAAATGATATTAGAATTATTGATTTTTATCCAACACAGAGTTGGCTCAATTTAATTAGCACCGAAAAAGTGGTAATAATCCTTGATGAATTTCATCGATTACAAAAAAAGAGCCAAAGAACAATGGCCATGGCCGCAAATACTATATCCCTGGTTTCTCATGGGAAAAATAGTAGATTATTATCTCTCAGTTGGACCCCCTGTGATAAAATGGAGGATATCCCTACACATTTATATCTATTTGGCATGGTGAAAACCAATAAATTAGTATATTATGATCGATCCATTGAATTATATAATGTCGATGGTATAACAAATGTGGCAGGAATAGCAGAATCATTTGGACATGATTTATCGGCTAAAAGAAATGAGATTGAAAACATACAATACATGAATGGAAAATCCGTAATAAGAAAGGCCAATGAATTGGCGGGAAAAATATTCCTAAAATATATAAGACCAAATATAGTATTTAGTTGCAAACCGGATTTTGTGCTAAATCCTGCATTGAAACCGCAATATATCAATTATTTTTGCAAGGTTTCTAAACAAACAGAGGAAGAAATAATAAATATAATTGGTATGAAAAAAGGTGCTGAAAATCAAGAAATAATGGGACAATTTGCAGCCATTCCAGAAGGGGCAGGTGCTGCAATGGCCATCCTTACATTTATCCAGAAAAATCTGGAAAAAATAAAAATACCGTTATATGTGGATGTCGCAAAAGAATGGCTTGATTCTGATCCTACAAATAAAATAGCTATAATGGTCACATATTTAGCCACTATAGATTACGTGTATTCCAAGCTGGAAAAATATGGGGTATCAATAATAAAGGGGGATATAAAACCCAAGGATAGAGATATTAATATTGCCGCATTTCAAGAAGAAAATACAAAATGCAGGGTAATTGTATGTACTTTACCCACTGGTGGTGAAAGTATTGATTTGCACGATATTTCAGTTGGGGGAAAATATAGGAGAATGATCCTAATTCCCCCCACATTTTATTGTAAATCAATGGTACAGGCCGCGGGTAGGGTTTTTAGAGATGGCGTGACTTCGAATGCGGTGATAAAGGTATTATATACCACAAGTGGGTCGGTACCGTTTGATATTAGTAATGATGAATTAAATTTGGAAAAGAGATTTTATGACGGAGTAAGGAAAAAGACCAATACAATTAAAAGGTATCATGCAGAGGATCAAGACAGCCTTTTACCCTGTAATTATGAAATGGTGGTTTCAGAGAAAATATATGATGGTCTAGTGGGGTTGGAAAAAATAGAGGATTACAATAAAATTGTGGAACCCTCCCCATTAAACAGAAAAATGACAGAAAAAGAAAGAGAAGATTTCACCGTGAATTTAATGCTAAAATATTTGAGTGATACCGGAGTTAGAAAAGGTTTAATAGAATTGGAAGCAATGAAACCATATGAGGTAAAGTTTTAATGGAAAGGAAAGGAATAAAATGATGAAGTAATAAAAATTTATAATGATATAAATTTTGTTTTTTTCATGGAATTGACTTGCAATAAAATTTATTGGGAGCATACCAATAAGGATCTCCATAATCCTCTAAATGTTGTATGAAATTTCCATACTTGTCAGATTCTAGATATTCTCCACAGTTTTTGCATTTTTCGGGAATGGTTTTTATTATATCATTTACACGGGAAAATAGATCTGATAATCTGATATTCAGTTGCTCTATTAACTCCGGGCTAAAATGTGGTTCATACCTGTTTTTTAAAAATTTTTCTGTTGCGTTTATAGCATACTGTAATTTTTGAATATCAATATTTTCCGGGCAGTAAGAGTGCATTCTCTTTTTTTATTTTCTTTTTTTCCCTTTAATATATTTATATTATTATAAATTATTTATATTAATCCCAAGGGAAAATATCATTGTCAATCCCATTGTATGAAAATTCCTCGTCGGAATAGGATGATTCATCGTATAGGGAAAAATCAGAATCATATGCGTATTTTCCTTCTTGATAGTAATTGTGAGGGGTTTTCTCACAATTTCCTTTTTTGGGGATGGGGATTCCTTTTTCATTACCGGAATCATCATTAATTTCATCATTAGTATCTCCAAAAACAACCCCTTTGCGATCCCTTGGTATAAAGGATCGTATTAACCCTAATAATTCATTGGGGAGTGTAGCTATTTTATTTTTAGGGATACTCTTGGTCATAAAAGGGGTAAATGTAAAATTGGTATATTTTTCCAATTTTACAGGAGCACAATATGAAATTTTACCCATTTATTATTTTTTTGCAAGGATGTTTTTACCTATAAAATGAAATTAATTTCATTTTTATTTAACGGGAATCCCCATTAAAAAATCACACGAGAAAGAATATCAAAAATAGTAAAAGAATACTAAAAGAATACAAAATACTGAAAATGGACGGTCTATCAATTAAAAATATTTATTGGGAAAAGGTATGGAAAATACCAGGTGTAGGTTGGACTATACGCGGATACTCTAGATCTGCATATAGAACAGGGTTTTATATTCCCGACCTAGATTTAATGCTGGATGCTGGACCTCAAAATTTTAATAAACCACGGTACATTTTAATCACCCACACCCATATAGACCATGTAGCCTGTTTGCCCTTGACAATGATAGGGGATATTCACGGGGAACATGTATTCGAAATCTATGGTCCTGAACAATCTGAAAAATTTATACATGATTATATATCTTCAATGTTTTCCCTTAATGCCGTAGAACAAATGACTGAATGTAGAAAATGGTACAATTATCATGGGTTGATATCCCATAATTTTTTTGAACAATTTTTCGCTATAAATTGTAAAGGAAATACCCTGGAAATACAGGTGATTAAATGTGATCATGGTGTCCCTACAATTGGCTATGGAATTTCAGAAAGGAAAAATAAATTGAAAAGGGAATATCTATCTCTTTCGGGCAAGGAAATTGTTGAATTGAAAAAACAGGGTATCTCACTTACAGAAATTATAACCGTAAAAAGACTAGCCTATATATGTGATACAAGCGTCAATGTTTTTAGCATGAATGAAAATATATTTAATTATCCTGTCATTTTCATTGAATGTACCTTTTTTTCACCTGATGAATTGGAAAATGCTGAAAGAACAAAGCATATTCATTGGGATCAGTTAAAAGAGCATGTAATTAGTCATTCCGATAATACATTTGTTCTATTTCATTTTAGCCAAAGATATCGTGATCATGAGATTAAAACTTTTTTCGAAAATGAATGTGAAAAATTGGGGATATCAAATATTCATTGTTGGACTGGTATAAAAGAATATAAAAGAATATAAAAGAATATATAAAATTGAAAAAGTTTAAAGAAAATACCTACATAAATATCAACGTAAAATGGCTTTGCAAAATGTGATACGAGCTCTCGCAACAGATGGGACAATTGATCCAATTTCATCAATAGATTTTCGTACAGATAAAAAATGTGTAAAATCACTAGACTTGGCCATCAACTCAAATGTAAATATCATGGCCGATATTGGTGGTATTTTAGAAAAGGTCATCACTCGAGGCTATATTCGTAGCCTAAAATTATTAGCCTCTTGGGGTTTGCGAAAATATACTGATAAAAATAAATATGAGACCGATATCAATCACGCATTTAAAATTGCTGCAGAACACAATGATCATAATTTACTCTTGATTTTCTATAACGGTTTCAAAAATGGAATTCATCATCATGGTTTAAATGAAGCATTTTTATCCGCATGTAAAAATGGCAACTTTAAATCGGTCAGATTTCTACATATTCAAGGTGCTGATATTTTATACAGAAATCACGAAGCTATAAAATTAGCATCATATCATAATCATTTAGATGTGGTCAAATATTTGCATGTGCGTGGTGGGAATATTTTTGTAGATAATAATACCCCTATAAATTATGCAAAAATCAATGGTTATAAAAAAATGATAAAATATTTTTCCAAGCATGAATTTACAGTGTAATTAAATTGAAAAATATAAATAACAATTTAATGAAATAAATCTTTATAAAAATATAAAGAAAAAAGGAAAATGTCCCTAAAATTTAGTGCAGATGAAAAATTACTATATTGTATATCGGAATTCATGAGGGAGGAAAAAAATGACATTTCCTCTTGTATGAAAAAGGACTATGATTATTTACTATCAAATTACTGTTCATCATTATCTATTTTTCATGCATCAGGAGATATTGAATATTATTGGTGTATTAAACGATTTAATGATATTATTAGAAATTATCGTCAGGAATGATCGCAAAGAATGATTGCAGGGAATAAATAACTACTTTTTCATCTCAAATTTATAGTAAATTACAGTGTCATTTGTTCCATCGGGATTTTCCTCATTAGATTTATATAAAATTTTTTCCACTGTTTGTTTAGCATGATTTTGTATTATTTCAAACAATTTATTTTTATCAATAAATGTGTCGCAAGAATAGTCAATGTTTATGCATGTTATATGAATACTATTAATATCTATCCTTTTCAATAAAATTTCCCTAAAAAAATAATTGTATATTTCGGCCCCACCAGCAATAAAAATAGGGGGTGGAATATTCTTTATATTTGTCTCTTTGATTACTATACAATTATTTTTCCCTATTCTTTTTTCTCCATTGTCAAGTGTATTTGATAATACATATATTTTTCTATTTTTTAATAGGGGTAATGTTTCCACTGTTTTTCTCCCCATTATTATATTAGAATTTAACGTCAGGGTTTTAAAGAGTTTTAGATCATCGGGATAATACCAAGGAATTTTTCCATTTTTCCCTATACCATATTTTTTATCAATTGCCAGGATAATGTCCATTATAGAGTTTCTTATTTCTTTTGCATCTATTTATTTAAAAAAGTTTATCATGAAATAAAAAGGAAATGAAATTGCATGTATTTTTGGACCTGGATAATACCTTGATATGCAGTGAGCCATTAGATGATTTTGATATTGAAAAAAATAAGGAGAAAATAGAGTCATTAAAATTCTATAATATTGATGATTATTATATCACATTTGAAAGACCTCATTTACAGGAGTTTTTAGATGATTTATTTAAAAAGTGTTTGGTATCGGTATTTACAGCCGCGTCAAAGGACTATGCTTTGACCATTATAAGAAATAGTATATTACGTAGCTCTGAGGAGGATGGGGAGGAAAATCATGGAAAAAGAAAACTGGAATATATACTATTTGATTACCATTGTTCATGGTCAAAATATAAAAAAAATGGGGATTGTAAATCATTGGAACTTTTATGGGATGATATTAATTTACCTGGGGTAAATAAGGAAAATACCATTATTATTGATGACCTACCAGAAGTATCGGAAATCCAGCCAGAAAATAGTATTAGAGTAAAACCCTTTGAAATCATTGAACAAGGTGCCGAGAATGATAATGAGCTAATGATTGTCAAGGAAAAGGTACAAAATTTTATTGATAAATTGGAATAGGAAAAATAATAAAATAAAAATATAGAATTTATACCATTATAAATTCCCTTTAATCTAAGATGTTTTTCCCTTTTTTTTAAAAAATACTGAATCGCGTTCCAACGATTCAAATCAAAATATGCCGAAATGGAAAAAGGAAATAAATTTTTAAAAATTTAGGAGGTAAAAAGTTTTTTTCAAAAAAATAAATTTGAACCTCTTTTTCAAATTTATTTCCCTATTTTTTTGAATTAAAGCCATTTTTCCATTTTTTCTCGTAACCAGAGAAAATCAAAATCGAGTTAAAAAATATCCCCATTTTAAAGCCAAGATCCAAATCGGATTCATTTTATAATGATTATAAAATAAAATTTTCACAGGTCCGTTTTGTTGCTAAAAAAATCCCCAATATTAATGACCACACCATTATCGCGTAAAATCAATAGGAAATTTGCAAACATTATAGCACAGTATAAAAATATGGTTCCAAGGACCAATATTTTAGATGCATTATTTTCTCCCATTATAGAGGAAGATTGCTCATCATCGGAATTTTCCTCTTTATCCCTCTTATTTACGGTATCCCCATTTTCATCCTCATCATATTCCGAATCAGTGTCAGACTCTTTTTTTAGGTCAGAATCAGTATCCGAGTCAGTAAATTCCGTTTCTGTTTCCTTTTTAGATATAATATTATCCTCTGTCAAGATATCCATTTTATTATTTCAGTTTTTCCTCTGACCTTTTTATATTTTTATTTATAATGGAACCTTTTAAATAAAGGAAAAGGGGAAATAAAATATATAAAAATAAACAAGATATAAAACCATTTGAAATATGGACTATTCTACCCCAAACGGTTATACACAACAGGATTGGATAAATGCTGGAATATATGCAAAATTCAAACTAAACAAGGTAAAGAGTGAAAACGAGGAATTTAAAGCCGCTTTCCCCGGTACAGGGTGGGTAGTAAATAAAGACTTGCAATCTATAAACTGTCCTGCCTCATTGGTGGATTGCCCCAATGTATTTGGTAGATGTAAATTCATGACAAAACAGGCTTGTTTAGAACAGTCGGGAGATTTCAAAGAGCAGGGGCAAGGAAAAAAACCATATTTAGAATGGAGAGAACCCGGTACAGAACAAGGGGGGTCAGAGGGAAAATGTGTATTTGGCAATTTTGCCCTTAGAAATTGGTGTGAAAATCCTCCAAGTAGAAGGGCCGGTCAAAAAGTTAGGGGGGTAACAGATGTTCCCCCTTTTAAATATGATCAAGAACAAGGACAATGTCTGATGACCAAAGATTACTGTAAATATATGGGGGTAGATTTCAAAGATGGTGTTCCCCCCGATTGTAAGGTATCAGAGGCTCAAAAATGGTTGGAGAAATTCACGGGAAAAACACTATTCAGAGGAATTAAAAGGGGATTATTCACCAAATTTATAGAGGATATAGCAATTACAGGGATTGAAGGACCTTTTGGATACTATGAATTATACAAGGGTATTTCATCAGGAAAATTCAGGGATGATTTGGGGTTGGGGCCTTTACCTGATCCCTCTGATTCGAATACAAAAAATGGGGATGTAAAGGAAAATTTTGAAATGAAAAAAACAGTGGATGAAACTATATTATCTGACATACAGAGGGAAATAACTAAAAATATAACTAAAAATAAGGGAAACACTCAAAACATTACAAAAGACCCTCCCATTGTGAGCGGAATCATTGATGATTTGTATATTTCAGAGAAAAAATTGTTAATCAATAATTTTGCTGGAAATGGTATAAATTTATACCAATTATACTGGAAACCGGGAATAAATGGTCCATCAATGGGATTTATAGCATCGGAAATAATTCAAGTATTCCCGCAATTAATTAGAAAAATAAAGGGAACAGACCACATTATTATTTTACCAGAACTGACAAAAGAAAATAATAGTATAAGGAGAATGTATTATTGTTATCTAAATAATGAGTGGTTTTCAGGATTTATAGGGAATGGCATGTTATTGGATATTTTAATGAGAAAAAATAACAATGAGAAAATTAGCTCCACGGGGAATAAGGACTAATCCATTTATGTATATGACCTTTTTTCTCTATTAATTTTTTCACAGTGACAAAATCATCCGAACAATAAACACAACCATTTCGACCATGAAACCAAAAAGCTCTAGTGTCATTTATAGCTATATTTTCCGGGGTTATATTTTTTTCGTTAGAAAAACTATCTATACACAATCTCTTGGCGAAATCTGGATATAAATATAATAAACTATTACAATGATCCGGACACTGACAAACGACTGTACCAGAGCATACCAAACATCCAAACCTATTTTTGTTGTGTAAAGTTGCATACCAAGCATGTGGATGTCTTGATATACGACAAATTTTATTACATTGCCACCATATTTTACGACTTGAATCAGGTCTGACTACAGTTTCCATTGTACGTCCATTGAGTGTAGGATGAAACATTTTTATATGAATTTATATGAGAATTGAGTTTTTAAATAAAGGAATAAATGGAATCATGTGCGGATTCCAATGAAATTTATATATTGGGGAATGAACCACAACCAAGGGTATCAAAATGTATAAAAAATGCAAATGGTGATTATCTGTGTAATCAGAGCGGAAATGGAGGTGATTCCTCTGGAGATTCCGTAGGTGATAATGGGTTCTGGAAATTAAAGAGAAATGAAACAGGATGTAAATGGTATAGGTGCAAAACTCCGTTTATCAAGGATGTAAATGGTAATATAGATTATTCCGATTACTCTGATTGTGTAGTCACTAATTATCCGTATTATCTATCAAAGGATTCCAAGGGTTCTTGTCAAGTAAAAACCCTTGACGGAAAAATTGCTGAAAATTCCTGTCAAGATGATAATTGTTGTACAGATGGGGCAAGATGTAGTAGTTTTGACTGTATAGAGTTTAAAACTAATGATAGATTTCTCGTGGGGAATGAATACAATTATAAATGCAATGGCGTATCATGTGAAAGAGTAGCAAATGGTAGGGGGGATTATACAAATCCATTTTGTGACTATCAATGTGCCAGAAATTACTATACAAAAAATTATACTTGTGTGAAATCCCCCGACGGTTCAGGGAATATATGCAAACAAGTATCTGACCCTGAAAATTATCCAGTGGATAAATTATATGATAATGCCCTTTGTGATGGTCATTGCGCTTCCGATGATGATATTTCATACAATTGTGTAGGATCAGGGAATACCGCAAAATGTGAGAAAATAACAGGGAAATCAGGACAATATCAGACCTTTTATGATTGCTATCAAATATGTGGGAAAAAAGACACGGGTGTTATTCAAACGGTAAAAGAAAGCAAATACACTGTTCCAATTATAATTGGGCTTAATTTTGTATTAGTATTTCTAATATTATTTTTTATGGGTAAATTTATAAGAAAAGATAAATAAAATAGGATTGAAAATAAAGAAAAACGGCAAATGTCCTGTAAAAATAACCCAGAGGGGGATACTGTGCATGCTATAGATAATTTGGGTATTTCCATTCCTTGTAAAAATAGAGGCGATGGACAGTATATATGTGAAAATATATTATATGGAAAATTACCAGTGTATGATTCATTGCTTTGCGGATTCAAATTATGTGATATAGATGTATCCACGGGAAATCCTATAGGGGATGTGAAAGACTATAAAACTATAATATCCCCCTATTATATTGATGGTACAAATTGTGAGCTAGTGAATTCAGGTAAAAATGATGGATTGGGGAGATTAGATTGTTGTTCCCCTGGGTTTTCAGTCTGTTCAATGAATGGACAAAGTATAGATAATAGGTATAGATTATCGCCAAATATCACTGGGGGAAATTCCAAAGGACAAAACCGCTTTACTTGTAGTGGTCAAGGCTGTATTACGATACCTAGTGATTATGATGAAAAAAATCCAGATGAAATGAAAAAGAGATTTCCAGATATTTTTCAATATATTTCAGATACAAATAATAAATATGGTATAGGGATTTTTTATGGGAACAAGTGTAATTGTGTCAAGAATAATACAGACTGTAAAAACAACGGAAACTGTGAGCCTGTTATAGGGTGTGGAATTTGTGGAACAAATCCAGGGAATTATAGTTGTGTATATTCTATAGATCCAAATAACCCAGATAATAGGGGGACACCATCATGCAAGGAAACACCGGGTCAAGGGGTATTCAATAGCATGCAGGAATGTATTGATAATTGTAGCAATTCCAAAAGGTATAGCTGTATAAATGGAAATTGTGTGGAACGGAGTGATGGAGATTATTTTTCCTTAATCTCCTGTCAAGGTATATGTGGGAAAAGCAGGGGTGGTTTCTCTAGGAATTTAAATATATTTCTAATCATTAGTATAGTTGTGATGATTTTTATCTTGTTTCTGATATTATTAGTGATTATAAATCGGGTGAAAATAAATAGGGAAAATGTGTAATCTTTATAGGTTTTATAAAGATTTATTGGGTTATTTTTATATAATTATCTCAATTTTTGTCTTCTTTAATCAAATATGAAAATATCTCGTATGTTTTCTCATCCAACATGGGTTTTAATTCTTTTAAACATTGACCCCATGATTTATTTTGATTATTTTCGACTTTGAAATATTCCGATACTTTGATATTATTAAAAAGTATTTGATAAAGTCCAAGTGAAATTTCTTCATCCAATCTATCCTGGTATTTGACTTTCACCTTTCTCACAGTGTATTTTATTAAATCCATGTTCATGGAACAAATGGAAAAATATACACCTGTATTACAGTCGTATTTTTTATTTCCACGTGTAAGGACATAGGCAATGTCCCTATTACATTTTGGCTTTCCCGGATTGTATTCCAATGCCAAATATTTTGTAAGCAAGAGATCACCATTTTTACAAGCGGACATGACTGCCTCATATTTTGTATTTTGTAATACGCTGATCATTATCCTTGGGTCACCGCTTGTTTCCTTTATCTTTTCCACCAAATATTTGACCACTTCCAATTGGGAAAATTCAGAATAAAGCGTGGTAGTGGAGCTAAGGCAAGAATATTGTTTATATTTCAGGATTTCATGTATCTTGAAATTATCCAAGCCCAATTCCTGACATTTATCCATCATCAATTTCACCATGACCAAATGTCTATAATAACAGGCTGTCCTTAATGCTTTACCATTCTTGTTTAAAAATATAGGCAAAAGAACATTGCTGTCATTATCATTGAAAATTTTACGAATATTCTCTTGGTCTCCATTTTTGCAATATTTTATTAATTTTGCGTAAATATCATACATTTTGGCTTGTTATTTTTTACTGGTGTTTTATCATTGTTTTTTATAGAAATATTCAGTTTTATAGGGTTATAAAATGAAATGTTTATTAGGGTATTTTATTTGTTCTCATAAAACATGCTTGCGAAAGGTAAAGGAATATCTGGTATCTTTTACCCTACTTTCTACCGGTATTTCATGGGTAAATTCTTTTTGAAATTCTCCGCCCATTTGTATTAAAATCCCTGACTCAGTGAGTATATCTTTTTCTATCATTTTCGTGTGCTTTTCCCTTATTCTAAATTTTCTCACTGCCCCATATGATAATGAAACAACCCCCGCTTTTGGATCCAATTCTTTTTCATTATCCGAGTGTTTCCCTATATAGTCTCCCCCACCAGTATATCTATTTACCAGAATACCATTAAAATCACTGGAAAATATTCTATTGATCTCGGTAAGTAATTCCCTCAAATTTTCAGTTAATGGAATGCTTTTTGCAATCTGTCCTGAATATTTATATCCAACAGAATTATCAGAGAAAAACCCCACTGATCTATTTTGACAGCATAATTTTCCATATACAGTTATTTTTGGTTTTTCTACCAAATTTACAGAGACATCTACTACACATTTTTGAACCAATGTGATATCCTTGAAAAATCCGGTCGCAAGAAAAGATTTTTCAGTGAGTATAATAGTAGTCATTTCTGTGGATTTGATATAGGTGTCCATTTTAAGTATTGTTTTCCGAGTGTTTATTGCATATTCAATTTTACATGTTATGCTGCTGTGGCTGCATCACTGGCGTCCTCATCAAGATCCCAATCATCAAATACAATTTCTAGATCATGCAAGTTTGTATTGGGGGCATCAAAATCATCGGGATAATCCACACTATCAGTATCCGAGCTATCGGAATCATCATCCTCATTTATATCACCATCTCTATGATATTCGACATTGGATGACCGTCTAAAAGTTGCCCAGAGCCTATGCAATTGGTTCAACAATCTAGCGGGGGATATACTTGGATCATTTCTCATGATCTCTCGCCTCTTTTGGTTGCAAAAGAAAGAGTATAAGGACCCATGGGATCTATCAGGACCATGTGATAACGACATGTTTATCTTTGTTATCTCTCATGAAAGCACTCGTGATTATTCGTTTTTATGTTCATTGTATGGCTTTACTGTTATTTCGACACATGACTTTAGTTTGTTGTCTCACGACTTGATCTCCGGATACAGTCTGTCCATATGTCTCCAACCACCACGTACCAGGCCGGGTAAAATTGAATTCTGGGGTAACAACAGAGTAAAAGACACCATAGATCTACATCTATATCAATCTGTATAATCCCGTTCCAATCTATTGTAAAATGGCTCTTAATAACATGATTTCCGAAATGATCAATACTCAAATGGAAAGCTTTTTTTCCAAGCTCAATGAAAAGTATGACATTGAAATCCCTGAAATGAGGGAAATCTGGGGTGGTCTATCAGCCCCTGAAATACCCGATGGTTCCACAGGGGTCGTGAAACCCGTTGGAAAGGCAAAAAAAGCTGCAAAGCCCAAGGACCCCAATGCCCCTAAAAGACCTAGAAATGCTTTCATGATCTTTGCCGCGGATAAACGCCCAGAAATAAGGGAGGCGGAACCTGAACTCAAATTCACCGATGTGGGAAGGCGATTAGGAGAATTGTGGGCCGTTGAGAAAAACAGCAAAAGTGAAGAATTTATAAAATATACAAGAATGGCAGAAGAGGAAAAGAAAAATGGGAGACCAGGAATAGTCGAAACGGAAAAGCCTGTGAAAAAGGCCCCGGTGAAAAAGGTTGAAAAAAGTAGTGAAGAATCTGAAGGTCCATCAAGTGATTCCGAGGTGGAAAAAGTTCCACCGGTAAAAAAAGGGGGGTGTAAAATGGCCGCTGCAAAAGCGGCGGGAAAAGGAACCAAAGAGACCGAAAAGGGAATGGAAAAGTGTAGTACAATTTTACAATCTGGGGCTAACAAGGGAACCGAATGCGGAAAACCGGTAAAGGAAAATGGTATGTGTGGTAGGCACGCGGAAATGGAAAAGAAAAAGGGGGCTGATAAAAAACCAGAGGAGAAAACAGAAAAGGAAAGCCCTGCAAAACCAAAAAAGGCACCAGTCAAAAAGGTAGAAGAAGACATATTAAAAGGTGCATTGAAAAATGATATAGAATTCCTGGATGAAAAACTTACTGAATTAGACGAAAAGAAAATTGAAGCTATTTTCATTCAAAACTTGGACCCCGCAAAAAAATTCAACTATTATACCATTACCCCCATTTCCGATGAAACATACATGCTCCAAGAAGATTTTGGTAGGGAAATTGAATTAGAGGAGGGTTGCGAAAACGATAAAGAAGAAATTCTCAAGAACCTGACCAATGTGGATGATTTCTATGTGATTAGTAAGGGGTGTGATGCAAAGAAAATTCTAAAGGGTTTGAACGGGGGAAAGTAAGGATAGATTTTAGTAAAAACATTAATGTAAATATTCATGTGTAAATAGGTAGTAAAATGTATTAATTTTTCAATATAATTTAAATAAATATTTTTTCATATACACTCACAAATAAAATTGAATTTAAACACGTACAATGTAAAAAAAAGATAAGAGATAAAAGAATAGAAAAAATGGACCCCACAACATTATATGTCCTATATTCTCATGGAAATAATGAGGCACATGGAATATATACCACATTAGAACAAGCAGTAGAAAACATGCCAAATGATTGGGAAAATGATTGCTGTTGGATACATGCTACAACCCCAAATAAAAACTACGATTTTTTACAGGAGCAAAAAACCCTTGTCAAGGATAGTTATGATGATTTAAAGAAAGAATTGGTCGAAAAGAAAAGGGCTATCTTTATGTGTCCTTCTTTTTTAGAGGAAAATGGATTTTCAAACAATGTAAAAAT